TAGCTACTTTCTTTAGCATTTCGAATCTCTCTTTCTTAGTCATTGTGTCTTTTGTTCTTTCCATTTTAAATCACCTCTTACCCTTTCTTTCATATTTAATATGGATTTTATATAAACGCACCCTTTTGCGTTATACCTGTAATAAGGAGTAGTTTTTATTCACAATTCCTTTTGAATGGAGAATTATTTGGTAAACTACAACCGTTCATCCTAACAACCATTTTTATTTAAACTTTTTATTCTTTTTTTCTTTTCTTTACATATATATTATATAATAATTTTTTAATTTTTTCAAGTTATTTTCAAGTTTTGGATTTTTCTCTTATGGCTTCGACTCAAGGTCTACCAGCCAAAACTTTTTTATTTCTTTTCTTATTTACATATATATTATATAATAATTTTTTAAAATTATCAAGTATGATTTTTGAGGCTCAGGACAATCTTTTTATCCTCATTCTGCCGAAGCACCCTGATTAAATCATAATTATATGCTACCCCGCAATGCTACTAAGTAGCTTATATGCGAGATTGTAGCCTAATTTTTGATATAAAGGACTTTTCAACCTTAATACGATTTTAATGTTTACCCTGATTTACACAGCCGCACTGTATTATTTATTATATCATATATACATAAGAAAGAGTATAGCCTCTGGTTCTCAACGGTTTTATCCAGACATATGTGGGCAACTATACCAATATACAGGCTTACCATACGGTAATTACGTTACGAATGTTATTACTAACACCGCCACCTCATATTGTTTACTCTCTAGGACTTTCAACCTCTCTGATAGCGCTACTTTCTTTTACTGCTGGCTTCCACAGCTATCTCCGTATTTTCTCAATTTCTTTTCCTTTCTTATATATATATTATATAATAAATTTTTTAAAAAATCAATTTAGTTTTCCTTGCACACCCAAACTCATCTCTACGGTGCGCTGCCCGCCCTTTACACCTATCACGGCGAGGTTTCCTTGGTGGTCCTTATAACCAAAAGGATTAAATAGTTTGCTTTTTAAGTCTATCGCTTTTTGAAGAGAAGGGGACTTGCTAGTAGCCCAGCTATCCGAAACTCTATAACAAGTGGACTTATTGCCGACTTTTGATAATGGAGAGTCTGATTAAGCATTACCCTGTTCACTCAGTGGGTTTCTAACTCCAGTTATAACAAGTGTTTTTTGTATTCACGATGACTTAATGCTATTGGCTCCCGTCAGAGCTTCTCGCCACCGGCTATGCCGTGCTTACTATCTCGCATTTCATTAAGTTATAAGCAGTGTTCGCATCACTGGTTCTTTTTTAATTTCTTTTTTTATTTATATATATATTATATAATAAATTTTTGAAATTATCAATTATTCTTCTTCATCTTCAGTATCTTCTTTTTTGCTTGAGCTTAAAAAAGTTACCTTTTCTCCACGAATAATAATTCCATTATCAGTAGACTCAATTCTACCTTTCACTCCAATGACAGCGCCTTTGTTGCAATATTCTTTAGTATTTTCTTGAACAATCCCATCAAGAACAACTTCGACATAGTCGTTATCATATTCACCTGTTTCCTTGTTCTTATAACTTCTAGGAATTGTTAGAACTAAAGTGCTATCATCTTTTCATTGTTTTAATCTACCAACCAAGATGCATTGATTTAACATTTTAATTCTCCTTTTCTTTTACAATTATATTATATAATAATTTTTATAAAAAATCAATAGCAAATCAATAAAACTAGAGAGATTTTTCTTCGTCTTGATATAATACTTCTTGGTCTTTCTTTTGTTGTTTTTCTTCTTCTTTTCTTTCTTCCCTTTTTTTCTTTTCTTCTTCTTCTTGAAGACGCCTTTGTTGGTCTAATAAAAGAAAAATAGCTGCTGGACTAAACATATATCCTCCTTTTAGATATGGTTTGCGGAAACTCGATTACTCGGACTTCCACCGAGGACTCCCTGTGAATAGGTATTTTAAAACTAAACTATAATTCAAGTCCCGCGCCCCTTATTCTGTCTGTTGGTGAGTTGTTCCTATATCACGCATACTTCTTTATACAGCCTCGCCATCGCGATTAGTAGACTCATACGGAGGCATACACCACCCGCCGCATAACACGATAAGTTTACTATTAGGCTCACCTATTAAGATACAACCATATGTTGTATTCTAATAGGAAAGTCTAATAAAAGAACACTGCCGTTTAGTCCATTACTGAGTATTACCACCATTGCTATCCTCTCGCCCCCAGCAGGCGCTGTTAAACTTTCTAAATCAATTGGATTGCGAATATCCAATCTCGCCACGGTTCGCACAACCCCGTCGTTTATAAGCGTTCTTTGACAGGGTTCTTATGACCGGCAATCTTTTTAACTTTCTTTTTTTTATTTACATATATATTATATAATAATTTTTTTAAATTATCAATTAAAGTTTCATTACTCTATCAAGAGTTAGAACATTTGTAAAACTAATGCCAAAAGTGTTCCAACTTGAATAATTATTATAACTAATTTCTTTATAAAGATATATATAATCATCAAGAATAGATTCATCTATTTGAACTGGAATTCCATACCAAGTACTAAGCGGAATAGAAGTAACATTTACATTAAAACTTTCTATAAGTTTTTGCTTAGTGACGGTACTCATTGCAAGTTTATAATTTGATGAATAACTAATTATTCCTAACATATCTCTAATTGCATCTATCCCAACAACAGAAGGACTTGGTTGAAGTAGATTTTGTCCTACTGTTGATATATCAGAGTCTGTTACTCTCAATTCATTTGTTGTATTGACAGTTTCTTGAGGATGAGCCGTAGATTCTTCCTCGTCCTCTTCCTCGTCTTCATCTGAATGATGTAATTTATATAATGGACATCCTTCACAATGGCTTCCACAACTAACTATTCTACTTTCATCAGCATCAAAACATCCCTCTGCTTCTGCTTCATATGTATCTTCGCAATATTCATTTTCATCTAATTCACATACTGCATTATCTCTACGCCATGCTGAACAATATTCGCAGTCTTGGTCGTCACAATAGTCATCAATTCTATCACACCAATAGCGCTCTACCATATTTTCATATGTGTATCCGTCTCCATTATATTCTAATCCATCGTCACCATCATCAGTTCCTGGAACTGTGCATCCACATCCACAAGGACATGTAATATCTCTATCATATGCTCTAATACTTTGAGATTTTTGTCCCTTTAATGTCCACATATATGACTCGCTAAATTCTCCATAACCATATGGATTTTCTCTCTCACAATAGGCATCATCAGTTTTAGCCCATATATTTTCTACATCTGGGAACATTGCTTTAGCAACAAATGTTTCAACAACATTTCTATATTTCTTTTCTAGGTCTTGGCTATAATTAGACTTACCCGGATAGATTGCGTTAAAGTGAATAGTAGCAAAATTATCACTTATACAAATCCATTCACGCATTCTATAATAGCGGATTTCCTTCATATCAAAATTTCCATATAGGTTATATTTACCCTTATTATTCCATACATAAGTTATTAAAGAGCTAGAATCTAATACTGCGGCTAAGCAACCATCAGCATGTGAATCACTCATTAATTCAAGTCTATAACAAGAAGTCCATTTATATGGATTTTCACTAGCCATCATCATATCAACAGGGTCAATAGAAATAGTGAATGTAGCATTAATTTCTTCATTTTCATATATACGCCCTATTTTAGTAACTAGGTCATCTGGTGCTTTTAATTGTCTTTTAAAAAATGTAGTAATAGACATATCAGATAATACTCTTCTAACTGGACCGTCTTTAATTATCTCCTCTAAATATTCCATTATCTTATCGCGCCAATCCCATTTACTAGCATCTATTTTATTAGTCTTAAAATTAGACATTTCATATATCCAAGGCGCATATGCTGGATAATCTGGGATTAATTCTCTCATCTCTTGCCAAGTATCTTTTGTTTCATCTTCATAAATAAAAGGTATATCTACACGAGTTTTATTTCCAAGCATTTTAAAGAAACGAAACTTGTTAATAGCCCAATGTGTTAAATATTCTTCTATTACTTGGTCAGGAACTCTATCTACTTGCATATTAGATAGTTGCGCAATAGTTTTTGTAAACTCTGCTATTTTAATTTGATTTATCATAGGTTCATATTCTTTACCTAATTTATCTACTAAAGTTTGAATTCTTAACATAATAATCACTTCCCTTTCCAATTATTTCTGTTTAGATACTGGATAAAAATTTAACCATCTAACTATTTTTACTTCTTTATTATTAACAATTGCTCTTGGTAATAAAAACTTACTCCAATGCCCATTTGCATGTTTTTCCTTTAATATTAACATTATTTTTTTCATATTTATCAATCCCTTCCTTTATTTATTACATATATATTATATCATTTATTTTATTAAAAATCAAAAAAGAGGCTTTAATCGCCCCAATAATTATGATACTCGGGAGTCCACTCAATATCATGCATCCAACTCTCACAACCAATAACACCTGCAAATGTATTATACCCAGTTCTAAAACTGTTTACTATTTTATCTAATTCTGCTTGTGTTTCAGGAATGCGTGGAACTACAAGCCCACCTGCAAATCCATTATCTATATCTATAAGAATTAAATCATTTGGTTTAAGTAAATCTAATATATTATCAGCTTTTTCAACTATGTTGTCAATAACCATTTCATCAGGCTCATCCCCGTAATGATTATATGTTGTAAGAAAAACTATGGGTTCTTCCTCTGGGTCGCTAAGTGTTCCGTCTGTATATGCAGTAAAGTCATACGCAGTTTCAAATGATTTAATTTGACCTATATGCCCCCATTTATCTCTTACAAAATCTCCAATTTTTAATTCCATTTCTTCCTCCTCTTATTCAGGATTTCCCATACTGATTTCAACAAAATCATTATATACGCATCTTTCTTGAGTTGGTTCACTATTAGTAGGCCACATATGTGCATCTACATGGTAGTGACCAAAAAACCAATAGCCATATGTAATGTTATTCTTTAATTGCTCTAATACTTTTTCACTATCGTGAATAGCAACTTTTTCATTGATATTATTTAATGTGCATAAGTGCGCTTTATTATTTACAAAAATGTCATAAGGACAACAGTGACTAAATACATAATTATAATGCCCTGTAATACCTTTTATGTCATCTTCAGTAATTCTTTCTTCTTTCCACCAACTAATATGTTCTTCTCTCCAATATTTATCAACACTATCAGCGCCACCCATAAATAACATTTTACCAATAGATGTTTTTAACACGCTACCTCTTGGCATATAAATAATATGTGGAGAACAATTATATGGTTCTTTACCAAATGTCTTGATTATATCAAAATTTTCGTGGTTTCCATCTATCCAATATAAATTAACTCCATGACACATTGCTTCATATGTCTTGATATGTTCTTTTGCGTCTGCTTGACTTTTAAGCCAATATAGCCCCATATCGCCGCAAACAATTATATTATCGCCTTCTCCTAAATCGAACTTTTGTATAAATTGAATAACTCGATTAAAATTTCCATGGCAATCTCCTGTAACGAACCATCTTTCCATTTTATTGTCCTCCTTTCATTTATATATAAATTATATCATTTATTTTATTAAAAATCAAAAAAGCACTTAAAGTGCTTATTTGTTACATTTTGAACCTACAATTTTATAATTCTTAACTTGAACAGTTGTTCCATCAAAAGTTTCACAAACTAGTCCACCTCTTCCACTCCAACAACTTTCTGCTTGAGCTATATTATTATCTAAATCTGTATATTCATAAATTGATGCGCAAGGGCTTCCAAATATTATAACATATATTCCTACTATTCCTAGCAATAATATCATTGTTGCGGCAACCCCAACAAATATATCTTCTATGTCCATAAAAAACCTCCTAACCTAGCCAATCCATTTTGCTATATATTAAATCTATTAATTCATGCTCATCTTTAATAATTAAATCATCTGCTGTTTTACCAATAGCAAACAATATACTATCTAATATATCAGTTGCACTTTCTTTTTCATTTATTTTTGCAACAAACATATGATAATCCATATGAGCAATTATTTCTTCTTTAATCTTGTAACTATCTTCTATATGTTCTTGAATATTTCTTATTAATTCCTCTGTCATATTATTCTTCCCCTTCCTCTTTTGTATCATCTTCTATTTTCCCTTCCCATATTAGAGCATCCATCATATGCTCCCAACTTGTCTTTGAAGGTTTAGGAAAAGTCATAAATTCTAGCACTTGCATAAACTTTGCAATCATTTCGGTATAAGTGCAATCTTGTTCAAATTCAATTTCCAAATTAGTTGTAGTTGGGTCATTGATACCATTATCAGTATAAAACGGTTCCCTTTTATAAATTATTTTCAACATTTTAATCCCCCTCCTATATTTTACTTATATCTATTTTTATATCTCTATTTAAAATTATTCTATCGGTTGCATCAAATATATAATGAATAGACTTAATATGGTCTTTTTCAATAGCTCTTAATACTTCTTCTTTACATAAAGCATGTTCCCAAGTTTGGTTGTCATAAAGAATATAGAATTCATGCCCTTCCCAATTTTTTAAGCTATCTTTTGTTAATTCAGTTTTTAATTTTCTTAACTTAATTGTTTGACAAATCTTTTTCATATTTCCTCCTATTTTCTTTCATCTGGCGCACCACAGAAAACGCAGCAATCACATGCAGGGTCTTCTATTTTATCATAAACGCAATATCCAATAGGAGATTTATCACAATCCCAAAAGTTACTAATTTTTATCTCGCTAGGTTGAAGTCCTGTTTTGTCAAAAATTAATTCATACTTTTTTTCTAAAATCTCTTTTTCTAGTTCTTTTAAATCCAATTCCATTTGTTCTAATTCAAAATCTTTCATATTATCACCCTTTCTTTTATATAATAATTATATCATTATTTTTATTTAAAATCAAAAAAGAGGCGGTTTCCCGCCTCTTAATTATTTATTATTTATGTATATACATTGATGGATATCCGCCTTCAGCTTCACCTTCGACTCTTGAATATCTTTCGCTGTTTAATATATCTAGCATTAAGTCGATAGATGTTTTACCTGTTAGAACAGATTTGAAGATAACTGGTGAGCATCCAGATACAAATGTTATATCTTGATTATTAGCATCTTCTAAGATTGTGTCATGTCTTGCTGCTACATTCCAATAAACAAGTTGTGGCATTTTTAATCCTGCTCTTTCCCATTTAGCTCTAACGCGTTCCATATCAGTAATTGCGCTACCGTTGTTATTCCAGTAGTAACCACATCCTTGGTCAATTTCCATATCGGAAATGATTACAAGTTTGTCTGGTAAGTCTTCAACTCTAGCTTGTCCGCTAGTTACTTTATTGTAAAGTAAGTCGAATACTGCAATTAAGTTAGTGTTGTCGCAAAGATTCGTTTCGTAAATTCTTTTAACCTTATCACAGAAATCTACTCCGTTTACAGCAACTAGTTGTGGTCTGCTAGCGAAGCTAATGTAATAACCATGGAAAGCACCTTGAATGCGTTCAGCGCAATACATACCTAGAGAGATAGCTACATCAATAGGTTTAACAGAAGTTCCATAAGAGCTATCCATTGAACCTGATGTATCTACTACTGCTAGCATTTTGCAATCAGCGCCATTGAAATAATCAATTTGATTTTCCCAATATTTGTTGATTGTTGCTCTTTCAACAGCATCAAGATTTAGGCTTCTCCAGCTTAGTTTGTTAGTTACTTTGTTAACAATATCATATGGATAAAGAGTTCCGGCATTAACCTTAGTATCTTTATCTGTCATGAAGTTTGCATATCTTTCAGCTGTAACATCATTATGCGCGAATGCGTTTCTGTATATTAAACCAGCTTTTGATGGCAACTTTTCAAACTCTATTTCGTCCCATCTATTTTGAGACATTAGTGTTTCAACAATGTTGATTCTATTTCTCAATCTAGATAAGATTTGTCTATATGATTTGTGGCTTAGACGGAACCATTTTCTAGTTAAATTACCTAGTTTCTTAGATTCAACAGATGAAGTATTTTCAGATTTTAACCATTTAGCTAAAAGTGATACTCCCTCTTTTTCTCCTCTATCATATGAATGTATATCTTTCATAAGTTGTGCTTTCATAAAGTCAAATACATCTGCTTCAAGAGGTGAACCAACTAGTGTATACAAATCGTCCCATCTACCATATTCTGGTACATTGTCGATATTTTTAAATGCTACTTCTGGATATTCTTTAGCTAGCCAATCAAAGCAAACTCTAAAGAATCTTCTTTCACCTTGACCACCGCGAATATCACGAAGATAGAATAAACATTTCATAGCTAATGTTCTATCAGCTTCAAATGCTTTTTTAAATAAGAAGATACAGTCATCATCTGAACGAGTTCTATATGCTCCGCCTAATGCAAATAAGTCATATATTGCGTTTAATGTAGATTTTTGAGCTACTGCACCATTTTCTGTGCGCTTGTAGTTATTATCTTCTATTAAAGATTGTAATAATGTATTTCCCATTGTAATTCCTCCTTTAATCTTTTTCAAGATTTATTTTTAATACATATATATTATATAATAATTTTTAAAAAAAGTCAACAAATAAAAATAGAGCTCTACTAAAGCATAGTAGAGCCCGGAAAGGGAATTGAATGAAAAATCTAGACAAGAAGAATATGTTCAATCTTTCGTTGACTTGCATACCAATATTCCAAACATATACAAGAGTCTACGCTAACAGTTAAACGGCGTTAGCCCTGCCTCGAAAATTGTAATTTTTACTAAATTTCCATTTTCATCTCTGCTTAAGTATCAGATATTTTGCTGTTCTCTTGTCTATTTCATTTTTATATATTTATTATATCAAAATTTTTCCTTTTTGTCAAAAAAATTAGATGGCTTTAATAAAAATAATCTTGCAGCTTAGGTCAAGTTAGATTTCCTCACAAGGGACATTCCGTTACCAGAGTTGCACTTTCGTTTTAACCTTGCGGCGGTGGTCGGCTAATCCGCCTCCCGCGACTTGATTGCCACTTAGTCTACACTTTAAGTTTTTATTAAATACGCCCTAGATTTTTTCAATAGCAATAATTTGCTGTAAACTAGGATAACGCGCCATCTTATTTTTGAATAACTTATGGTGGGAGTTGAGGGAATCGAACCCACTCGAGCGCTAACAACAGATTTACAGTCTGCCCCGTCTCCTTAACGGATTACACTCCCATAATATCATTCAATTCGCTTATATTGCTCTATTTATTAATTTTTCTTGCTGTTCCTTTATTATTTTCTTTTACAGGTTTTTGGTAACCATATGATAATAGTAAATCATCAAAGTTAACTCCTGAGAAAGGAACATATGTTCTGCATGCCAATTCAAATATAATACAGTTAATTTCAGCTTTATCGTTAGCTTTATCTACATATGTCATTAAATCAACTAGTGATGCAGTTTTTAATTGTTCTAGTGTCATAATTTTACCCCCAAATTCTCTGCTCTACTAAAATGGCGGGAGATGCAGGGCTCGAACCTGCGACACATCGGTTAACAGCCGATTGCTCTACCGACTGAGCTAAACTCCCAAACTTATGGTGCTCCGCTGGAGATTCGAACTCCAGACCCTTTGATTAAAAGTCAAATGCTCTACCTGCTGAGCTAGCGGGGCATATATATATAAAGGTAAGACTTAGCACAGGTGCACTATTCCCGCACTGACTTTTTACAAGCGTTTAGTTTACACATACTCAAGCGAATACAAGTATGCTTACTAATTTCTAAACCTTAATTAACACTGGTTGGGGCGACAGGATTTGAACCTGCGACCTCATGGTCCCAAACCACGCGCGCTACCAAACTACGCTACGCCCCAATAAATTTATTTTAAAAAGGAAGCCAATGCTTTTTTCTTATAATATTGATATTTATAATACCAGTAAAGTCCTCTTATTTTATGTTTATAATAATTATACACAACATATCTTCTATAAGCATATAGTTCTAACTCATTATAAGACCTTTTCATAATCGACTTCCTTTTTTAACTAATGGTCCGGGCTAATGGACTCGAACCAATGACCCCTTGCTTGTAAGGCAAGTGCTCTAACCAAACTGAGCTAAGCCCGGATAAATAATTCTAAACAGATATTTTCTACCACCTGGGTTGTATATCTGTCTGCGCCTCACCGCACTTGTAGTATCCGGCGTTCCCTCCATCACCCTTGTAGAATTAAATATCTTTCTCTTTCACACCTTCAACCATCGCTAATTTATTTCTAAATTAGCCACATTCCATTTAAGACTTTCACTTAACACTTTACTCTATATTACCATAGTTTCCCTTAGGTAACGAACATGCTACATCCCGCAACACATAGATACAATCAGGATAGAATTTGAATAGCGCAAATAACAAGATTTGAACTTGTATAACTGTGTATCAAGCAGTTGTTTTACTCTTAAACTATATTTACATATATATTATATAATAATTTTTTAAAATTATCAATAAACAAATTGGTAGCGGAAGTAGGGCTCGAACCTACGACCTATGGGGTATGAATCCATTGCTCTAGCCATCTGAGCTATACCGCTATATGGTGCATCCGGTAGGACTCGAACCTACACGCCTCTCGACGACAGTTTCTAAGACTGTTGCGGCTACCAATTACGCCACGAATGCAAATGGTACCGGTGATGGGACTTGAACCCATATGAACATCGCTGCTCGACGGATTTTCTTACTACTCTATATTACTATAGCCGCGGAAACCGCGTTGTAGTCTGGACTATGTCTTGACCATAGTTTTAACAACCTTAGGTCGATGGTATATAGTCTCTACACATTTATTTTGGGTTTAATATTTTTTCCTCTATATGTTTCAGTAGTTGCATGACAATTTGGACATAAATATCTAAGATTTTCTACTCTATTATCATTATTATTTCCATTGATATGGTCTAACTCTAATGCAATTTCAGTATCTAATCAATGTCCATCACATCCACAAAATTGACATTTATATTCTATTATATTATGTCTTTTAACATAACCTCTTAATATTTTTTGTGTAACAAGGCTATCTTTACAAAATACTTCTTCTAATTGATATTGTTCTTTACTAGCAATTCTATTATCAGTTTCTTTTGTCTTTCCTTTGTTTCAAAGTTGTCCTGTAAAATGTGATATATCAATTCCAAATTCTGCAATTTTCTTTTTTAAAGTTTCTTGATTACCGCCTCCAGGTTTTCTACCTGCTTTTTTTAATACTTCGGCAAGTGAATAACTTTCTGCGCATAATTCTTCAAGTCACTCTTTTGTATATTTTTGTAACATATACATCTCTCCTCTCATATAAATATGAGAATCGCGTCTACCTTTTTTTAAAGGTCTACCCAAAATTTTTAGCTCGGCGTTATCTTTAATAAGACTTTCACCGAATTAGCCATCATTCACACTAGAAGTTTCCTATCTAGGTGCTCAAATTAACTAAGTCCGTTGCGTCTGCCAATTCCGCCACACCGGTATATGGTGGTCCCCCAGGGAATCGAACCCCGCACGCTTAGGTCTTCAGCCTAACGCTCTACCAACTGAGCTAGAGAACCATAAATTATTGGTGCCCGCCCAGAGACTCGAACTCTGAAACACTTGATTTTGAGTCAAGCCGCTATGCCAATTCGCGCAGACAGGCATGGTGTGAACACTGAGAATCGAACTCAGATATCTAGGGCCACAACCTAGCGCCTTGACCATTGGGCTATGCTCACCATTTATAAATTTATATTATGCACAACCTCATCAATTCCACTTATATCATCAAACATACCACATAAATATTTTTCATATAAATTATAATAGCATATTTTAAGATATAAATTGTCCATTTTTTGCTCATAAATTTTTTCAAGAGGTAAAAGTGTCCATTCAGGTTTTAAACTAACAATTTTATCCCAAACTGTGTTCATAGTTCTAATTCCTCTTCTAGTCATCTCTTCTCTTATATAATAAGCATAACTAATGAAATTGTCATAATCATAATCTAATACGAAATTAACTAATACATGATTAGGTGTTCCATTCTTTTCAATAGCACCTGCAATAGCAGAAAGTTCTCTCCATTGAGCAACCAAATGCGCTTGCGGTAATACTTTAATTAAATCTTTATGCCATAATCTCATAGTTAATTCTCCTTTTTTATTTACATCTATATTATAAATTAATTTTTATAAAAAATCAATTAATTAACTGGCGCCGACCACAGGATTCGAACCTGCAAGTCCCGAAAGACCAACTGATTTCAAGTCAGCTCCCTCACCGCCCGGACAGTCGGCATATATAAAAATTAAGTGGTAAGGATTTGCACCCTACATGAAGTCGAGACATTGTAGGCGTTTCATGGACGCCTCGTTGTCTGGTTTTTCGTTGGGCTGTCTAAGGGTTAAGTTTCCATTTATATATCATGAAACTATAAAAACTTCGTGGCATCAATCCCCTATAACGCAACACCAGCCATTAGACCCTTTGAAGCTAACGGACTCCTGCATCATTCTTCTTTTAGCGGCTACCTATTTCGCCACACTTAATTATTATCTAAATGGTGTCCCCACTAAGAGTCGAACTTAGATTACAGACTTAGAAGGTCCGTGTCCTCTCCATTGAACGATAGGGACAAATGGCGGAGATAAAAGGGCTCGAACCTTTGCGCCGACAAGTCGACCTACAAGTTTAGCAAACTCGCCTCTTCACCAACTTGAGTATATCTCCATTTATTACATATATATTATATAATAATTTTATTAGAAAATCAACTATTCTTCTTCTTCATTAAGGTCTACTTCTTCATCAATATAAATTACTTCACAACTACAATTAGGATGATATGGAGGTTCTTCCACTTCCTCTATTGGAATCCATTCTTCAACACTCACATTGCAACATTCTCTATCACATCCACCCCCAGAAAAAATCATCCCATATTCAAATTTTTTCTTTTTTAATTGTGCTTTTGTTAGTTTATGATTAACAGTTTTAGTTTCATTGTCTAATAATCTTATTAAATTATATTTTAATGTTTCTTGTGTTATTTCTTCTTTTTTAGCATTATTTATATGTTCTTTTATTCTATCTATTAAGGTTTTTTTATCTTTTGAATAAACATAATCATTAATCTGTTTTTCAGAAATTGTTTTAGGACTACTTAATTGCAAATTATATATATCATTTAATTCTTTTAATGTCATTTTATATGTTTGTCTTAAAGAAATATATATTAAGTCTTTAATTATATTATATAATTCTTCCCAATCTTGTTCTTCTTGGTTATAGAAATCATTAATTTGCATTACTATTTCTTCGGCAATTAAAGTTTCTTTATCTAAAATTTTTTGCATCATTTCTTTATGTTGATTAAGTCTTTCTGTTGTATTCATATTTTCACCTCACAATAAAAATGGCAGGGATGCTAGGACTTGAACCCAGATACACGGTTTTGGAGACCGTAGTCCTACCTTTGAACGACATCCCTATAAAAAGGCTAGTTATATCATACTTCAGCTGTCAGTTCCCCGTCGGAAGCGGTTCAGTTTCGTGCAATCACTCATAAGAGCTGCTTCATATTAATAACTATTTCCAATTAACCTTTATTTTTTAAATGGCAGGGGCTGTAGGATTCGAACCCACACCCCGAGTTTTGGAGACCCGTCTTTACGGTTTTGAAGACCGCTGTGCTACCATTACACTAAGCCCCTAAATGCCTGTATGTGGTGGCTCTGGGACATAATCTTCTTTTGGTGGAATTATAATAGGTTCTTCTACTATTGGTTCCTCCTCAATTTCTTTTTCAATTCTATCCCAATTACCATTTATTATAATTATTTTATTATTTTTTTTGTTTTTTGTCCAGCCGGAAAATGTATATAGATAATTATCTTCTTCAACTACATCTCCTGCTTTATAAGTTTCGTCTATATTTACTGTTTCTTTGGTGTATGCGCCATCTTTATAACCATATTCATCAATAGGTAAAGATACACTTTCAGGTGCTCCTTCTCATTCATATATTACATGAACATTTTTACTAAACACATAGTGATATTCTACAACAGTATCATCTGGTATTAAAGTAATTGTAGATGCGCGTGTAGGTCAAAGTATTACACTATCATAATTTTCTTCTATTTGAGAATTTCCGCCATCTATACTTGTATATGCAACTTCTCAAATTCCATCATCATATCCATCTATCTCTTGATTAGTTAGTGGTTGAATAGTATATTCTGAACCAGCAGCACCATATTCATCTACTGTTGTTATTTCAGTGCTATCAAAAATGTGTTTTACAACAAAATGATATTGTTGACTATCTGCAAAAGCACTACTAGTTACGAACATACTAATAACTACTAATAGCATTAGTATTTTTTTCATAACCTAAACCTCCTATTATATTACCCTTAAAGGCAGATTGTTTTTTTATTAAATAACTCTTCTAACTCCCATTACGACCATACCGCCGGTAACAGGTGTTACACCAATTCCCTTAGCAGGTGTTCTGGCGTGAATTATTTTATTATTACCTATATATATAGCAACATGAGTTACACTTTTTCCCCCATTAGTGCTATAAAATATTAGGTCTCCAGGCTGTTTATCACTGAACGATACCGCCTTACCGAATGTAGCTTGTGAAGCCGCGTTACGCGGAATATTTATACCAAAATGTTTATAAACACTTTGAGTAAATCCACTACAATCAGCACCATTAGTTAAACTAGTACCCCCATGAACATAAGGATTACCGTTAAACTGCAAAGCATAATTAACAACATCTTGTCCACGGACTCCTGTTGCTTTATATGTATAGCTAGAAGATTGCGCAGCAGCTTTTTTCTTTTGCTCAGCCGCTTTTCTAGCAGCTGCCTCTCGCGCCCTTTGTTCAGCAAGGGCTTTCTCATATGCCGCTTTTCTTTCAGCTATTGCTTTGTCTAAAACCTCTTGCGAAGTTTCTTTGTTTAAACTATCTCTTTTAATATTTTCAGTATAGTTTATTTTTCCATATTTATTTATATTTGTCAAAAATTGATTAGCAAGTTCTTGGGTTTTAAAATAATACACAATGTCATCTTTGGTTAAAGTGTGATATTCTGCAGTAAAGACATAATGTTTTAAAATCATTTCCTCAAGAGTTTCACCATACGATATTTGCGGAATAGATTTTGCATTTTCAAGAGGCGGGATATATCTACTTTTGACATTTTCATAGCCATAAGCTTTTTCTATCTCTTGAATTCTTTTATTAACTATTCCATCGAGGAACTCTTGTCTCTCTTCTTCCGTTAAAGTCACATTAGTTGTAGCACTTGTTGCTTGTGCGCCCACAAACCCTAAAAGGAACGGAACAAAACAAATAACTAAACATATTAATATAACTTTCTTATTATCCCTTAATACCCTCAACGGGGAGGGTAAACTAATTTTATCTGTAACTTTCATGTTAATCTCCTGTTTTCAATAAAACAATCTACCTCTAAGGTGAGTAAAAAGATAAAATTATATCTTTAACTCCATATTTAAAACTCCTTTTGCCTCATATGTATATAAAAATAGTTGAATTCTAAATGGCGGTGCGTACGGGACTTGAACCCGTGACCTCCTGCGTGACAGGCAGGCGTACTAACCAACTGTACTAACGCACCATATATAAAAACAAGGCACTTAAAAATCTCCTGCTTTTACCCTAAAAAAGTGATAATTCCTAAAAAGATTTGCTGTATATGCCTTTAATATGTTATTTTCAAAATGGTGCAGGTTCTAGGATTTGAACCTAGGACCTACCGCGTATCAGACGGTTGCTCTAACCAAACTGAGCTAAACCTGCATAGGCTTACCTGTTCTTCCCAGGTAATCTCTTAATAGGGCATATCTTTTTCTGTTTCCTATTTGTAGCTACTCTTAAGTTGTAGCGCACTATTTATATAAAAGAATGGCAAATAAAATTCTTTATACCACAATGGTGACCCCAATGGGACTCGAACCCATGATACCACCGTGAAAGGGTGGTGTCTTAGCCGCTTGACGATGAGGCCATTATCTTCCTCTTGTATTATTAGCACCCCCAAGAGCTGAGTAGTTTTACACTACTGGGGACCCGGTTCACACTTCTTGGCCCGGTCAAGCACCCTGCAGGAAGAAAATGTGTTAGGAAGTTAATCCGCTTTATTCTTGCTTAGACATTTTCTTTATTACATTTATATTATATAATAATTTTTATTAAAAATCAATTGGAGCAGATGGCGGGAATCGGACCCGTACCCCCACCTTGGCAAGGTGGTATTCTACCATTAAACTACATCTACATGGAGTGGATGATGGGAATCGAACCCACATTATCAGCTTGGAAGGCTGAAGTCCTGCCCTTGAACGACATCCACACAATAAAAATTTTTAACAATGACCTATTGGTCTAGTTAAAGAAATAGATAAAGTATTATAATAATATAAAACTGAATTGTCTATTATTTTGTAGATAGGATTTCTTTTATTTATTTCTTTAATAAAAAGACCATCTTCTTCCATAATAACATCTTCAAATTTAATATTGTTTTTTATTATAAATTCTTTTTTAATCATTTTATTTCAAATAAAAGTATATTCTCTTTCGGTTTGTATCTTTCCATTAGGATAAAATTGGTAAGCAAATTCTAATATATCATAATTTTGATTGGTATAACTTAATAAGGTAGTTATATAATTTTCTGCGACATTATCATCACCATCTATATATACTAAATATTTTCCTTTAGAAATATTAAATCCTTCTTGTCTTGTTAAACCTATCCCTGTATTTTTAGTATGATATATAACTTTAAAAGTGTCTTTATCAAGATTATTTAATAAAAATTGACTATTATCAGTAGAAGCATCGTCTATAATAATATATTCTACATCATCATTTTTTTGCTTTTGTAAAGTTTTTAACAATCTTGGTAACCATTTAACTTTATTATAATTAGTAATAACTACACTCAATTTTATCATTTTATGTCATCACCTACTAAAATGGTGCCGACCGAGGGAATCGAACCCCCAACCTACTGATTACAAATCAGTTGCTCTACCTATTGCGCTAGGCCGGCATAAGCGGAGAACTTTCCTAATTTATATAGCGGTATTCAGCCTTCTCCATCCCTGGTCCCGCCTGATTGGAAGTGATGTTTATAAAAAATCATCACAGAGAATTATTTATAGGTGCTAGTAAGCACCATTGAATAAATATAAGGGATTGGGATAGTAGCGACCTATTCCCCAGATGGTCTCCCGCCCTCACCGATACCTGACCAACAGACCTACGGATTCACCCTATGGGTAGGAGCTTTTATATATTTATTCAATGCTACTTACTAACGCGGACTATCGCAACAGCCATTTACCTTCAGTGCCGTACACTCACTTACCCCATCTGTTGCTATTCACAGGGTCTTCATAGTCATTTATTTGTACTCAAGACATCATAATATACGCGCCTTTACCATTAGGCTACTCCCCCATAAAACATGGTGGGGGAGATTGGATTCGAACCAATAATAAACGGGATTTAGAGTCCATTGTTCGTTTTGCTGTGGATGTCTTTCTCTAAGTAACATATATATCAAGACGCTTTTTATTTTAAGGAATTGAACCTTATCGGAAAATATTTGCAGAATTTTCTTTTAACCAAAATATAAATTGCTGAAATGCGTCTTTTAATCAAAAGTCAAAGCGCCATATAGTATCCAATTTACAAGTTTGGGCTAATATTGCTGCAAGCGCTTTTCAATAATACATATAACAAACAAAGCACAACATTAAATATCCAATAAAGCGTGGGTTTTTAATTCAAAGTTGCTGTATGTGCTTTTTATTCAGGCATTGAAACCTTTTTTGTTATTTCTACATTAAATATTTTATCATTATTTTTAAAAGTAATCAATTTTCCACTATTGCTTGTCATTTCAATTCCACGATTTGCTAAAGCTTTTCTAATTTCTTCTACTATGTAATCTTTAGTAGTATCTCTATATGCTTTCTTATGGTCTTCAACAAGCATAGATTTAGCCTCTTTTAATTTTAAATCATATATTTTATCATCTATCAATAGCAAGTTATATATACCATCGCCAGTCATTGAATACTTGCGCTTATATTTATCTTCACCAAATATTGATGTTAAGAAATCATGCCCAAATGCATAATCATAATCTTGCATATTGTTTGTATTATCAAAAAATTTTACCATTTTTATCACTTCCTTATATATATTATATAATATTTTTATTAAAAAATCAATAAAAATGTATATAAAGAGCTATGCGCAGTTACACCAGAACCTGCTCTATAAAGGAAGGAAGCATCTAATTTTTTATAGAGAATTAAATGAAAAACTCTGTGTATAATAAATAAATTATTATCTCTTGGTACGCCCGCAGGGATTTGAACCCCGATAGTACGGATATAAGCCGTAAGCCCTAACCGTTGGACGACAGGCGTATAACTATATGGTGTTCCCACTAGGATTTGAACCCAGACCTCGTGGTCCGTAGCCACGTGTTCTCTCCATTAGACTATAGGAACATTGGTGGAGCCGATGGGAATTGAACCCATGTCCTAAAAAAGTATTCATTAGAAATCTCATTCTTACCTTACAAGTTTTGTATATTTCATAGGAACTCAAACTCTCTACCAAATATCAATCTTAAGAGCCGGCTATGCAAAAATAGATATTGTGGCGGTTGGCATAGTAACTGACACACAATAGCAATCCTTGAAGTTAATACGACTAAGTTTTCTCTGATTGCACTGATACTTACTTAGAAGCTGCTTAACATTACGCGAATGAAACTCTGTTGAAAGAGAATAAAGATTTAACTTTATTAGCAATTTTTGTTAAAATGTTTCCATTTATTTTTGATAATGCCTTTTAAGTAACTGCCTACTACTTGTATTCTAATGCTTTCCTTCTCCAGTCGAAACCAAGTCGACCCCATAAAGACTGACGCACCGAAGTGACTTGCCAGTTCTGAACATTGAAGCTTTAAAACTTCTGTGCGGGAACCCGGTCTAGGTGCATCGACCTGCCATAAGGCTCAGCCACCCGATTCGCGCACAGAGGGCTTAAAGCCCCCAATCACATTATAATAGGAAGGTTTTGTGATATAGGTAGCCATAAGCAAGATTTGAACTTACATCTCTATTTCTAGTGTTTTGCATTAAACTATTATGACACATGGTGGAGAATAGGGGGCTCGAACCCCTGACCTCCTCGGTGCAAACGAGGCGTTCTCCCAACTGGACTAATTCCCCAAATGGAGGCTCATATTATGCATCCGAGCCCATGGACTGGTTTTATGTTACTTTTTTAAAGGGGTTAGAACATCACCACCGCAGTATCCCCATATTAACAAATGGTTCCAGAAGCTAGATTCGAACTAGCGCATGCGAGAGTCAAAGTCTCGTGCCTTACCGCTTGGCTACTCTGGAATATGTTGTTGGCTGGTCTGGAGCGATAACTGAATACCTTAACCCAGCTTATTTACCTACTCATAGTAGCACCAACATTTATATAATAGTATTATGAAAATATTATCAACTTGGTTGCGGACGCTTGATTTGCACAAGTCCTCCGGGTTATGAGCCCGGTATGCTGCTGTTACACTACACCGCGATATATAAGCCAGCTTATGAGTTTTTGATAAAGGAGAACCGTCCGCACTGGCATCAGTATTAAAAACTCCTTGTAATTATTTATAAAAATCTTTAATTTCTTTTTTGGCAACCTTGTCCTTATTTTTCTCTTTGTTTGTTCTATTTCCTAAACACCACGGACAAGAGCCATGGTTGCAACATGAGTTATCCACGGCTTTAGCACCTTTATAAGGTTTTCTATGTTCCTTCCCATGTTCTATTGCTTTATTTAGAGCCATTGCGCTCACCTCCTATTATGAGGCTTTTTTACAATGCTCCTTATACCAAGCTTCCCCAGCATCTTTTAATTCTCTACCTTTAATAGATAGATATTTTAATGCTAGAGGATTTCTTTTTAATTTCTTATTAGTTTTACCTTTTTTGTCTAGGTTAGCTTGTGTAATTATGAAATGACCTTCACCATTACCTGACTTCCCTTTTCTTTTCTTTGCCATATTTAATTACACCTCTTTCATTTATTACACTTATATTATATAATAATTTTTTAAAAAAATCAATATAAGATTTTGCGGCTTCCGGCCCTAGAATCCATACCGAGAGTATTTCATCCGGTACCGGTCCGCGCGTATATATTTATTCTTATAACCATAAGATAATAAAGGTTTATATAATAGGAAAATCCCGAACCCCACATTTAACATACCTGCCACAGACCATTTTCTAGGATATAACTTAATTGAGGAAGCTATACCTATCGAAAGTGTGAAACACTTAACTGTATTAGATATATGCAAAAATTCAATAGCGAACTATCAAAATATAAGCATTTACTTCTCTTACTTTTTTATAAGATACAAGAAGCGGTTCACATTTAGATTATATTAGATACAGTCTTTTTGCTGTCTACTTCTCTTAAATATAAACACTTTGAGTAATTAGTCGAAATCACTAGCGCCACGGGAAGGCTTACTCGTGCTAGCATGGAGCCGAACGGGCAGGAATTGCACCTGCTTAGTTTTTAAAAACCTAGGACTATTATTCTCGTCGGCATATGGAGTTCCGAGTCAGATTTGAACTGACGATATATACTAGTTTTGCAGACTAGCGTGTTGAGCCTCTTCACCACCGGAACTATATATAATGGAGATATATTAGATTAATAAACAATATGTTTATTAGATTACTCTATTGTAATATCCTTTTTAGTTTCTTTAATTGCTGTTTTTTTAGGAATTGTTATATATAACAAACCATTTTTAGCAACTGCTTTAATTTTAGTTAAATCTAAGTTATTATCATTTAAAGAAATAGTAGAATTGATTGAACGTTCTTTACCTACCATATCTTTTGTTGTCCCACTAATAGTAATGCGCGCAATACCATTAACTCTTTCAGTAGACATTTTTAAATCCTCTTTATCAATACCTAAGATATTGTGAATAAGAATTCTTGCTTTTTCATTGTCTATTGAAGAATAAGGGTGCATATCTTTTTCTTCTCTATCAAACTTATAAGTTTTTTTATCCCAATCAAAAGGGAATAAACTATTGTCAAAAATTGTATCTAAATCTAACATACTAAGACCTCCTTTAAAAAATCATCTAATATATCTCCACATTATATCATACCATAAATTTTTTATGGTGTCAAATTATTGTCAGATTGAGGGTTATTTTTTACAATAGAATAAGTATTTTTGATGTATCTTTCAACGATTTCGCTAGTGGTGTAAGTTCTTCTTCTATCCCCTCTATCATCAATATAATCTATGATTTTTAAATCAGGTTTTTTAACACCTTGACCATCTTTCTTCTTATTCTCCATATAAATATACCCTCCTCTTATTTATATTATAATTATATAATATTTTTTATTAAAAATCAAAAAACAGTAAAACTCTATTATTGCTTTACTGTTATCTGTGTTGTAATACTATGAGCTCCATCTTTTACATATAAATCAATGATGTTCTTCTTCATGCAAGCTCCGCAAGAGTCTAAAACAATAGCATCATAAGTAGTTCCATTAATAGTTATTTGTATTTCATCATAATATTTATGGTATATAATACCATTGACTTTACTCCAACCTTGATTTAATAAATATGTCGTGGCGGTTGCAACAACTAATTTACCTTTATATGTATACCACCCTTTATCATTAAGTTGGAAATTACCAGCACATAAACCGCTAGCTCCTACGCAAGGATTTCCTTCCCCGGGCCAAAAACTTGTTAATCTATAGTTCCCGCTGCTGGATGTAGAGCTAGCTTTTATTTTTTTAAGTTAGTTATCTCCTGATTAAGTTTTTTAATCTGCGCATCTTTATCAGCAATAGCCTTATCTTTTTCTTCTATTGTTGCTTTATGAGTTGCAATTTGATTCTCTAATTCTTGTTTTTCTTGTAATGTCTGCGTATAACCAAACTGGCATTCTTCATTAGTTTGATATAATTCAGTATAATCCGCCTTTGATTTTGATATTTTATCCCTTAATTCAGGAACTTTAAAAAAATAAAATACTAAGTTGCAACTAAGTAAAATAATTATGAGCAATAAACTAACTTTAATACAAAAATTTTTCATTCAATCCTCCTATCTCACTATATTCCTAGTGCTTCCATCATTCTTTTTAAATTATCTTTTTCTTCAGCACTTACTTCTGTTTTTGCAACAGGTTGCGCAGTTGCGGAAATGTTTGCTACTGGAGCTTCTTCCCCAGGGATTGCATTCTCTCCTCCAACTTCAACATTTACTTTAGCACAAGTAAGCGCACATTTTAATTGTATGTTTTCTCCTTCTTCAACAAAAGGTATTCTAATTTCTTTGTCGTATACAAAACTACCTGGAAATGCCTCTAATATTCTTTTAGTAGCTTCTTCTTTTGATATTGCGCCTCTAGCCATTATTTTCTTCCTCCTTTATTTTTTCTATTATTATTCTTTTTTCTTCTAATGTTCCTGCAGTTTCTTCTATAAGTTCACATATATGGCAATTGCCACCTTTGAAACATTTTTTACTACATTTAGCTCTTATCTCACCAAATCTTGGTAACATATAGCGACTATCTAACTTAATATTTAATCCGCTAATAATTTCTCCTAAGTCACCATACCATTCTTTTAAATCTTTATATATATGAAAATAATTTAAGCATTTTTTATCTTCATAATAAAATTCACATATATCAACAAAATCTTCATAATCTTGAATATCTTCTGGTCTAATAAAAAATTTCTTTAAATCAGGTATTTCAGCTTTTAATGCTTGCGCAATGTTTGGGAATACTCTAATTCTTACATTATTTTTGTGTGCTATTGATGATAATTTATCTAATTCAAATCCTAGCGCTTCTACAATATAAATATCAGATACACCACTATTTATTAAAAGATAAAATAAATCAATATTATTTACATAATCACTAAAGAAATAATTTTTAATTTCATGCTCTTTTAATATTTCAACAATCTCCTTATTATATAAAGGAATTTGAATATAAACATTTGGATATTCTTTTTGTAAATCAACTATAAAGTTAATTCCTAAAGTATCTTTTATATCAATTTTATCTAATATACGAAAATTAATTCTTTTATCTTTATATTTATCTAAAAAAGCCAATAATGTTTTATCTTCTGGATTATAGTCAATTGACCACTCATCTGCATCATTTATTAAATCATTATCATAAGTATATTTATTATAAGGTAAACAATATTTCATATTCGCTTTTCCTCCTTTTATATTATTATATCAAAAAAAAGAAGAAAAGTCAAATTACCATGTTATAATCTAGCACAATAATTTTGTATTTCTCTTTTTATGTAATCTATATCTTCCTTTGTCAATCCTTCGTCATCAAAAGATATATTAATACTTCCTTTTATAATACCACTAGTATTAATTTTATATTTTAAATCATTAATTATTTTATTCACTTTTTGTTTTCTTTCCATTTCGTCAAGAATTAAACAATCAAATGTGCTTAATTTTCCTGTTTTAAATACTTCTCCAACTCCGAACATTTGTATTACCTCCTATTCATCAAAACTAGCATAATCAACCAATACAGGTTTATTATTATAATATCCTATATTAGCTGTCCTTAAATCTCTTATATGATGTTGTTTAAAGAAATTTTTTAACCTTACAAAATAATCAATTCCGTGCAATGTATAAAACTCTCCTTCCCAAACAACATTAAGTTGATAAAAACCTTGAGTATCATTAAAATCTTCTAATGTTTCTCTATCCTCTTTTGAACTATTATTACTTTTTTCATTATATTTTTCAAAAGATAAATTTTCAAGTATTTCTGCATAAGGTTGAATATAAATAGGATAACAATCAATAGAAGTAAGATAATATGTAGGAAGGAATGCTTCTTCTACCTCCGCATCAACAGCCATCTTATATCTATTTGCTTCTTGACTACAATAGTCCCATTCGCTGTCTCCTTCAGTAACTGCGCATAACTCATATCCATCACAGTAGTTAAAAGGTATTTTAATAACAAACCCTAATTTTTCAAAAATTAATACCCCTTTTGAACAACCATTATCTGCTTTAAAAGGTTTATGATAATGCTCTTTAAATATACTAACTATATTATCATAAAAACTATCATTAGTATAATCTAAATCATCATCAAAAATACAATAACTTAAAGCATTTAATATTTCTTTTATATCTGGATTTTCTATATCATAGTTCATTTTTATCAACTCCTTTTTTATTTACATTTATATTTTATTATAATTTTAATAAAAAATCAATAACAAATTTTATTTGACTTCTAAGAAAAATTATCATATAATAATAGTATAAAGGAGGGATAATATGTTATTTGATAAAGAAAATTTCTTATATGATGGACATGAAGTATTATGGTATACAGATAGTTTCCTATGTTATATCCCCACAGAAGATGAATTATATAATTTAACTTTTGAAGAATTTGGTGGATTAACTGCGCTAGATGTTAGATATTTTGTATCTATATGTAAAAATAATGATAAAAGTTTATTCTTCGACCAATCAATTAAAATCAACCCTAAATATTATGATTGCGTATTTGAAATCTTAAATAATAATTTTGCTTTAATTATAAATGATAAAAATAAAATAATAAAAATTAAAGAAAAAATCAAAGAAGTAATTTTAATGGCGATAGATACATCAAGAGGTAATGAAACCGAATTCTTTGAGGTATTAAGCGATAGCGAATTATCCGCATTAAAATATATAATTGAAAAATATAATTGCGCAGATTTCTATATAAGTGTTCATAAAGAAGGGCAAGAATCAGATATCTCTGGAACAACTTACAGAAATTTGTTTTATAAATTAAAAGAATATAAAATAGCAACAGTCGAGTCTGCAGGAGTCAAAGGAACACATGTTATATTTCATAGTTTTACAAAATTAAAAAATTTGTTATAATTATTATATAAAATGTGAAAGAGGTGATAAGATGGCTAAATATATGGCTAGCCATTTCTATTGCACACAATGTGGAAAGGAAGGTATCCCTGTTCAAAGAAAAAAAGGACAAGAGCGAGAATCAGGACATCTCAAAAGATTATATTGTATATATTGTAAAGAAGAAGTTAATCATGTTGAAATTAAAGATAATGATACATATACTTATGAAGATTTCTTAGATGAATTTAACTTAGGCAGATTTAAAGATGGCAACAGGGATACTCTCAATAACTTAATTGTGTGCTCGAATGAGAAATGCAAATTTAATAGAGATGGTAGATGTTGGAATTCAAATTATTCATTTGATTGTCCACATAGACCAAGACAAGAGGGAGTTGATAATAATGAGTAAAATATGGTTTACAAGTGATACACATTTTGGTCATGATAGAGATTTTATGTTTACAGCGCGCGGTTTGACTAATATAGAAGACCATGATGAATTATTATTTTCATTATGGAATGAATTAATTGCGCCAGATGATGAAGTATATCATTTAGGAGATGTGTTTTTGCTAGACAATGAACACGGATTAGATTTATTATCTAAATTAAATGGTAAAATACATATAATAACTGGTAATCATGATACTAAAACAAGAGTAGAACTATTTAAACAATGCTCAAATGTAGTAGAGGTTGCGCAAGTTAAGGAATTAAAGGTTGGTAAACATTACTTTTGGTTATGTCATTATCCAACTTTAACTGCTTGCGAAGATGGAAAACCTCTATCTGAACATTTAATATGTTTACATGGACATCTACATAGCGGAAATAAATTCTTATTCCCAAATAATCCATATATATACAATGTTAATCCTGAAGCTCAAGGTAATAGACCTGTAGCTCTTGATGACATATTAAATGATATAAGAAATAAAAAGGAGGAACTTACTAATGAAGGTTCAAATAACTACAATTAGTTCTGAATATGATGAAAATACTGGTGTTTCTAAAGCAACAATTCTTACTGATTTAGGCGCTTTTGAAGGCAAAGCAAGATTACACCCTGAAGATGCGGAAATTGCTTCTCGTTACGCAGGATGTAGATATGCTGAAGAAAGAGCTACAATCAAGTATGCTAAAATGAAAATTAAAGTTATTAATAATCAATTAAAAGTATTAAAGAATATTGCTTATGAAATAAAAAATAAAAAATATTACAAAGAAAATAACTCTGGAATAAAAGTATTAGAAAAGAATATTTATATTTTAGAAGATGAAAAGGAATATTTTAAGAAAGTAGTTTCTTCATTAACTAAAAAATTACTAGATGATTTTGAAAACAGACCTAAAATTATAAAGGAAAGAGAAGAAAAGAAACAAAGTAATGAATAATTACTTTGTTTTTTAGATTGGAGATGACGAAAATGATTGAAATATATACTGATGGTAGCGCAAAAAATAATGGCTCTGAAAATAGCCAAGGCGGATTTGGTGTAGCAGTATTTAATATAGAAAAAGATAATACATTGCGCCCTCTAATGTTTTATTCAAAACGAGGAAGAGGAGTAACAAATAATCAAATGGAATTATCTGCATTATTATATGCTCTTGAATTAGCGCAAACTACATATGCATATGACATATGTCGAATTAAAAGTGACTCTGCCTATTGTGTTAATATGTATAATGATTGGATGGAGAAATGGAGCCGCAACAATTGGACTCGTGTAGGCGGTAAACCAATAGAAAACGCAGATTTAGTATTACAAATATGGAGATATAAAACTATTAACTATCCAAATTTTATTGTAGAAAAAACTTCTGGACACAATGGTATAATAGGAAATGAAATTGCGGACGCTTTAGCAACGAATGACCGAGCAAAATTAGAAAAAATTTTATTGCAAAACAATATGAAGTCCACAGAAATAACAAATATTGACTTATAGAAAAAATTGTGTTATAATATAAGAGTAAAATTATGAAAGGAGAAAAATATGGACGACAAAAAACTTTATAACAAAGACTCGATTGAATCATTAAGTCCTCTTGAGTTTACTCGTCTTAGACCAGGAGTTTATGCTGGAGATACAACCTACAGTACTCAGCTACTAGTAGAGATAATTTCCAATGCAGTTGATGAATTCCGCCTAGGTCATGGTAATGCTATTGATATAGTAATTAACAACGAAGACAAAAATACAAACATATCAGTTCGTGACTATGGTCAAGGTTTCCTTGTAAATGAAATAAGAGAAGATGGTAAAACAGTCCTAGAAGCTGCATTCAGTGTTCTTAATACATCTGGTAAATATAGAGAAGATGGAACATATGAAGGAACATCACTAGGTTCTTTTGGTATTGGTTCGAAGATTACAACTTTCTTATCGCATACATTATCAGTAACAACATTTAGAGATAAAAAGTTTGAAACTGTCAACTTTAAAGAAGGTATTTTTGATAAGAGAGAAACAGGAACTTCTACTGCCCCAACAGGAACTGAAGTTAGATGGACTCCAAGTGAAGAATTCTTTACACATACCTCTATTGAAGAACCAAAAATAAAAGAATTATTAAATACTATTGTATGCTTATGTCCAGGATTAAAGATAAACTTAGTAATAAATGGAAAAACAGACACATATATTTCTGAGCATGGATTAAATGATTTAGTTGACACTGCTGTCAAAGATAAAGAAATATTAACTAATAGATTTAATATGAACTTTGCTGAAGGAAAAAATAAAATGGATATGGTATTAACATATACATCTAATTATTCTTTAAGTTTAGTTCCATATGTAAACACAGGTCTTACAGAGAAAGGCCCTCATATTACACAAGTAAAAACAGTTATTACTCGTGAATTTAATAAATTCTTTAAAGACAGAAAATGGTTAAAAGATAAAGATGAAAATCTAACTGGTGATGATATCCAAGAGGGAATGTATATAGTATTTAATATTACAGCCCCTAATATTGGATATGATGCGCAAGTTAAATCAACCGTAACTAAAATAGACATGACTCCTTTCTCTCAAACATTAGCAGATGCCCTACAAGTATGGTTCACTAATAATGAAAAAGAAATAAAAATTATATTTGATAAAGCAATAGCCGCTAGAAAAGCGCGCGAAGCAGCTAAAAACGCAAGAGAAAGAGTAAGAGAAAATAATAAGAAAAAAGAAAAAGCATTAAAATTTGATAGTAAATTAGCAGACTGTTATTCAAAAGACAGAAGTCAATGTGAAATCTATATCACAGAGGGTGATTCTGCGAGTGGAAACTTAAAATCAGCTCGTAATAACGAATTCCAGGCGGTAATGCCTGTTCGTGGTAAGATACTTAACTGTCAAAAAGCAACATTGGCACAAATCCAAAAGAACGCTGAGATAATGACAATGATTGATGCTTTTGGGTTATATATCGACCCTAAAACTATGAAAGTTACATACGACAAAAATAGTTTAAGATATGGTAAAATAATAATTGAATCAGATGCCGATGTTGACGGTGCGCATATCAAGAACTTATTCTATACATTTATATGGAATTTCTGTCCACAATTAATTCAAGATGGATATATATATGCAGGTGTTCCACCTCTATATAAAGTAACAATAGGAAAAGAATATAAATATATAAAAAATGATGAAGAACTTGAAGCATTTAAGAAAACAATAGGCGATAAAAAAATACAAGTAAATCGTATGAAAGGTCTTGGTGAAATGTCAGTTGACGAAACTGAAGAAACGCTTACAGACCCTAATAATAGAATTATAAAACAAATTACAGTTGAAGATGTAGAAGCTGCTGATGAATTATTTGATGATTTAATGGGAACAAAAGTAGTTCCAAGAAAAGAATTCATTAGAGAACATAGCGCAGAAGGGGGATTATACAATGCAGAATAATGATTTATTAAATGAATTAAGCACTAACTTTATTGAATATGCAGTTGCGGTTAACTCTGACCGTGCAATCCCTGACTCAGCTTGTGGTTTAAAACCAGTTGCCCGTAGAATTTTATGGGGAGCTTTTGAAAAAGGTTATACATTCAGTAAACCGCATGTTAAATCAGCTAAAATAGTTGGAGATGTTATGGGTACATATCACCCTCATGGTGACTCATCTATCTATGGCGCTCTTGTTAGATTATCTCAACCTTGGGTTATGAGATACCCTCTAATAGATTGGCATGGAAGTAATGGTAATATTGATGGTGATGGACCTGCGCATATGCGTTACACAGAAGCAAGATTATCAAAACTTGCGGAAGATGGTATGCTATTTGGTATAAAGAAAAGAAATGTTGATTTTATACCTAACTATTCAGAAGATGCTGAAGAACCTGTTACATTGCCTGCTATATTCCCTAACCTATTATGTAATCCAAACACAGGTATAGGTGTGGCTATGGCTTGTAATTTTGCCCCACATAATTTAAAAGAAGTTGCGCAAGCAATTCATGATTATAATGACGGTAAAGAACCTATGTTACCAGGCCCTGATTTCCCAACAGGAGGAGTAGTAATTAATAAAGATGATATTCCTTCTATAATGAGAACTGGTCATGGGACAGTAAGAATTAGAGCAAAATATAAAATTGAAAAGCAAAATATAGTATTTTATGAAATACCATATGGAACTTCAACAGAAGCTTTAATTGCGGAAATTGGTAAAGTAGCAGAAACTGATATACCTGATATAGAGAATATCCGCAACGAAAGTAATAAAAAAGGTTTAAGAATAGTTGTTGAATGCGAAAAAGGAGTTAACCCTGAAGCTATTGTTAATAAACTATTCCAATTAACTGATTTACAAAGCAGTTTTTCATACAATCAAGTTGCCCTTATAAACAAAACACCAACAGAAGTAAATTTAAAAGATTGTATTGAAATATACATGCAACATAATATTGACTGTTTAATTAAAGAATATGACTATGATTTAAAAGCTGCTGAAGCCCGCCTAGAAATAGTTAACGGTTTAATCAAAGCATTAGAAGACATTGATAATATAATTGCCTTTATTAAGAAATCTGAATCTAGTGCTGCAGCTAAGGATGGACTTGTAAAAGAATATAAATTTACTGAACCTCAAGCAAAATCAATAGTTGCTATGAGATTAGGTAGCTTAGCTAAATTAGAAAAGATAGAATTAAATGAAGAAAAGAACGAATTAACAAGTAAAATTGATGAACTTAATAAAGTTTTAGGTTCAACAAAACTACAAAAGGAAGTAATTCTTGAAAGATTAGATAATTTAGTAAAGAAATATGGAGATGCAAGAAAAACAGAATTAGCGCAAATAGTTGAAACAAAAGAAGAAAAAGAGATTGCGGCAGTTATCCCTGAAGATGTAGTAGTAATACTTTCACAAACAGGCGATATCAAAAGAATACCTAAAGCAAGTTTTAGAACTCAACGCAAAGGCGGAAAAGGAGTTAAAACTGCTGACGAAGCTATAATGGCTACAATTAAAACTAACACAACTGATACACTAATGCTATTCACAGATAAAGGAAAGATGTATAGAATACTAGTAGATAAACTACCAGTAGGGACAAATGTAAGCAAAGGCGCAAATATAGCAACACTTATTGCTCTTGAACCTAGTGAAAAAGTAATAGCAATTACTAATTTAGAAAGAGAAAATAATGCGCAATATGTAGTCTTTGTGACAAAACAAGGTTTAGTAAAGAAAACTTTATTAGAAGAATATATTAAAACAAAGCGCAATTCAGGTATAGCCGCTATTAATATTAAAGATGGAGATAGTATTGCTAATATTGAATTGATGAACGAAGAAGATTTAATCTTAATAACTAAGGGCGGATATTCAATTCACTTTGATACAAAATCAATAGCCCCAATAGGAAGAGTAACTGCTGGTCTAAAAGGAATTAAACTTGCGGATGGTGATGAAGTAGTTGCGGGAATTCCTATTAGAAACACTAACCAAACTATAGCAATTTTTAGCTCAATTGGAAATGGGAAAAAAGTTGAGATAAGTGAATTTCCTCTACAAGGCAAAGCGGGTAAGGGAGTTTGTATATATAAAACAAGCCCAGAAACTGGAGCTGTCGTTGGAGCAGTAGCCATAAGTGATGATGATAATATCCTATTGTTAGGTAAAACATCTATCTGCATATCAGCTACTGAGCTACCAAAATTAGGTAGAACTGCACTTGGTAATATAATGATTAAGAATGCACAAATAAATTCAATAGTAAAATTATAGGAGGAATTAATGGAAAAAAATATAACTTCAGCACATTACTATCAAGTATTGCCGGAAGAAAAAATTACAATTTCATTAGAAGAATATAAACAATTATTAATTATAAAAGGAAAATATGAGGAATTAAAATCACAAAAATCAGTGGTGCAACCTTTCAATCCAACAAAGATAACCTATACAGGTCCAGATGAAAAACAAACTGATTTAACTCCTCCATATAAAGTAACTTGTTAAAAGTTACTTTTTTGATTTATATAAAAAATAATGATATAATATTTATATAAAAAGGAGAAATAGCATATGGACAAAATGAAAGAATTAATTGAAAAATTAAATTATCATACAAAACTATATGATGAAGGTCATCCGGTTATTTCTGACAAAGAGTGGGATAATATGTATTTTCAACTTCAAGAGTTAGAAAAAGAAACTGGTGTATGCCTTCCAGACAGTCCTACTCAAAAGGTAGATTATCAAGTAATTAGCCAATTAAATAAAGTTCAACATAATCACCCTATGCTATCCCTTGATAAAACCAAAGATATAAGTGAAATATTGAGCTTCGTGAAAGATAGAAGCTTTATTGGCATGGCTAAAATGGACGGTTTAACTTGTTCATTAAGATATGTTAATGGGAAACTTGTATCTGCGGAAACGCGTGGTAATGGTATTGAGGGAGAAGATATAACTCACAATGCTTATGTTGTAAATGGTATTCCAAAGAGAATTCCTTACCAAGATGAATTAATTATAGATGGAGAAGTTATCTGCACTTATAATGATTTTGAAGAATTCTCTGATGAATATAAGAACCCGCGTAATTTTGCTAGTGGAAGTATAAGACTACTAGATAATGCAGAATGTGCTAAAAGACATTTAACTTTTGTTGCTTGGGACATTATTGGACATCCTAATTGGGAATACTTATCTTCTAAATTAGATTATTTAAAAACAATTAACTTTATAACAGTTCCATTTTTCATAGGCGGAGTTGGCAGCAACTTAGATGATTTAGAGCAACAATCTAATTTTATTAAAGATGAGTGCAAAAAATTAGGCTACCCTATTGATGGTTTAGTCTTCAAGTTAGACATTTGCGCAGAATATGAAGCAGAAGGTAGAACAGACCATCATTTAAAAGGTGGATTAGCATATAAGTTCTATGATGAAGAATATGAAACAACTCTTCAAGATATAGAATGGACTATGGGTAGAACTGGAATTTTAACTCCAGTAGCTATATTAGAGCCTGTTGAAATTGATGGAACAGAAGTATCTAGAGCTAGTTTACACAATATTAGTGTTATGGAAGATTTATTAGATGGATATGGCTGGAAAGGTCAGCAAGTATATGTTTATAAAGCAAATCAAATAATACCACAAATATCAAAAGCAGAAAAAGATATAGACAGAACAGATAATAAAGAGTATTTTGGTATGCCATTTACTTGTCCTATCTGTAATAAAGAAACTGAAATTAAACAAGAGAATGAAAGTAAAGTATTATATTGTGCAAATCCTAATTGTGAAGGAAAATTGTTAAACCGTATAGACCATTTCTTTGGTAAAAAAGGTTTAGATGCGAAAGGTTTATCAAAAGCAACAATTGAAAAACTTATGGATTTAGGGTGGATTAATTCAATTCAGGATATTTTCATATTATATGAGCATCGCAATGAGTGGATTAAGCAACCCGGTTTTGGTGCTAAATCCGTAGATAATATATTAACCGCCATTAAAAATTGTTGTTATTGTTCTTTAGAAGCAATTATATGCGCTGCCGGTATACCATTAGTTGGTGCATCTGTAGCAAAAGACTTAGCAAAAGAATTTAAAACATATGATAATTTTAAAGAACATTGCACAAACCCCGATTATGATTTTTCTAGTCTTGATGGTTTCGGGTATGAGATGAACAAATCATTAAAAAATTATAATTTTAATGAATTAGATTATATAGTTAAAAATTATTTAATAATTGAAAATAAAATAGAAATAAAAGAAAATAATAAAAAATTAGAAAATCTAACATTTTGTATTACTGGAAAAATAACAAATTGGAAAAATAGAGATGAGTTGGTTAAGTATATTGAAGACCTTGGTGGAAAATGCGTAGGCTCTGTTAGCGCAAATGTTAATTATCTAATCAATAATGATATTGAAAGCACTTCCGCTAAAAACAAAAAAGCTAAGGAATTACATATTGATATTATAGATGAAGAAACTTTTATAAAAAAATTTGACTTACAAAAATAATTTTGATATAATATATATGTAATAAATAAAAGATGAAGAAAGATTTTTATACATATAAAAAATAATAAAAAGTGTTGACAAAGATAAAATTTTTTGATATAATATATATGTAATAAAAAGATGAAGAAACATCAAAAATATAAGAAAAAGAGGAGAAATTATACAATGTTAAGTGAAAACGCAAAATTAGTTTACGAATTCGTAAAAGCAAATGATGGAAAAGATATTACAGCAGCTGATATAGCTGAAGGAACAGGATTAGGAGTTAGACAAGTTAATGGTGTTGTTACTTCTGCATTCTGCAAAAAAGGATTAATGGAAAGAATTCCAGCTGAAATTGAAACTGAAGAAGGACATAAACCTATCAAATTAATCAAATTAACTGACGCTGGTAAAGCATTCGACCCTAACGCAACAGACGCTGAATAATTAAATAATAAAAACTAGGTTTAATACCTAGTTTTTTATTTTGAAGGAGTTTTTATGGAATTATTCATAGCAATATTAGGCGCGATTGCGCTAATAGTGGGAATAATTTTAATATATGTTGCTAGTAAACAAATCAAACTTACTAGAGATGAAAACGAAACCATCCAAAAGGAGTTGACAGAACTCCAATTAAAGAAAATAGAAACTCAATCAGAAATAGACCAGAATAATGCAACGACTTTAAATCAACGCTTAATTCTTCATCAAATGCAAGAAACTGCAAAAGAGAGTTTTGAAGTTTATCATGATGAATTAGAACATCAATATCAAGAAGTTGATGAAGAATATGATGAATTAATTAAAAGATTGCAAGATATATATGATAATCAACAACAAGAAATATTACAAGCAATACAAGAGCAGAAAAAAGCATTAGAAAGTATTTCCGCAACTCGTAAAGCTGCAATGGATGCCCTATTGAAAGAACAAGAGATAAGAGAAAAAGAACAATTCTATTCTCTATCTCTTGATGAAGTAGATTTGCACGAAGCTAAAGTATTACGCAGTATTGAATCTGAATTACGTGACCCACGTCCCGTAAAAATGATTATCTGGCAAACTTATTATTCTAAACGCGCTAATGATTTAGCAGCTCGTGTATTAGGAACTGGCGCAGATGTTTGTGGTATATATAAAATTACAAATAAATTATCTAATTTATGTTATATTGGTCAAGCAAAAAATATCCGTGAACGTTGGAGAGAGCATATGAAATGCGGGTTAGGAATTGATACCCCTTCTAATAATAAACTATACCAAGATATGTTAAAAGATGATATTGACAATTTTACTTTTGAATTATTAGAGAAATGCCCTACTCAACAATTAGATGAAAAAGAGAGTTTCTATATAAAATTGTATCAATCTAAAGAATATGGTTATAATAGCACAGGAGGAAATAGAAAGTAATATTGACTTTTTTAAATAATAATGATATTATATAATTGAAAGGAGATTTTATGATATTTAATAAAATAAAAAGAGGTCTACAAAGAACAAAAACTTATTTAACATCAAGCGAAGAACTAATTAAATATTCAAAATTCACTAGTAGAGAAATTATATTGAATGAAATTAACCCTCAAACAGCAGAGGAAATAGATAGCATTATTAGACATTGGAATGAAGTAGATTTATATAATGTTACTGCATTCTCATCAAGAAAATCTATCAAAATATTTATTAATGCTCAAGATGGAGATTTAAATTCTGCATTATGTATTGCGGACTCAATTAAACTTTCTAAAACACCAGTAGATATAATTAATATTAATGTCTGCGCAGGAAACGCTATGTTAGTATATCTAGCCGGACATAAAAGATATTGTTATCCATCTGCAACTTTTGCATATAGATACCAAAATCCAATTATAGAAAGTATGAACTCTGAAGAACCTGACTCACCTCGCTTTAACAAAGCATCAGTCGAGGAAGCGCAGTTTACTATTATAAAGAACTTATTCATAGAGAGAACAAAAATAACTGAAAGTAAATTTAACAAACATATAGATAGTGGTTTCTGGTTCTCAGCTCAAACTGCAACTGACCAGTTTATATGCAACGAGATATTGAAAGAACACCATTTATTCAACTAGCCTCGCATGTGTGCAGGTTTTTTGACAAATATATAAATTTTTGATATAATATATGTGTATAAAAAAAAGTAAATAAAAAAGAAAAGGAGTAAAGAAAGTTATGAAGAAAATGATTAACAATGAGAGAGTAGAAGGAAGAGTATATCAACATAATTTAGTATTAAAGACAGTTCAAAATCCAGCATCTCCTAATCATGGTAAAGAGTTTATCTCTGGTAACCTTGAAATAGCAACAGATGAAGCTGGTTTAAATATAGTACCTGTTCACTTTACTTATGTAGTTGAAGTTACAAGTAACGGAAACACAAATGCAACTTATACTAACCTAAAGAAAATCATTGACGGTGGAAAAACTTGGATAGCTGATGGTAAAGATTCTGCTATGAAAGTAAGAATTGATACAGCATTAGCATTAAATGATTTCTACACACAAGATGATAGACTAGTATCTACAAAAGTTAATGAAGGTGGTTTTGTAACTATTCTTAGTGGTGAATTAGCACCAGAAGCAGAAAGAAATACTTTCGCAACTGATATGGTAATCACAGGAGTTAATAGAATAGAAGCTGACCCTGAAAAAAATATTAAAGATGATTATGTAGTAGTTAAAGGAGCAGTATTTGATTTTAGAAATAATCTTTTACCTGTTGACTACATAGTTAGAACAAATGAAGGAATGACTTACTTTGAAGATTTAGGCGCAAGTCAAAATGAACCTGTATTCACAAAAGTATGGGGTAAAATAACTTGTAACTCAGATGTTAGAGAAGTTAAGGAAGAAACTGCATTTGGTGAAGAAGCTGTAAGAACTTATGAAAGAAAAATTAAAGAATGGGTTATCACAGGAACTTCTAAAGTACCATATGAATTTGGTGAAGAAGGAGTTTTAACTGTTGAAGAACTTAAGAAAGCAGCACAAGATAGAGAAGTTCGTTTAGCTGATATTAAGAAACGTAGAGACGAGTATGCTGCAAGTAAAGCAACAACAACAACTACAACATCAGGAGCTACAATAGCACCTACAGCTAATGCAACAGTAGCAGCTACAACAACAAAAAGTTTTAACTTCTAATTGATAGGGGGTTATTCCCCCTTTTATTTGATAAGTTAAGTAAAGGAGGACTATATGGCAATTAATTTATTAGAAATAAAACCTCACAAAGTGAGTAGAGATTTAAGTACATATATCACCTATATCTATGGTGCAGCTGGAACTGGTAAAACAACATTAGCATCTCAAATGGATAAGTCATTATTATTAGCATTTGAGAAAGGATACAATGCAATTCCTGGTATCATAGCTCAAGATATTTCTTCTTGGGGTGAAATGAAACAAGTAGTAAGAGAATTAAAGAAACCTGAAGTAAAAGAAAATTTTAAATGTATAGTAGTAGACACAGTAGATATAGCCGCTTCATTATGTGAAAAATACATCTGTAACACTCTAGGTATTGAAAATATCGGAGATGGTGGATGGGCTGTTAATGGCTGGGCAAAAGTTAAGAAAGAATTTGAAGAAACATTTAGAACAATTTCACAACTAGGATATTCACTATTCTTTATTTCTCACGCTAAAGACAAAACATTCAAGAGACAAGATGGAACAGAATATAATCAAATAGTAACATCATTATCTACTGCTTATGATGAAATTATTAAAAATATGGTAGATATATTTGGATACGCGCATAATGTAGTTCTAGAAGATGGAACATCTAAAGTTATGCTTACTCTAAGGTCAGCAGATAATTCTGTAGATGCAAAGAGTAGATTTAAATATATTGAACCTGAAATAGAGTTCAACTATCAATCTTTAGTAAAAGCGCTTAATGATGCTATTGATAAAGAAGAAAAAATGAGTGGTAAAGCAGAATTGTTTACTGATGAAAAAGCAGTTGCAAAAACTTTACAAGAATTAGACTTCGATACTGTTATGAATAAGTTCAATGAAATAGTATCTAAAATAGTAAGTACTCATACTGAAGAAGAAATGACAAATAACTGGACACCTAAAATAGTTCAAATTACTGAAAAGTATTTAGGTAAAGGTAAAAAAGCTAGTCAATGCACTAGAGACCAAGTTGAACAATTAAATCTTATTGTGTTAGATTTAGAAGACTTGATTAAATAATGAAAGAAAGGAGAGAAGATAATAAAGTTCAAAATATTATCTTCTCTTTTATTTATTTTTAAGACAGAGGTGATGAGCATGGCTAAAAAGCTCGTTAAATGTAAATATTGTCAACAGGTATTTGATAGAAATGCAGAACCCTTTGTAGATGTAGGCGGAAGAAGATATGCGCATAAAGAGTGCTATGATAAGTACCAAGCATCAATTCCGCAACAAGAACAAGATTATTTAGCGCTTGAAACTTATATAAAGCGTTTATTTAAATTAGATACCATATCCGCAAAAATAAGAAAACAAATTAAGGATTATAGAGAAGATTATAATTACACATATTCAGGTATGTTAAAAACTCTATATTGGTGGTATGAAATTAAAGGGAATACGACTGAACTAGCAAATGAAGGTATAGGTATAGTGCCGTTTGTTTATGATGATGCATGTAAATATTATTATAATATATACCTTGCAAAATTAGCGAATGATACTAAAACAACATATCAACCTGTAGTTACAACGGTGGAGATTGCCTCCCCTAGAGTATATGTGCAAAATAAACGACTTTTTGAATTAGAGGAGGAAGGTAAAAATGAGTAGTAAATATGTAGATGTCTCAGCAATTATTCAAGTTATCGGTTGTATCTATCAAAATCCTACTCTATTAGATAATGAAAATTACTTCTTTCACGAAGATGATTTTACTGAAGAATTCCATAAAATATTATTTGGTTCTATATATAACTTACACGCGCTTGGCGCAAAAGAAATCTCTGTTAATACAATAGAAGATTATTTAAAAGATAGACCAAAGAGCTTAGCTGTATATAAAAATTATAAAGGTGCAGAATATTTAGAAAAAATATCACAAAATATTCAACTTTCTACTTTTGATTATTATTATCAAAAGATGAAAAAAATGACTTTATTAAGAATGTATAGCAACGCGGGAATGGATTTATCTTGGTTATATGATGTAGATAATATTTTAGATGCAAAAAAGAAACAAGCTCAAGAAGATTGGTTAGATAATTCATCTCTTGACGCTATTGCGGATTTAATAGATAAAAAAATAACTGAAATAAGAATGAAATATGTAGATGATTCTAATGAGGATTTCATTCAAGCAGGAGATAAAGTCAACGAACTTATCGAAAGTTTACAAAAAAGACCTGAGATTGGTTACCCAATGTATGGCCCTTACATTAACACAGTTACGCGTGGAGCTCGTTTAAAGAAATTCTATTTACGTTCTGCGGCTACAGGTGTTGGTAAAACTCGTAGTATGATAGCTGATTCATGCTCTATTGCATGCGATAGAATATATGATTCAGAACAAGGAAAATGGATAGACAATGGAACGAAAGAACCTACTATGTTTATCACAACAGAGCAAGAAGTAGATGAGATACAAACAATGATGCTTGCGTTCTTATCTGATGTAAACGAAAGCCATATAATTTATAACAACTATGAAGAAGGAGAGCTAGAAAGAGTTCTATATGCAGCAGAGTTATTGAAAAAATGTCCAATCTACATTAAGAAACTTCCTGACTTTTCTATGAAGGACATCGAAAACACTATTAAATTTGGTATACATGAATGGGATGTACGATATATCTTTTTCGATTACTTACATACGTCAATGAAGATATTGAGTGAGGTTACATCGAAAACAGGAATAAAAGGTTTAAGAGAAGATAATGTATTATTTATGATTTCTATTAAACTTAAAGACCTATGTAATGAATATGGTGTGTTTATCTTAACTGCTACACAGTTAAATGCTGATTACACTACCGCTCAACAATATGACCAAAACCTATTGCGTGGTGCTAAATCAATAGCCGACAAAATTGACTTAGGTATGATTATGCTTAAGACAAGTAAAGAAGATAAAGAAGCCTTAAGAGAAGTTATAGCGCGCTTTAAATTTGAAGAGCCCGCAATAAAGATTTCAGTATATAAAAATCGTAGAGGACAATACAAAGATATATTATTATGATGTAAGGCAAATCAAGGAACATGTAGAGTAATACCTATGTTCGCTACTGATTATAATTATCAGCTAATAGATTTACCTGATTTACAAATAAATGTAAATCCAAAGATGCAGGTTTCCGCTTTCTAATTGACTATTTTAATAATTTATTATATAATTATTATATATAGGAAAAGAGGTGTTCATATGGACAATCTTAAAGAGTGGTCAGAAAACATCAAAAATAGTTTAACAATAGACCAAGTAAAGGAATTGTTATATGCCCTAGGCGGAGACCCGGTCATCAAAGGAGAGCTAATAATATCAAGGACTTTGTGTCATGGCGGAAGTAGCCATAAGCTATATTATTATGACAACACAAAGTTATTTAGATGTTATACAGAGTGTTCAGATACCTTTGATGTTTTTGACTTTATAATAAAAGTAAAAAAATTAAAAAATATTGAATATACATTAATGCAATCAATTAATTTTATTATAAATTTCTTTGGATTAAATGTTTCTTTTAATAATGAAGTATATAGCAGCGCAGAAACTGACGATTGGAAAATATTAAATAATTATGAGAAGAAACAAGAAACAAAAGAAGAGAGAATTGTAGAATTTAAATATTATGATGATAAGATATTAAGATATTTACCGCGTCCTAAGATTCCAGCATGGTTAGATGAAGGAATCACACAGGAATCAATGAATCATAGTGGTATTGCTTTTGACCCAGTTAACTGGGGTATAGTAATCCCGCATTATAATATTGATGGTAAGTTAATTGGTATCAGAGAAAGAACAATGATAAAAGAAGAAGAAGCTAATGGTAAGTATAAACCTGCGATATTAAATTATCAAATGTATAATCACCCATTAGGTTTCAACTTATATAATTTGAATAATAGTAAGCATAATATAAGAAGAATGAAAAAAGTAATTGTATTTGAAGGAGAAAAGAGTTGCTTATTATATCAATCATACTTTGGTTTTGATAATGATATAAGTGTTGCAGTTTGCGGAAGTAACTTAACTAACTATCAAGTACAGCTCCTACAATCACTAGATGTAGAAGAAATTGTTGTTGCTTTTGATAAGCAATTTAAAGAAATAGGGGATAATGAATTTAAAGGTTGGACAAAAAAATTAAAAGATATAAATAAGAAATATAGTCCTTTAATTAAAATTAGCTTTATGTTTGATAAATGGAATTTATTAGGCTATAAAGATAGTCCTATTGATAAAGGACCAGATACATTTTTAGAGTTGTTTGAAAGGAGAATAATAATATAATGAATTATAATGATAAGAATACAACAGTAGTTCGTAGCGGAGGAATAGGATTTTGTGGATTGTTAACAATAGCATTTGTAGTATTAAAATTGTGTGGAGTTATTAATTGGGGTTGGCTATGGGTATTAGCACCACTTTGGATTCCAGCAGCATTAGTCGTATTATTCTTAATTATCTTTGTAATAATTGCAATGATTTTGAATTAGGTGAAATAGATAATGCAATACAAATTAATAAAACCTATTAATCCATTATATAATACAATAGAACAAATATTAACAAATAGAAATATCCCTTATGAAGAAGTTGCGCATTATCTAAATACAACAGATGCAGATATAAATAAACCAGAGGCGCTTGGGCAAGATTGTCTAGTGAAAGCAGCTCGAACGCTTCTTACTCACATTAAAAATAATGATAATGCTTTAGTAATAGTAGATTGCGATTGCGATGGATTTACCGCATCCGCAGTATTAATTAACTATCTTCATGATTTATTCCCTGCTTGGGTTGAAAATAACTTAAAGTGATGGGTGCACGAAGGAAAACAGCATGGAATTAATGATTGTATGGACTATATCAATTATAGAGATTTTGAATTAATTATAGTTCCAGATGCTGGTTCCAATGATTATGATGCGCATTTGACACTTAAAGGTCAAGGTAAAGATATTATTATCTTAGACCACCACTTAGCTAATAAAGTAAGTGAATATGCAATAGTTATAAATAATCAATTAAGTGATTATAGTAATAAAGATTTTTCAGGAGTTGGTATAGTATGGCAATTTTGCAGATACTTAGACCAACAATTAGGCGGTAACAACGCAGATAATTATATAGACCTAGTAGCTTTAGGTAACTGCGGAGATATGATGAGCCTAACATCAATAGAAACAAAACATATTATAACAAAAGGTTTTGAACCTGAAAATATTCATAACCCATATCTATATGAGTCATGGCAAAAAAATAAGTTTAAATTAGGTGAGCACCTTACTTCAATAGGAGCAGCCTTTTATATAGTTCCCCTAGTTAATGCAGTTCAACGTAGTGGAACAATAGAAGAAAAAGAATTGCTATTTAAGTCAATGCTTAAGTATGAAGCTTTTAAAATGGTTCCATCTACTAAGCGCGGACATGCGCCTGGTGAAATGGAAAGAATAGTTGACCAAGCAATTAGAACTTCTAATAATGTAAAGAATAGACAGACAAGAGAACAAGATAAAGCTATGGAAGATTTAGAAAGACAGATGAAGTCTGACAATCTACTTGACCATAAAGTTATATTGTTTACTCTTGATAGCGGAGCAATAGATAGAAATATAGCAGGTCTTATAGCAAATAAGTTAGCTAATAAATATCAACGTCCATGTTGCATATTATTTGATACTCCAGAGGGATATCAAGGCAGTGCGCGCGGATATGAAATGACTGGTATAACTAATTTTAAGACTATATGCGAAGAGTCTGGGGCGGAATGGTGCCAGGGACATGAAAATGCATTTGGTATGTGTTTGGCGGCAGAGGCGGTTCAAGAGTTCTTAACCAAGACTGACGCAGCATTAGCAAGCATTTCCGCAGAGCCAGTATATTATGTAGACTATATCTACACAGGAGCAGACGTTCAAGCTAATGATATTCTTACTATTGCTAGTCTTAGTGATTTATGGGGAAAAGATATGGATGAACCATATATCGCAATAGAAAATTTAAAAGTTAGTAAAGATATGGTAACAGTTTATAGAAAAACAAGTAATACATTAAAAATAACATTACAAAATAAAATAAGTTTAATGATATTTAATGCTACTGATAAAGATTGTGAAACATTTGAAGAATTTGATACGGCTTATATATCAATCAACGCAGTAGGAAAATGTAATATAAATGAATGAAATGGAATAAGAACTCCACAATTATTTGTAGAAGATTATGAAGTAGTAGGTTCAGGTAAATATTTGTTTTAATTGATTTTTATAAAGAAATATGATATAATTATAATATAAAGGAGGAGTTATGGAATTAAACGACAAGCAAAAGCAAGGTTTGCAAATTGCTGTTGATAGATACAACGATGGTTCTAAATATACAGTCATAGCTGGATATGCAGGAACAGGGAAATCAACACTAGTTAAATTTATCATATCGGCCCTCCCAGATATAGACCCTGAATTAGATGTGGTATATACATCGTTCACAGGTAAAGCAACACAGGTCTTACAAAAGAAAGGTAATAAAAATGTAAGCACTTTACATAAACTCTTGTTTGAGAGTATACCTCGTCCTGATGGGACATTCTTTCGTAAACCTGTGGAGATAGTACCTTATAAAGTAGTAATAGTAGATGAAGTGTCTATGGTACCAAAAGATTTATTGCAACGATTAGCAAGTTATCCTGTGCATATTATATGTTTAGGAGACCCTGGTCAGTTGCCACCAGTTGACAAAAGTGAAGATAACCATTTATTAGATAATCCGCATATCTTCCTAGATGAAATTATGCGTCAAGAGGCGGAAAGTGAGATTATTAAATTAACAATGGATATTCGTGAAGGAAAACCACTTAATCATTATATCGGTCAACAAGTTCAGATATTAGATAAAGATGAATTATCAACAGGAATGTTAGAATGGGCTGACCAAATAATATGCGCCACTAATGCAACAAGAGTTGCACTAAATAATCAAATGCGTGACTTGTTAGGACATGAAGGCGACCCTGAAGATGGAGACAAAGTTATTTGTTTAAAGAATAACTGGGAGGTCTTTTCAAACGATGATAACCCATTAGTTAATGGAACTATTGGTTATTTAAACAATAGCTTCAGTACTTATATTAACCTACCTGGTAGAATAACTAGCGATGGCAAAGCTAAGAAATTAGATATTATTCATGCGGAATTTATATCAGATACAGGTGAAAGCTATGGCGAATTAGAAATGGATAAGAAATTAATCTTAACAGGTGAGCCGGGATTAGATTGGAAGACTACATATAAGATGCGTAGGAATTGGCGCTATATGAATATGGTGCCTGACCAGTTTACTTATGGATATGCTATCACTTGCCACAAAGCGCAAGGCAGTGAATGGGATAAGGTCTTGGTTATAGAAGAGGGGTTCCCTTATGTTTTAGAAGAGCATAAGAGATGGTTATATACAGCTTGTACCAGAGCTGCAAAGAAATTGGTAATAATAAGAAAATAGAGGAGAGATAGAATGAGTAAATTATATAAGATTGACAGAGTAGTAGATGACAGATGGGCAATATGGTATCAAGAAATAAATGCCAAAGGTAAATTAGGAGTATATAAAATTATTGATTTATACCCTGGAACAAGACCAGCTAAATTTGCTTTTAGATGGAAAGTAAATGGAAGCAAAAGTCAAGAACAACTAGATAGTCAAATTATTTTCAATGCTATCAAAAACTTTTATAAAAATAATGGTGGTTTCCATCCTAAGCATAGAACAACAGAAGAATCTGCATAATGAGAAATATAAATAATTGTCAAGAACTTGCGGAATTGCAATTAGTAGCCCCTTGTAAAGCAAAAAGAATTGGTAATCATTTTATTGTTGATGAAGCTTTAACAATAAATATCCCTATTAGCAAAAAAGGTGCAGTTGCAGTTGTGCAATTTGAAAAGAAAAAAGAAATTAAAGATTTAATTAGATGTTTAAAGACTATGCTAAAGGAAGAAAATAATGAAAATAAGGACTAGTTACTTTTATCAAATTAGAAATTTTAATCGTAATATGATTCCCATATCCACAGCGTTGTGGGACCCAACTTGGTTTCACGCAAACCAAGGAGAGAATCATATTTTTTATAATGCAAGAAAAATTCTAAATGGTGTAAGAATTAATCCTATTATTCAAGCTGGTAAGAAATGTGGAGAACAAGAACCTGTCCCATGCCCTTGCCAAGAAAAAAATTTTACAATTTGTTCTTTTTTAAGTAATTATAGAAAGAATTTAGATAAAATAGATTTTGATGAGATGATTGCGGATATGCGCAATCTCGCCGATAAATATGCAAAAGATAATAATATTGAAGAAGAAATAATTTTAGTTTTAATAGTATATGAAGCACCTGGTAATATGTGTAGTGAACGTATTCCTTTGCAAGAATATTTTACTAAACATGGATGGGAATGTAAAGAGCTGGATTATCCAATAAATAACTTAGCCTCCATCAAACACTTACCATTTGACTTTTAATTAAAAAAATGATATAATATTATTATAAGATGGAAAAGGAGGAAAAAATGGGAAATAGATTTGAAGTTCACTCACATACACATTATAGTAATTTGCGTTTGCTTGACTCAATCAATAGACCTAAAGATTTAATCAACAGAGCTATTGAATTAGGGTTATCAGGTATCGCAATAACTGACCATGAATGTGTATCCTCTCATCCAGAGATAAACTTTTATCAATCTGAAGTAGAGAAAGAGAATCCTGATTTTAAAATAGCATTAGGAAATGAAATATATTTAACAGACACGCGTGATATGGGGCAAAGATATTATCACTTTATTTTGATTGCAAAAAATAAAGAAGGTCATAGAGTATTGAGAGAATTATCATCAAGAGCGTGGATGAATAGTTATTGGGATAGAGGTCTTGAAAGAGTCCCAACATTAAAAAGTGATATTGAAGAAATAATGAAAAAGTATCCTAACAGTTTGATAGCAACAACAGCATGTTTAGGAGGAGAGTTGAGTGTTAATACATTGGCGCTTATTACAGCAGAACAAACGGGGGATACAAATGGTGCGGCAATCGCACATAATAATATAGTAAACTTCTTATTATGGGGTAAAGAAGTGTTTGGAGAAGGTAACTTTTATATAGAATGTGCACCAGGAACATCAAGAGAACAAGTTTTAGTTAATAAAAGATTTCCTGCTATTGCAAAAGCATTTGATTTGAAAATGGTAATAGGGTCAGATGCGCATTATCTTAAAAAAGAAGATAGATATGTTCATAAAGCATATCTTAACAGTAAGTTTGGAGAGCGTGAAGTAGATGAGTTCTATGAATTTGCATATCTTCAAACAAATGATGAAATTAAAGAACATTTGGCAGCATCTGGTTTTGATAATGAGTTCGTTGAACAAATGTTTGAAAATAGTTATGAAATTTGGAATAAAATAGAAAAGTATAGTTTAGCACATGCGCAAACTATTCCGCAAGTTGAAGTAAAAGAATATGGTAAAACAGACCAGTTAAAAGATTATCCAATATTAAATAGTATGTATATGTCTGATGACAAAATTGAAAGATATTGGGTTAATGAATGTGTTAATAAATTAATCACAAAAGATTTGTATAATGAAACATATTTGAGTAGACTTGAGGAAGAGGCAGATATTAAAAGAACAATTAGTGGTAAGTTAGGAACAAATATGTTTGCATATCCAGTAACTTTACAGCACTATGTTGATTTGTTTTGGAATTGCGGAAGTATCGTAGGAGCAGGACGTGGTTCAAGTTGTTCAGGTTTGAATCACTATCTATTAGGTATTACACAGCTTGACCCAATTAAATGGGAACTTCCATTCTGGCGTTATTTAAATAAAGAACGTGTAGAATTAGGTGATATTGACTTAGATTTATGTCCAAGTAAGCGTCCTAAGATATTAAATGAAATTAAAAAAGAAAGAGGACAAAACTTCAAGAGTGATATAGATGAATTAAGTCGTAAGAATTTAGGATGTACATTAATAGCAACATTTGGAACAGAAGGAACTCGTTCAACAATCTTAACTGCATGCCGCGGTTATCGTAGTGAAGAGTATCCAGATGGAATAGATGTTGATACAGCGCAATATTTAAGTTCACTTATCCCAAGTGAACGTGGATTCTTATGGCCTCTTGCAGATGTTATAAATGGGAATGAAGATAAAGGTCGTAAGCCAATTAAAACATTTATAAATGAAGTAAATTTATATCCTGGTCTATTAGATATAATGGACGGAATTGAAGGATTGATAAATAAAAGAAGTTCACATGCTTCAGGAGTTATCTTATTTGATGAAGACCCATATGAATTTGGAACATTTATGAGAACTCCAAGAGGTGAAGTAATCACATCATATGACCTACATATGTGTGAAGCATGTGGTATGACAAAGTATGATTTCTTAGTAACAGAAGTTCAAGATAAATTAGCAGAAGCAATCAGAATGTTGCAAGATTATGGTGAAATTGAGAGTGACTTGACATTAAGAGAAATTTATGATAAGTATTTTCACCCAAGTGTATTGCCTATTGATGATGAAGATATATGGAAAGTTCTTCAAGAGAATAGTGTATTAAATATCTTCCAGTTTGATAGTGATGTTGGCGGACAAGCGGCTAAGAAAATTAAGCCGGGGTCAATGTTAGAAATGGCAGACGCAAATGGATTAATGAGATTAATGACAGCAGAAAAAGGTCAAGAAACTCCAATGGAAAAATATATTAGATTTAAGAATGATATCTCATTGTGGTATAAAGAAATGCGCGAATATGGTTTAACTCAAGCGGAGCAAAAAACATTAGAGCCATATTTTAAAACTTCATATGGAGTTCCGCCAAGTCAGGAACAATTAATGAAGATGTTAATGGATGAGAATATATGTGGATTTACATTAGCAGAAGCGAACGCAGCACGTAAAGTTGTTGGTAAGAAACAAATGAGTAAGATACCTGAACTTCGTCAAAAGGTATTAAATCAAGCTAAATCTCCATGTTTAGGCAATTATGTATGGACATGTGGTATCGGTCCTCAGATGGGATATTCATTTAGTATCATCCACGCATTAGCATATAGTTTCATCGGTTTTCAAACAATGTATATTGCAACAAGATGGAATCCTATCTATTGGAACACAGCGTGTTTAGTAGTTAATAGTGGTAGTCTTGAAGATGGTGATGAGTTTGAAGAAGATGAAGAAGGAAATGTAGAAAAGAAAGAGCGCGGAACTGATTATGGTAAAATAGCAAAAGCTATTGGTGATATTATATCAAGAGGAATTAGAGTTAGTTTAGTTGATATAAATAAATCATCATATAGTTTTGAACCAGATGTAGAAAATAATGAAATCTTATTTGGTATGAAAGCATTAAATAATGTTGGAGGTCCGATTATCGACCAGATTATTGCGAACCGTCCATATAGCGGTATACAAGATTTTATGGCAAGATGTCCACTTAACAAAAGCGCAATGTTTAGTTTGATTAAAGCAGGAGCTTTTGATAAGTTAGAAATAGATTTAGGAAAAGAATTAGGTATTGAACCTCGTATGGCGGTTATGGCATATTATATCTCAAAAGTGTGTGAAGCAAAGAAAAGAATAACTTTACAAAACTTTAATGGTTTAATACAACATAATTTAGTTCCTAGTGAATTAGATTTGCAAAAGAAAACATTCTTGTTCACAAAGTATTTAAAAGCAAATAAAAAGACAGGAAAGTATTATGTCTTTGATAGCGAATGTGAAGAATTTTATAATAAGTATTTTGACTCTGACCAGTTAGAAATAATAAATGGATTAACTTGTATCTTACAAGACAGATGGGAAAAAATTTATCAGGCGCAAATGGATAGTGCGCGTGATTGGATTAGAGATAATCAAAGTCAAATATTGAGAGATTTTAATGACTTGTTATTTAAAGAATGTTGGGATAAATATGCGTTAGGTAACATTAGCGCGTATGAAATGGAAGCATTATGTTTCTATTATCATGAGCATGAATTAGCGCATATTAATAAAAGTAAGTATGGTGTTATAGATTTTGATTCACTTCCTAGTGAACCTATTGTTGACACATATTTTAAAAGAAATGGACACGAACTACCGATTTATAGAATACATAAAATAGTTGGAACAGTTATAGGTAAGAATGATACACGTTCATCTGTAACATTATTAACTCCAACAGGTGTAGTAAATGTTAAATTTACAAAAGATTATTTTACAATGTATAATAGACAATTAAGTGAAATGGGAGAAGATGGAACAAAGCATGTAACTGAAAAAGGTTGGTTTACAAGAGGTGTCAAATTGTTAGTAGCGGGGTTCCGCAGAGATGATACATTTGTAGCAAAAACTTATAAGAATACAGGTTTCCATCAATTATATAAGATAACATCTATTGATGAGAAAGGAAATGTAGAACTTACTCACGATAGAGAGGGGGTTATGTCAGATGAATAAAATAAAAATAATTGCACTATTCGGTAAAAGCGCCGCTGGTAAAGATACACTACAAAAAATGATGTTAGACCAAAACACTAATTATCATAAAGTGGTTAGTTGCACAACACGCCCTAAAAGAGATTATGAAGAAGAAGGAGTAGACTATTTCTTCTTAACCGAAGATGAATTTACTAGAAAAACAATTAGTGGAGATATGTTGGAAACAACTATCTTCCGCAATTGGTTTTATGGTACTCCTATTGACGGATTAGACCCAGATAAAACTAACGTAGGTGTATTTAATATATCAGGTATTGTTAATATGTTAAAAGATGATAGATTAGATGTGCATCCTGTATATGTTCAAGCGACAGACAAAACTAGACTTATCCGCGCACTTAAAAGAGAAGAAAATCCAGATTGTGCAGAGATATGTAGACGTTATATGACAGATGAGGAAGATTTTCAAGATATTCCTTTTGAATATAAAGTTTTTGATAATGAACGCGAATTAGATTTGCAAGACTTAAAATTAAGCAGAAGTAAATAATTATTTACTTTTGTTTTTCATATAGATATAAAGGTTAAATCCTTGAAATAATTAAATACTAAGGAGGAACTTATATGAACGTTATTAAACGTGATGGGAGAGTTGTGCCATTTGACTCTTTTAAAATCAAGAACGCAATTTTGAAAGCGTTTCAAGCAGTAGATGGCGAGATTACAGATTATGCGCAAGCAAAAGCAGAAAACATAGCAGACTATATTGAAGGATACTATTTAGATGTTGATGAGACACCTGAAATAGAGGAAATTCAAGATTTAGTTGAAAAAGGTTTAATGAGTTGTAAGCGCAAAGACGTAGCAAAAGAATATATTCTTTATAGAGAAGAGAGAAGTAAAATAAGAAATAAAAACTCTCATTTAATGAAGGATATAAAAGAAAAGATTGAAGCATCAAATGTTCAAAATCAAAATGCTAACATTGATGAATATTCATTCGGTGGCCGTATGGGAGAAGCAAGGTCAGCGCTTATGAAAGACTATGCGCTTAATTATCTAGTTTCACCAATGGCTAGAGAGAACCATTTAAATAATGAAGTATATATTCATGATTTAGATGCATATGCAGTTGGTATGCACAACTGTTTAACTGTTCCTTTTGATATGTTATTAGCAAAAGGTTTCAATACTAGACAAACAGATGTAAGACCAGCGCGCTCAATTAACACAGCATTTCAATTAGTAGCTGTATTATTCCAATTACAATCTTTACAACAATTTGGAGGCGTTAGCGCTAGTCATTTAGATTGGACTATGGTTCCATATGTAAGATTATCATTCAAAAAACATTGGATTGATGGAATGAGATATATTGAACATGTAGGTTTAGAATTAGTCGATGGTTTATCTATTGATGATGAAGTTTATACTTCTCATCCAAACGCATATAGATATGCAATGGATATGACTGAAAAAGAATTAATGCAAGCAGTTCAAGGTATGTATCATAATTTAAATACATTACAATCTCGTAGCGGAAATCAATTACCATTTACATCAATTAATTATGGGACTTGCATTTTACCTGAAGGTAGAATGGTTACAAAAGCATTACTAGAAGGTTCTATTGAAGGTGTTGGTAAAGTTAGAAAAACTCCTATATTCCCATGCGGTATCTTCCAATGTATGAAAGGTGTCAATCGTAAACCTGGAGACCCTAACTATGATTTATTTAAGTTAGCCCTTAAATCAACAGCTCAAAGATTATATCCTAACTATGTTAATGTAGACTGGTCTGTTAATGCTGGATACGATGTTAATGACCCTAAAACTTATGTATCTACAATGGGATGTAGAACATATAATGGTAGCGATATAAATGCAGAATCTGGAACTAATCCACAAACTAAAGATGGTCGCGGAAATATATGTCCAGTAACAATAGTGATGCCAACATTAGCTATGGAAGCAGATAAAGATGTTGAAAAATTTATGGAATTACTAGACAAAAAAATCCATGAAGCAAGAGATATGTTATTAGAAAGATATCAATGGATAATTAGTCAATCACCTGAATCAGCAAAATTCATGTATGAAAATAATATCATGCTTGGGTATGATGGAAAAACAGTTGAAAGTGCAATGAAACATGGTACTCTTGTTATAGGTCAAATTGGATTGGCGGAAACATTACAAATCTTGTTGGGTTGTGACCATACCGAACCAAGAGGGATGGAATTAGCGAAAAGAATTGAACAATTATTTAAAGACAGATGCGCACAATTTAAAAAAGAATTACATTTAAATATTGGTGTTTATTATACGCCTGCTGAAAATATGTGTTATACATCAATGAAAAAATTTAAAGATAAATATGGAATTATTCCTAATGTATCTGACAGAGATTACTTCACTAATAGTATACACGTACCAGTATGGAAAGAAATGAGCCCATTTGAAAAAATTGATATAGAAAGTCAACTAACAGGATATAGTAATGCAGGATGTATTACATATGTTGAATTAGAGGGCGGAGTTAAAAATAATCTTGAAGCTCTTGAAACAATAGTAAACTATGCAATGGATAAAGATATCCCTTACTTTGCAATTAATGTTCCAAATGACACTTGCTTAGATTGCGGATATACTGATGAATTTAATGATGAATGTCCAATGTGTCATAGTAAACATATTCAACAATTACGTAGAGTAACTGGATATCTAACAGGAGATTATAAAACTGCCTTTAATAAAGGTAAAATTCAAGAAACCGAACAAAGGTACAAACACAGCAAACTATTGGAGAATTGAAATGATTAGGGTTGCTGGTTTGAATAAAAATGACGTCATTAATGGTGAAGGAGTAAGCGTAAGTTTATTCCTTCAAGGTTGTCATTTTCGCTGTCCTGGATGTCATAATCCAGAAGCATGAGACCCAAATGGAGGTCAAGCTTGAGTGGAAGATGAATTAATTGAATATATCATTTCCGCAATAGCAGATAATGGAATTCAAAGAAATTTAAGTATTCTTGGAGGAGAACCTCTTGATACTGATGAAAAAATAGAATTTGTAAAACAACTTATATATAAAGTTAAAGACAAGTATCCAAATATTAAAATAGCAATTTGAACTGGATATGAATATAAAGATTTAAAAATTAATTCTAGTATGACTTATATATTAAAAAATATAAATTATTTAATTGATGGCCCTTATATGCAAGACAAGCGTGACATAACTTTGAAATGGCGCGGCAGCCGCAATCAACGTATTAGAATTTTAAGATAATAGGAGAGAAAATGATAGAATTTTTAAAAGTTGCTTTCCCCGCTATGATGGTAATAGGCGCAGGTGGAAGTTTAATAGTTAATATAGTTACTAAAGGTGATTGGCCTGTATCTTTACAATGGCTTGGAGCATCTTTATTATATACAGGATTATTGTTTAGAAATAAATAGGAAAGGGGACTAAGTTTTTACTTAGTCCTTTTTTTGCTATAAGGAGGTCGTGGTATGGAAAATAGAAAAGAAATATGTGATAAGATTTATTATATGGCTAAAAAGAAAAAATCATTTTTAGAAATTTGTGAAAAATTAGAATTAAATGATTATGAAGTAGCCGGTTTAATAGTTCTTATGACGCAGGAAGGATACAACATAGATTTTGTCAACAATGAGGTTGTTGTTCGCAAAACACCACCTAAACATGAAGATGTATATCAATTACCTAATAATTTAGAACATTTAAAATTATTACTTATTAGTGATACACATCTAGGTAGCAAATATGATAGAATGGATATATTAAGATATTTATATGATAAAGCAGAAGAAAAAGGTATAAAACATATACTTCACTCTGGTGACTTTACAGATGGTCGCTCTACAAGACCTGAACAAGTATATGAATTGCGTGAACCATCATATGAAGGTCAAGTTGACTATTGCGTAAGTAAATATCCTACATTTAGTGGAAAAACTTATGTTATTCAAGGAAACCATGATGACTGGTGGTATAAAAGCGCTGGTAGCGAAATAGTTAAGACAATAGCCAAACAAAGAGATGATATAGTTTATCTTGGTGCGGATATTGCGGATATGCGTATTGGAAATCTTAAGATTAGATTGTTTCATGGCTCTGGAGGAGGCGCATATGCTAAATCATATAAATTACAAAAATATTTAGATACGATTCCTGTTGCAGAAAGACCTGATATCCTACAAACAGGTCATATACATCAAGCATTCTATATGAAACAAGATAAAACACATTGTTTCCAAACTAGTTGCTTAGAAGACCAAACTCCATATTGCAGAAGTATGGGATTGTCAAATGATAAGTCAGCCTGGTGAGTTGATGTAGATTTTGACGATAAAGGAAATATACATAAGATAACCCCTGAATTAGAAGAATTTGGAACTAAAAAGTTAAGTAGGAGAAAATAGAATGAAAGAACTTACAAAAGATATGATACAAATTTACAACCTAGATGCTTTAGGTTATGATTTTATGGGATATACATTTAAAAATCCTAAAGAATTAAGTTTTCATCATTTGATAATACCAAGAAAAGATAGTCAAAAAGAAGGCATTGGAGATGGTTATGTCTGGTGGAATGGCGCCATACTTGTGCGCAATACCGCCCATGATTATTTGCACCGCATTCAAGAAGTAGATAGAGAAACTTTCTTATGAATTACTGACCAAATGGTATTAGAAAACGTAAACAAAAAAATAACTAGAGAGTCTTTGTTACGTATCCGCGAACTTCTTTTATCTTTTGAAGAAAAACATGCTGATGATACCTATGATAATGGTAAACGCTTAATCAAGAAAGAATTTATAAATAATCGAATTCCTTTATAATTTTGACTTTTTATAAAATATATGATATAATATTTATATAAGTGAAAAGAGGAATTATTTTATGATGAAAAGAATATTGAATTATAATAATGAAGAAGACAGACAAATATTATCACAGACTAGCGCTGAAGTGACAGACTTCAATAGCGAAGAGTTTAAACAACTTATCCAAGATTTAAAAGATACTTTTGATGTAATACAAGATGCGCGTGGAATATCTGCAATCCAAATTGGAGTGCCTTTAAGAGTATGCATTTGTAAATGGGGAACTATGTATGTTGTAATGGCTAACCCAACATTTACAAGAGTAAGAGGTAGTCAAGATTATGTTGAAGGTTGCTTAAGCGTACCCGGTGTATTTAAGAAAATTACTAGGTATCAAAAAGTATGGTGTTCATATATAGATGAAAATGGAAATCCTGCGGAAATAGCTGAAGGCGGCCGCATGAGTGATATTATTCAGCATGAAGTTGACCATATGAATGGAAAGTGTTTATTATATGATGAAACGTAAGTATTATAATTCTAAAGATTATAAAACAAGATATGCTAAAATTAATAGATTAAAAATTGTATATAATAGATTTAATTTTGAAATAATGAATTTCTATACTATTACAAAAGCAGAAACAATGTGTGATATAATATATCAAACTTTGGAAAGAATGGATAATTACAGAACTGCGCGTAATATAAATTCATTTATAAAACAATGGTTATTTTTTAATAAAATATATAAACTATTTACTATTTTAAATAAAAAAAATCCATATAAATATAGATTTCATTATAAATTAAATATTTTTCAAACAATTTTATTAAATATAGTAAGCATATTCTCGATTGAATATTGGAAATATTTTCTTAACTATACAAAATATGAATATTACTATCATATCAATAAAGGAGATTTATTAAAATGGATGAAGAAAAAAAGACACAAGAAGTTGAATTCGGAACTCTATATGATGTAAATAAAAATTTAGTTAAACAAAAAGAAATTAAACTAAGTGAAGCTGTGCTAAATAGCAAAAAATTAATAGTTAGAGATTTTATCTATAATCAAAACAATAATTATTATATGCTACTTTGTAATGAAAGAAAAGATTATACTGTCTTTGACTTTAAGAGAGATAGAGATAATTATGATTGGGATACTCCAATTTGCGAAGATTGCGCAAAATGTTTAATAGATGAATGTTTAACAAATCGTGGAGAAATCCGTGGAATAGATTTAACAAGAGATAAAGATGCTATTGAAATATGGATGATAATAGACGATGACGCATATGTATATTATTTCTTCCCATATGATAATGGTGTAATAAATGATTTTTAAAAGGAGGTAAAACAATGAAGAAAATTGTTACTGTAATTAAACCTTTTACATTAAATCAAAATGTTTATATTTATGAAAATGATGAAATTCTTGAAGTAAGTCAAATTAAATTGGCTGAATTGCAAGATGCCCTTGTAGAAATGGCAAATCAAAATGAAATTACTGATATTACATTAGTTGGCGCTAAAAGATTTTCTACAGGTATTAAAAATAAAATTAAAGCAACTGAAATGGCTAAATATAATTGTAATAAATTAAACATAGATGTAAGAGCTAACTAGGAGGATATATGAAATATTTACTTAAAACAACAGAAGAATATAGAGTTAGCACTGAAGATGAAGCTACTCAATTAATTGAAGAAGCTAAAAAAGAAAGCGGCTATATACTTCAAAAATATGGTTCTCAATATAAAGAAAGAAAGCAAAAAGGCGAAGTAATAGATAGTTATTATAAAGTAACTTTAGTAAAATTATTCACAGAAGAAAAAGAACCTAATTTCCAAACTAAAGTAACATACGAACAGGAGAGTGCTTATTAATGTTTTCACAAGATATATTTGGTAATTATACTGATAGATTTATTAATTATATTAAACTAAATGAGTTAGCTCATGAACCAACAAGAGGTAGTGAATATGCAGCTGGATACGACTTATATGCAGCTACAAGCGAACCAACAGTAATTCCTGCTCATCAAACAGTTAAAGTAGGAACTGGATTAGCATTCGCCCTACCACAAAATACATTCGCAGCTATATTCGCAAGAAGCGGATTAGCGACTAAACAAGGCTTACGTCCTGCCAATTGTGTAGGAGTTTGTGATAGTGATTATCGTGGAGAATATATTGTTGCTCTTCATAATGATACAAACGAAGATAAAACAATAGAACCTGGAGACAGAATTGCGCAAATGGTATTACTACCATATATACCAATGGTATTTAAAGAGGTTGAATCTTTAGATGAAACTAGCCGTGGTGCCGGAGGTTTCGGAAGTACAGGAGCGTAATATGTTAGAAGTTGCAGGGGCTGTATTATCAAGAATGATTTGATTTGTGTGTGGCTTTGGATTTGCGATAATATTAAGTGCAGCAAGTCGTCATGATGATTAAAAAATAAGTGATGAAAATCACTTTTTTATTTGCACAAAAGTTTGACAGAGTTAGATTTTTGTGATATAATCTAAATATGAGAAGGAGATATAGATATTTATGAAAAAGAAAAAATCTGTCTTTAATAAGACAATAATTAAACCAGCAACAGAAGAAAAAGTAGAAGAAATAGTTTCAGTAGTTGAAGAACCTGTTGTTGAAGAAGTTAAACCTGTTATTGAAAAGAAAATTGTTAATGCTGTATCTGTTGTTGTATTAAACAATGATGTAGTTGACGCAAAGGGATTATTAGAAAAATTAGAATTCCAAAAGAAAAACTATTATCCTGAAACTGAAATCATTGTGGTAGATGAAGAAGGAAAAGATTTATTAGATTTAACAAAAGGACAATTTATCATTTATTTAGATAAAGCTCAAGATATTAAAAAAGATTTCTTACACCAATTATATGTAAATATGAGAGGCGGAAAAGAAGAATATCTAATTGATGATAAACGTTGCGTTAATAGAAATACTTTAAAATAATATTGCTAAGAAAGAAGGAGCATAATGAAATATATTATTATGGCGGCTGGAGCTGGTACCCGCTGGAATAATTACCTCGGGATACCAAAACATTTAATTGAAATAAATGGAGAAACTTTATTAGGTAGAACAACTAGACTATTAAAAGAAAATGGTGCAACCGATTATATTATTACATGCGCCAATAATTGTTATGCTCAATACGGCTTAACAATGGAACAATCTTATCATGATTGTGAAATTGATAGGTTTGAAGAAATAAACACAAATGAACCTATATGTTATCTGTATGGAGATGTTTATTATACTGAAAATGCAATTAAAACAATAGTAAACACTCCTACAGATGATGTATTATATTTTGGTCATGAATGAGAAATATTTGCGATTAAAATTGTAAATAAAAAATTTTTCTATGATTGTAAAAAGATAGTTAAAAATCTTTATTTAACACAACAAATTCATCGTTGTATTGGTTGAGAAATTTATCGTTGCATGAATAATCTTCCTTATGAAGAACATCATATTACAAATAGATATGTAAAAATTTTAGATGGCACAGACGATATAGATTATCCTTATGAATATGAAGAATTTATAAGAAAATTACAACCTCCTCAAGAAAAAATTAGTATTATTATTCCTTATTATAAAACTTATGATTTAACTAAAAATCTTATAGAAGAATTAAATAAACAAAGAAAAGGAACAAATACTGAATTAATATTAGTAGATGATAGTAGAGATGGAGATAAACTTTCTAAAATGGTTGACATCTATATTAAAAATCCAAAAAATCTTGGAGGCCCAGGGTCTAGAAACGTAGGGTTGGATGCCGCAACAGGAGATTATATAGTTTTTATAGATTGTGATGATAAAATATTAGAAAATTATGCTTTTACAATTATAGAAGAAGCTAAAAAGCACAATGATTTAACTTGGTTAAGTTGAGATAGTACATATGGCCAAGCAATAGTGAATTCAACAAAACAAATTAATATAGCCCCATGAGGTTGCTTATTTAAAAAAAGAATATTTGAAAACATTAGATTTAATAATAAATTAAATGTTGGAGAAGAAAATGAATTTTGAGAGAAAGTATTTAAAATTCCAGACCTTACAATAGGATTTAGTAAAAACATTATATATTATTATAATATTAGAAAAGATAGTTTGACTCGTAGATACGACAGAGGAGAGGTATCAAAAGAAAGGGGTAACTAATGGAAACAATAAAAACAACCAATTTATATTACTTCCACTCTATATTAGAGATTGGCGGAATTGAAACATTTTTTTATTATCTGGCTAAAAAATATAAAGACTATGATTTAACAATAGTATATCAACAAGGTAACCCAAAACAATTAGAAAGATTACGTGAATACGTTAGATGTATTCAATACATGCCTGGTATGAAATTTAAATGTACTCGCGCCTTCTTTAATTTTAATACAGATATTATAGAAAATGTAGAAGCTACTGATGGATATTATTTAGTATTGCATGGTGACTACGAAGATATGCTTAATCGTCATCAACTATTAAGAGAAAACTTCCCTGGACATGCTAAAATTACTAAATATATAGGGATATCTAAACAAGTATGTGATGCTTGAAAAAGAGTAACTGGTAAAGACGCAGAGTTGTGCTATAATCCATTTGCACCAGATAAACCTCACCATAAGCTAAAACTAATCAGCGCTACTCGCCTATCTGTGGAAAAAGGCGGAAACCGCATGGCTCAATTAGCTGATGCTCTTGATAAACTTGGTGTTGATTATGATTGAGATGTCTACTCAAATAGAACTATAAATCAAAAATTAAGTCCACATATGCATATCAAAAAACCAAAATTAGATATAATAAACGAAATATCACAAGCAGATTTCTTAGTTCAATTATCTGATAATGAAGGCTATTGTTATTCAATAGTAGAGGCATTAAATTTAGGGGTTCCTGTTGTTGTAACGCCTATCCCTGTATTTAAAGAAATAGGTTTAGACGATACTAATTCTATAACTCTTGAATTTGATTGTTCTAATTTAAGAGATGTCGTAGATAAAATTGCGAACAAAGAATTTAAATTTGAATATAAACCTAAAGAAGATAGTTGAGATAAATTATTAGCGCCTGGTAAATCAAAATATCAAGAAGAATTAAAAGCATTATACTGAGTTAAAGCAACAGATGAATATCAAAAATGCCATTTAAGAGACATAAGTTTAAACAAGATACCAGATTCAGGCGAGAAATTTCCATTCCCTATTAGTAAAGGAAGATATGATTACTTAAATGGTGGAAATAAATATAAAAAGAAATTTGTTGAACTTATAAAAGTAACATCAGAAGATGGTAGCCAGGAGATGACAATATAATGAATATACTAAGTTTAGATTTATCAACTAAATCAACAGGTTGAGCATTTTTTGAAGATGGTCAATTAATTGCACATGGGTGTATAACTGCATCCTCAACAGACTTAATCAATAGAATAGAAAAAATAGTTAAAGAATTAAAAACTGTAACAACACATTTTACTCCATCTAAAATAGTAGTGGAAGAAGTAAGACCTGAAGGTGGATATGGGGTAGGGAATCTTAAGACCCATCGTGCGCTAATGTGATTACAAGCTGCTGTTGCTTTTTGAATTCATGATGAAATGCCTGGCGTAGATATTGATTATATTTATCCTAGCTCTTGACGCGCTTCTCTTGGAATTAAAAATGGACGTGGTATCAAACGTATGACATTAAAAGAAGCAGATGTTGAATTTGTTCAAAATAAATATTACATTAAAGTTAATGATGATGAAGCTGATGCTATATGTATAGGATTAGCGCAATATCAAGCTCAAGACAATAATGAGATAAATTGAGAATAAAAATTTTTTAAATATACGATAACACTTTATCGTAAGATTATATAATTTTACAAATAAAGCAATAAATAGATTAAAATTTAAAGCAAAAAAAAAGAAGAGATGCCTTAAAAAAGCATCTCTTTTTTTTATTGTTATAATTTCTCAGTAACTCTAGTTGCGCTAATGGACATCGTTCCACCTGCACGTAGAGGTATTGTCATTGATTTTAACATATAATCACCATAGATATCACTTGATATATCTTTAGCGCCTATACGAATATTAGGTTCAAGATGATAAATTGGTAAACAGTTCATTTGAATAGATTCGTTATACCCTGTTTTTTCATATAATAACATTTTAATTTCATTAAAACAGCTATTATATATTCCTCCAAGTCCTAAACCTTTATATATACTGCTATCTATTTGTATATATGCTTGATTACGTTTAATACAATCTTCTCTCTTTGCATAAGTATCATCTTGACCGTTTTCAATTAAAACATAGTCAGGAATAACATTTTCAAAAACACAATTAAAATCATCTTTGCTTTCTACCATAGACCTACGCCCTATATTGCTTATGCTAAACTTACCTACTGCTGCGCTATCATCAATGAAATCTAAGAAATAATCAACAGACCTAGGGTCATCTATTACTTCTTGTCTCCAAGTTCCTGTATGTAAATTATATAATTTAGGTCATTCATTTGCAAGTTCTGTATAATAGAAATTAGATTTTAAACCTAATGGTTCTGCAGCTACTCCTTGTAAATATAATTCACTACGTCAGTCAGTAGTAGTAATATTTTCAAATTTGCTATAATCCGCAATTTCTTTATAATCATATTTACTATTTACAGGATTCTCTGCAGCTACCCATGTTCATATATATATTTTACCATTGGATGAATCTTCATAATATACACCAGCCGCTCCTTGCATAGGGAAATTACTTTTACTAGAATATTGAACAGGCATTTGTGCCTTTTCAATTCCATCATCTGGGTCTGTATAGAAAAACACTTTATATGTATTTCCTGTTTTTGGTTTTTGGTCAATAGCTAAATGGAAACGAATAGGAATATTTAATCCTTCTGGAGTTTTTCTCATCCCTCATACTACATAGTCATTTTTAATATTATTATATTGAGGACTATTAGAAAAAGAAGTAAATATTGGTAAATTGCTAAAATCAAAAGCGCGTTTACCACTTAACATATCATATTTATAATCTTCGTTTATTAATGTATTTATATGTATTGTTTCTGCATGAGAAATATTTACATAATTCTTTTTCTCTTGAAATATAAAATTTCCTCATATATCATAGAAATATTCATAATTACCTCCTAGGTAAGAAACCATTTGGTCTAATATAGAACAAACATTATCTCCAGGATTTGCAATTAATTCTTTATTATATATATAATCAGTGTAAATGTATCCAACGTCATCCCCATACTCATATTTTTTAACACCAACCATACTACTAGGAGTTACAGTTGTTAAAGTTGCTTGACCTTGAGATTCAATTAAATAAATAGGAGTTGTTCCTAATCAACGCATAACCGCTTTTATTTGATTATCAATATCATTAATAATAATTTTACTTAATTGCTCTCCGCCAAAGTGATTTACAACTTCACGAATAATTTGCGCAACAACTGGTTTAGTTAATATTCAATCTCCATTTTCATCAAGAGTATCATAACTGTCTAATTGTGTAGATGCAGGAATTGTACCTCCGCATGTTCCATTAAGTAAACACATTTTATCTTGCGCTTGCACGCTAACGGAAACATTACCCGCATCATGAGATACACTACAATTTATAATGATATATTCGCCAAGAGGTTGTCAAATAATAGGATAGTCAGTGTATTGTCCTGTTGTATTGGTAATTCCTTTTTCTAAATATATTCTTTTATTAATTGAAAATATATTATCTACATCTGTAATTTGCGCAAATGAATTATCTTGAAAGGCCGCAGTAAAGTTAACTGCTCTACGCATTGAAGAATCTCCATTGATAGTTAAACTACCATCTGTAATTAAACCTTGAATCTCTTGAATAGGTTCATCTTCCCAAGTTAGTGCAATCACTCTTACATATTCATTTGACACTGGCAAAGTATCTATTGTATATAAAAAATCTTTATCATTTCAATAAGGATAATTTCTTTTCATAGGCAACCTCCTTACTCTGATGGTTTATACTCTTCTAAAATATTATATTTATAATAATTATCAATAGTATTATCAGCAATTTCATTAGCGGTTGCGCTAAATGTCCATACCATTCTACCTAATTGTTGATTAGGAGCAAATGATACATCTGTCAATCTAACTAAGTAATTACCTTCAGAAGCTGACCTAAATAATTTTACTTTACCATCCATTAAAAATGCCATAACCGCATCTCTAAATTTCTTTTCATAAACAAAATCATTACCAATAGTAGTTTCAAAAGGCTCATTAGTAGCATAAGAATTAAATTGTTCATATTTTCTTAAAAATTCTCTTCCGCCATATAAAGCTTCTTTTGTAATAAATTTTTCATTTTCATCCATTTGACAAGATATAAGTCCTGAAATAGGAAATTGCGCATAATTGATTGCTGCATTTCTTCTTATGTAAGGATATGGAGAACCTATTGTTTCAATTTTTCCTTCGTTAATAACTCTTTTGAATGAACTAACTTGTGGATTAAATTGAACTTTTAATTGTTGTCCTGCCACATCTAAATACATATCATCCAATACTATCATTAGTATTTTATTATAATCTTTTCAATAACTAACTTCATTATTATTACTAGTATAAGTTTCTAATAAAGCATATTTATATAACACACCACTTTCAACAGTTTGGTCTGTTCAGTCATATAAATAATTTGTAACCCCGTTTACATCTACTGTATGCATATCTTCTCATATAGTAAATGCATCTTTATCGCAAGAACGTTTAATTGTTATTTTACCTGTAAACGTAGCTTGTGGAGGTCTTGTTATACGAAGTAATATTTCTCCATCTTCAATATTTTCATGAGCACTAAATATAAAGCCTTGGTCTGAACCAGTGCTACCAGTTGCTGAAATAGTGCAATTTAATTCTCTACTATATAAACTATTAGTTTGATAATAAATATTAAGTGTATAATCTTCACCAGCAGTTAATCCATATTTTAATTTATATCAAAATTCATTTATATCATTAGAATTTTTATCTGTATATAATAAATCACTATCTAAAAGTAAATTTTCTTCATCGTCATATAGTTTAAATCTATAACTATTTAAATATTCTTCACTTTTTTCATTAAAAGTAAGTTTACCTAATAAAGTTTCATCAGACACAGGTAAATTAATTGTAGTGCTAATTCCAATAGTAGTTCCATTAATACTAATAGAATTTTGCGCAATCCATTTAATTAACGTTACTCTTGACCATTCTGAAAATTTATCAAGATTTAAACTAAGCCAAGCATCAATAGCTTGAGGTGTAGTTAAACTGACTGCTGTTGCTGTTGAACTAGTAAATCTGATTTGAACTTTATAAAATTTATCTATATCAAAGGTTCCATCAGTTGTGGCTATATCTACATAATATTTATCAACAGTTCTAGTATTATCAATATTTATTGTTTTTAACATTATTTGAGTAGGATATTTTGTTTTATCTAAAACTGATAAATTAGACTCTTGGTCAGATATAGTAATTTGCGCAAAATTTTTCATCTCACTATAAACATTATAATCTGAAATAGAAAAATAAATTCTTAAGGCAGAACCCTTAATTTGCGCAGGTTGATAAGTATCAATCACTGGTGGATATAAATTTATAATTGCCATATAATTCATCTCCTTTTAACTCATTTTATATTCTCATAATACTTTAAAAAGTTTTATCTTTAATTAATTATTTTAGACCAAAATAAAAAAGAGAGCTTATTTGCTCTCTGTATTTTTTACATTTAACAATCCTGATATTTGGTCTGATAGATGTGTCAAATATTGATGGACATCTTCTTGATTTTCTTCTATTTTATTATCATTATGATATAATATTAGAACTGCGCCAATAACATAACCTGTTGTATTAGTTAAACTATGCGCATAATAAGACCTTACGTTTTTTGATTTTAATAATTCGTAAGTTCCAATATCATAAGTTTTAATATCTTCAAGATTTGTAACATAACTGTGTCCAGTTTTTTCAATTTGATTTACAGGATATCCAACTATTGAACGAAATTGATTTTGAAATTCGCCCATAACTGGTTTATACCCATGGTTAACGCATTCGTTACTAACACTTAATTTTAAGAAAGAGATAGAATTCATATCTTTTCCGCCATTGTGATATCTAACTACCATAATTCTTCCGCATTGTAAATCTGAAATAGCTTTTTGTAATAGTGTATTGATTGCGTTATCTATTTTTATTGCAGTTTTGTCTTCTTCTTCGGTCAACACATGGCCGCCTGCGCATTTTTTCATTTGGTCAAGCATTTCATTAAACAAATTTGTAAGCATAGTTTCTTGACTTTTATTTTGTTTGAATGCTATAAATAAGAAAAGTCCTGCAATTACTACTAGAATGCCAAGTTCAGATATTGCTTTTGCAATTTCTATCCACTCCATATGTAAAACCCTCCTAAATAAAAATTCCCCTCTAACAATAACATTAGATGTTCTATATGTTATTGAAAAGAGGGGATAATAAATTATTACATTTAGTCCAATGTATTAATTTTTTGGTATCATGGTAAAGTAATAATATACTTTATCATCAACAGCATCTTCATCTTTTATGAACCCGTGTGCATATTTTGCATAATATTCTACATTATCTTTAAATAAATCATAATAATCATTATATGCTGAATTCATTACAATTCAAAAATCAACGGGTCTGATATCATCATAACCAAATTGTGTTTTTACACCATTGGTATCTCCAAGAGTTCATTTCATACCACTAGGTTTCATAGCTTTAATCAATGATTCAGCTTTTTCTTCATTTAATACTTTTCCTTCGGCGATTTCGTAAAGTTGATTTTCTAGCTCTTTTTTGTCTTCATCTTCTCAACAGTCGATAATGGAAGAAATCATATCAATAAGTTCTTCTTTTTTCTCTTGATTATCAGATGCCATAATTTTGTCTACATAATGTTTAATCTCCATATGCGCAACCTCCTATATTATATAGATACAGGATTATAAGGGCAAGCATAATAACAAGGCGGATTTAAAACATATCTACCTTGTAGATTTAAGATTGTGTCTGTAGAACCTTGAATAGCTGCAGTTAAAGCAGCAGTTTGATTTGCATTTGATAATGCATCTCTTGTTGTTTGTAATTTGTCGCTTAATTCTCTGATGTAGTTATCTTGAATCATTGTTCTAGTTGCGCTATTTTCTTGAACTACTAAGTTGCCAATAGAAGCAATACTGTTACTAATTTGTTGTTGAATATCTTTCATAGAAACTAAATTATTATAGTTAGATGTAAGAACAGTATCAGTAAGTGCGCATTGACCTTGCGCTAAACCTCTAATAGCAGCATCTTGACTTTGGAAGTATAGAGAGTTTTGTAAATCGCTTTGTCCTAAAGCAGTTGCGGTATTACCGCCCCAAAGACCTCCATTTCCTCCGAATAGTAATACAAAAATAATGATTAAGGCTAAGATTCCATTTCCTCCAAATAAGCCATCATTACCTCTTGTTAGCGCTAATACATCAGTAGCTGACATTCCAGTATTATCGTTCATTTTTCATTCCCCTTTCTAAATATTTTTTATATAATAAAAGACTTACGCCTTTTATTTCCCATTTGCCATTTTAATTATTTGAGCAAGTTGTTCTTTTGTAATGCCCTTTTCATTACACATTTTCGCAATTGCCGCAGCTTGCTCATTTCCGCTTTTCCCCATTAAATTACTAAAAATTTGTTGCTGTTGCGGATTTAATAGGCTTGATAACATTTGTTGAGGCTGGTTTGACATCATCAATTGAGACATCAAGTTTTGAATATTTATCATTTATTTTTTCCTCCAATTCCTTTACTTTGTTTTCTAATTCTTCTATTTTTAAATCTTTTTCATCCTTTGGCACAATAATATCATAAGATTTTGAAATAGTCCCATCTAATTCTTTTATCATTATTTTATTGTTATATTCATCTATAAACACTGTTTTCTTCATTATTATTATATTATTTACATCATCATTTTTGCTTAAATATTTTATTTCTGTATCACTTGTAGATGTAGACGTGTTTATGATATTTTGTACCGGCGCAGGCTGCGGATTTGCGTACTGAGCAATCATATTCTCGATATTGTCTTTTTGCCTATATAATTGATTAATCATATTATTCCCATAAGGCATATTCAATTCCTCCTTTCAAAAACAAAAAAAGACCGCATAGCAAGAAATGAATACTTCTTACCATACGGTCTCTTTCATTCATTTCCCTTCATGTATATATGAATTTTAAAATGAATGAATTATAAACTTTGTCCCAAGTTTTATTAAAATTTTTGCTAAAAAATTTCAATAAAAAAAAAGAATATAGTTTTATTCACTATATTCTTCTTCTTTTTCTTCCTCTTGAGTTTCTTCTTCGTTGTCTTCTTCTTCCGCAACCATTTGTTTCTTTAATTCAATATTACCTACTGATAATTTAGCTAATTCAAATAAATTTTCAAGTGCTTTTTTACCTTGAACAGTAATAGCGGCAGCTGCAATTCCGAATATAGCTGCAGTAGATAAAGTACTTAATACAGATGAAGATAATAATTCAATATTAAATACTTCTATTACCATTGCATTAACGAAAGGTAACAAAGTAGAAACAACACTCAATAAAGCAATGCCAAGATAAAATGCCAAAGCTTTTCCAATTCCTTGAAAGAATTTATTCCATGAGAATTGTTCTCCTTTATTAATATTACAAATAATTCCGCACATTGTATTAACGATTAACAATAGTCCAAGAACTACTCCAATCCACATAACAATGTTTAAAGTTGCACATACTGCTTCCCACATATTAATACCTCCTAATATTTAAAACCATATGCCTCTGCACAAGCTAGAGTAAGTGGTCCAAAATATCCATCTACATCATCATGATAACGTCCTTCAGTTTTACCTTTCTCTTGTAAAGCCATAACTGCATGTTTAGTATAATTACCATAATAATCTCCAAGAATTCTTTGAGCTAAGAAAGCATCAATTTTATTTATTGCACTTCCACTATCTCCAACTCTATAATAACCTCTTGAAGGTAGATTAACATTTTTATCTAAACCTTTATCTTTCATTCTACCTAATGTAAGAGGACCAATATTTCCATCAGTTTCTAATCCACATTCAGTTTGGAATGCTTTAACTGCATATTTAGTGAATGTACCAAAGAAATCTCCTGTTGTTTGATGAGATAAGAATGCGTCAATTTTTTCTACATTTGCGCCACTATCTCCTGGTTGGAAATATCCTCTTGGTGGTAGGAATCCTCCTGGTGTAGGTGTACTGCCATAATCAATGAATTTTAATTTTCCATGATTAGTCCATGTACGAGTATTATATCCAGATTTTTTACCAATATTACCTACTGCTGTGATTTGACATCCATCTTTCCAGATTGGTGTACATTCAACAGCTAAACCATTACCGATATATACTCCTATATGTCCTGCCATATGAACCATTTCACCAACTTGAATATTAGAGAAATTAGTTGATACACCAGTACAATAGTTCATTAAACCATCAGCGCTAGTGTCTGGTACACCATTAGAACCATATACAGCTCCTCCATATGTAGCATTTACATTACCGTTCCAACCCCATAAAATACCTTTAATCATATTAACACAGTCAAATCCAAATGTGTTAGAGCTAGCTGCGTTAATTTTTGCTTGTCTTGAAGGTTGTTCATTATAAGCATAATTATGTTTATATCTTTCTTTATTTCTAGCGTTCATTGGCGCACCAAAGCATCCATAAACATATAATGTTTTATAATTTAATGCGACATTTTTACATTTATCTGCTAATTGTTGTCCTGTCATTAATATAGCCATATTATTCTTCCTCCCTTTCTTCTTTATTTTCTTCGTTTTCTTCTACTGGTTCTACTTCATCATATACATCTTGAATATCGCCAATAGCTGCATAGAATGGTTCATTATCTTCTAAACCTTCTACTAGAATTTCTTCTTCCATGTTTTTACTCCTCTCTCTTTCCCTTTCATGCGGAACCCGGGTTATTTTGTAAGGATCCACCTCTAGGATTCTTAACCGGGTTCGCGCGTTTTAATTTTAACACTTTTTCGTAGTGTTTCACAATTTCATCTGTATCGCCATATCTATCTCCATACTCTGCTCTTTCTTGTAAAGTAAAAAGATAATTACGATACAATTCTAATAAATCTTTCATTTCAATTTCCTTTTCTTTTTATTTCTATTTTGTTAAAATACCAACATTTCAATCTATTGGTAAATAATTATTATCTTGAGTTAAAATTGTTATATTATCAAAACTTTTCATATCTTGAATATCATTTAATTGTTTTTGAAGAGTGTCATTTAATATAATATAACGATATGCATTCAATACATAATATACTCTTACATTATTACTGCTTAAAAAAGTATTCATAGCCTCTAATGTTGAAATACCTTTTACTTTTATATATAATTGATTAACTGAAGTATATATATAACCCATAGCATTTGATTGTGCGTTATAAGCACTATAAGTTGGATATGCAATAAATTTATTTACAAATACATCTTTAGAAGCAAGAGAATGATTTCAATTTACTCCTCCTGTATTTAAATAAAAACCTTCTGAAACAGGTCCTGCAGCAGCAGTATCTCCTGTTCCCAAAATATCTCTATAACCTATTTGTTTTTCAATATACCACTTATCTTTAGAATTTCCTGGTTCCCATTCAGTAACAACAGAATTCTCTTCTAATTGATAATATACTGTGAAATCACATTTAGTACCATTTGTATAATAGAATAAACATTTAATAAAATTTCTACCATTTTCTGCTGATGAAGTTAATTTTCTAACTATAGAACTATTAATTGTTAAAAAATCATTTTTAAAACTATTGCCATCAGAATCTACTAACCTAAGTGAACATAAATTATCATTTAATGTACCCATTACTTTTCCGCTAAATGAATATGTTTTATTGCCTAAAAGAATATTTTCTTTTAAAGTGAAATATGTAGAACCTGTGGCAGTAGCAGTTCCATACACTCTTAAAGAACCATCTTCATTAGCAACCATAGTTAAACCATTCATTGTTTTTGTCTGAGGAAGAAAGGTTATTTTATTTTTTCCAGTTCCTTTTTTAATAACATCAGAGTTATCAACTATTTTACAAAACTCAATGGGTTCAACACCATAAGGAGTAAAATCATTAACTTTGTCTCCTTGCTCTAATTGAATTTTTATTTTCTGTCTATCAAAATTTATATTTTGCGCTCCTAAAGTAATTTCTAAATAAGCAATATCATTACTTGTTATTGTTGCAAAACCTTTAGTACTATTTGCAATTGATACTGTTTGTAAAATATTTTCATTTGAATCTCTTATTCTTACATAAACATTATTTTTAATTGCATCAGTTTCTACACTTAAAGTATAGGTTCCACTTAAATTTACAGCTTGTCTCAAAGCTCCTCAAGTAGTATTGGTTGTTCCATTTAAAATAGTTACACCATCTTGATAAGATAATGTAACTCCAATTGCTGATTGAGGTTCTATATATCATTTATTTTCAACAGGAAAACTTATTGGATACACTTTTCCATCATAAACTTCATATTCTGTTACTATTCCACCTCTTTCAACTTGAAACTTAAAATCTTTAACCGCATTTATACTGACATCATCAGTTTTATTTGCCGCAGCAATAGTAATATAAAGATAGCCATTCTTAGAACAAGTAAAAGTATATGAAGAAGTTGTTAATCAACCAGAATTAAAAAGTTCATCAAAAGAAGTTCTAGGTAAAGTTTGTTTACTTTCGCTTACTCCTCAACAATATGTGCTTGTATCTAAATTAGTTGATATTGTATATTGTGTTGATGTATTATCTGTAACAATTCCATTAACAGACATAACTCTAGTTGTGGCAGGGCCAGATCAGCCACCCTGTCTAAACATTCCATCAAATAAATTTTTTCCGTTAACCTTAGTAGAGTTATGACCTTTTACCACTTGAACCTCTTGCGGATATAATGGATTTGGACTAGGTTCTGCACCACAATACGGCTCAAAAGATGTTTTATCGCTACCTTTTTCTAACATATATTTATTGGTTAACGTTTTAGAAGTTTGATTTCAACTAGATACACTTTCTGTTTGAATATTCATAGTATAAGTATATTTACTTTTATTTATTGTTAAAGTTTTCTTTGCCTCTCCTGTATTTAAAGAGTAATAAGCCATTTGAGAAGTACTTATATCTTTTGCATTTATTTGCAAATATAATAAATGAGCATTTGCAGTTTCTTGTCAAAAAGTGTATGTAGCTCCGTCTTCTAAATCATCAGTTATATTATATTCTAAAATACATCTATAGTCTCCATTTGGTAATCCAGTTGTTGTAATACTACCATCACTATTTATTACACTTGTTAGTCCTCCATAACTTGCTCTTAAATTATCAACATAATTAAGTTTATTTTTCCCAGTAAAAGTAGTTTGAACAGTATTTCCTTTTAAAGTTAAAGAAATAGGTGCTTTAATTGTGTTGTGTAATTCTAATAAAGCTCCACTACTAGTTATTTTATTTCAATTATTTCATACTACACTTAATCCATTATTCATATAATATATTAATCTCTCTTCAAGAGAAGAGCTAATATTATCTATATTTTTATTAATAGAATTAATATTAGCTCCACCTATCTCAAGAGTGCTATAAGCATTATTAATATGCTCTTTTATTTGTTCTATTCTATTTGCTATTGACATACACTATACCCCATTTCCAATATCAAGAGTAGTTAAGACATGCTCTAAATTACCAATACTATTAAATAAATATTGAATTTCATTTTTAGCACCGTCAACATCTCCACTTATAGTATTTTTAAATATTTCTGCATTAATAATAAATGAATTGTCATTATTATCTTGCGCAATTTGAGTATGATTCTTATTACTTCTCATTTGTTCTATCTTATCTAATTGTTCTATTAAAGGTTTATATGTTATTAGTTCGTTTGTTGGAGTAGTCAATTCATAATAGAAATCTAAAGGATGAGTATTTAATCAAGTTTTTCAAGCTGCTGCAGTTGTTATACTTGATAACCCTCAAGCAGACAATGTAATATGAAGTCTTTGATAAGTTGTGTGTGCAATATATGCTTTTCCATCTGCAGGTTTGAAATAATTTGTAAAGAAATTTAATGGATTAGTACTATATGCTTTTATATTGCTATTATCAATATAAATAATACCATTATAATATTGTCAATTTTCAGTAGAGGCACCACAATAAGTTATTTTACCAACTTCACAATGTTTTACTCATAAACCTTTTCCATAAGGTTCATACTCTGCAGCAGAACTACCTTTATTTAACATAGTATTTTCAATAGCTGTTTCCATATCAATAGTTGTATCAAAAGCACGAATTCTAATATATTCACAAGCAGTATCTGTCGTAAAAGTTCCTGCCGCACCAGTATTTCTTGCATAACCTATTACCATTTGATTTTTATCATATTGGATAACAGTTGGCGCATATTGATTAACATAATATGCTGTACAAGGTTCAACTTTGATAAAATCACTAGAGAAAATGCCTTCATAATCAATAATATTACCATTTCCTTGAGCCATTTTATTTCTTAATACAGTAGTTTTATTAAATAACTGAATACCCTCAGTTCTTTTAAAATAATCTTGTGTAGTGTTTATATGACATAAGTCAACTATTTGAGCTCCATATGGTTGGAAAGTATTCATTTTATTTCCAATTTCAACTTGAACTCCAAGATTATCTATATCAACATTAGTACCACTTGCTACGTAGATACAAGATCTTACTCTAGTAACGTTTGTCAGATCTATCGCTTTAGTCCAAGAATTTGTTGTGTTATCTAAAACTCCCCCTAATAGATGCTTTTGCCAAGTATCTCCGTTATATCCTTCAAACCTTATTTCCACTCCACTAGGTAAATTTTGTGTAGCAAATAATATATATGGTTCAAGAGTTTTTAAATTTGAATCTTGAATATCTCTATAAAGAACAAATGAAAGATTTTGACTTGCTGTTCCATGCAATGAAATTGTTCCATTTTCATTTTTAGTATAGACAATACCATTTTTTGTTTCACTTTCAGGTAATTTAAATAAATTCTCAACAGGTAAAGTAACTTTATAATCAATTCCTGCGTAAGGAATATAATCTCTTTCATCTGTATCCCCTTCTATAATTATAAATTGAGTTGTAGTATTTGGAACTGCAACTGTTGCAAATTTACAATCTTTAGGAGTTTGGAAAACTCTAGATGGACCACCACTATTAAAGGCAAGTCCAGATAAGAATTTCATATCTTTATCAAAGAAACATAGATTTGAATAATCTGAATTAGGATTATCACAAGCTACTGCTCTATATCAAGTGTTTTCTTTAACAATAGCTTTGTATGAACTATATGTTTCTAAATTAACAATACTTCCTGAAGCAGATATGGCTCTATACTTTCCTTGTAATTCTTTAAATGCAAGATTTTTACCACAAACTTGAATTATATTGTCTCCTTGAACTTTATTAACTAGCTGTGGATATAATGGATTTGGACATGGCATTACCAAACTTGTTGTACTACCAACATAAGGCTCAAAATTATAATTATTAGTTCCGCTATATACCATTGCTTCATTAGTTTCATTGTAACTTTGACCTTGCGTAATACCTAATGTTAAACATAAATTTGTTGTTTCTGTTAACGTAAATGACTTTGACGTCATTCCAGGAGTAAGAGTAACAACAGGATGATAATTAGTCTGACTTAAAGATATGTTAGCTGCGCTTTCATTTTTTAATTTAAATGTATAAGTTCCTGCAGGGAATGATATGTATCTATCTACTAAAGTATATCCACCTGTTGCAGTCGCAGTATTCTTTAATTCATAACCTGTTTTTGTACTTTTTACAGAAACACCATTTCAATTTCCATTTGTTTGGTCACTATAATTCATATAATATAAATTTACACCGTTATATCTAATTTGAGATGTGTTTCCTTTTAAAACAATATCCTTAATTAGACTATCTCCACTATTATCTACAGTAATAATATCATTTTCATTTATACAATTATTATCTTTAGATAATTCTTCTTGTAAAGGATTTATATTATTATAAACACATTTTGCACTTGGATATTGCGCATCTGTATTTAATTCATTTAAGCTAACAACCTTATTAGCTTTATCTTCTTTTCCATTTTCTAAACCAGCAATTCTACTTGTAGAATTATTACTAAATGTTTTAATGTCTAATAAGAAAGGTAAATCTGCATTGGTTTGAGTAAGGATTGTTTTTTCACTATGTATACGTGCAGTTTTAATAGCATCTAATTGTTTTTCTACACTCTCAGGTAAAAATTCACAATAAGGTATTGCGCATGGATAATAAACTACTGGTTTGACTTCATCAATTAAAGCTTTAAATGCAGTCAAATCTGCAGCAAATGTTTTTCTAACGTTTACTACCATAGCTCTTCCATAACACCAAATATAATCTTCGTTAGTTGTACTAGATGGATTACCAGCTTTATATTTTAAATTAGTACATCTAATTTTTTGAGTATTATCAATAGGAGGTGGATTAAATAAATTATGACTTGATACGTATTGAATTACGTATGTGCTTTCTTGATTTAAAGACCATCCTCCGTTTGCGCCTGGCATAACAAGTTTTCCAACTTCTCCATATTTTAATCACTTATCTTTTGCGCCATATGGTTCATAATATGATAAAGCAGTTTCTCCTTTATATAAATAAGTAATTTCTTTAAATTGTGTCATACATATACACCTTACATACTCACAATTTGCAGGAGTAGTAAAGCTTGCAAAACCATTTAAATTAGAAAGAGAATAAGTTAAATAATTATAATCTTTATCATAACATGCTATATTTATTTTTCCAGCAGACCCCATACCTATTGTATAATAACCATAAACAGTATTTGGTTCTACTTTAATAAAATTAGAAGTAAACATTTGATTATCATTTGATAATTCTCCAGTATTAATACCTATATATTTTTTTTCATTACCATTATCTTTATTAAATAAATTTTTTCCGACACCTTTAATAATTTTATCTTGATAGAAATCTTCAATTTTTCTCATTTCTACAGCAGGTGTTCCATAAGGATTATAAGCATTTGCAATTTTTCCTTTTTCTAATTGGAAATTTTTATATGAACATGTTGTACTTAAAGTATGAGTTCAATAACAAATTACGTATTCAGCAGCTGTACCAATTCAGAATGTTCATGAATAATGACCTTTTTCTAAGTTTATATTTGGCGCATCTGTTTGACGTGTGTAAACTGTTCCATTGCGTAATTTAACCTCTGGAGTATTTCTTACATTCGAAGCCATACTATCTACTTGGTCTCAAGATAATGTATAATATCCAGGGTCTAAAGTCACAATAGTAAGACCTTCGCTATGACTAGCTGGGTCAGTATCTCTAGTGAAATCTTCTATGTTAACTAAATTCTCAACAGGTAAATTAAGTGTATATTTTTCTAATGTATAAGGTTCATAAGCTGTTGCGGTTGCTCCTTTTTCTATTTGTATTGAAAAACTTTGTAAATCTATATCAGTGAAATTAGTTATTCCTGTATTTACATATACTCTTACATATTTAACATTGTTTGGTGTTGTATAAGATATACTCTTAATATTCCTATCTGTTTTTTGTTCTCTTGATATAAATGTCTTTGAACTATCATAATATCCTACTCCTGCTATATACATATCTCTTGCGGCACTTATGGTTAAGTTTCCATTAATTTCTATGTAATCAGTTAAAGCAGTATTAGTTGAAGTTGCTAATGTTCCATCTGTATCTACATATTGTTGTGTATATCTTCCATCAAATAAATTTTTTCCACTTACAATTATTGCATTATCACCTTTTACGACATGAATGTCTTGAGGTGTAGTAATAGTTAAAATTCCATACTGTTCAAAAGCAGTAGCAGAAGAACCTTGTTCTATTTGAATTTCAAATACGCAATTACTAAATACAATATTTGTTCTATTGGCATATACGTCATAATATAAATGAGTTGTTTCTGTTAATGTAAATGTATTTGTATACACCGTTCCAATATTTACCATAGAACTTAATGTTCTAGGAGAAACAATTGTAGTATTGTCACTTTTCTTTAAAGAAAATGCCACATCGTCACCAGAATTTGGTAATGTATAGCTTCCACTTTTAATTTTATAAGAAATAGTATATGTTCCTGCTAATAACTCTATTCCTAAATCTCTTTTAGCAACTCCACCAACAATATATCCAGACCCAGTAGTAGTTCCATGAAGAGTTACAACACTATTATCAATATCACTTTTAACACCCACAACACTATTATTAGGTATATTCATTAAAGTAAATTTATTTTTACTAGCTGAATATTGTTCACTATTACCTTTCAAGTCAATGCTTAAAGGTGATTGAGTAACATTATTTAAATTTATATTTATTATATCTGTTTGTTCAATAGTTTCTTGCGGATTAACATTAAACAATACATGCCATTTAGTTTTATCTAAAAGATTTGGATTGCTTGCATTATAAGGAGTATCATTATACATAATAACAAATTCAGTTTTTGTATTATCTTTTGATATGTTTCCAGATGTTGCTGCAGGTGTTCTAAGACCCATGAACCAAGAGTATGTTTTATTTGTATCTAATCCCCAAGTTCCGCTTGTTGTTGGATGATAAGCATTATCTAATAAACCTAATAGATAATAAGTTTGATTATTTTCATCCGTATAAGCAGATGAACTTAATCTTGTATATGGAGTAATTCCATTGCCGTCTACTTCTAAACCTGCACCACCAATAGTAATACCGCCATAGCTGTCAAGCATAAGATGATTTATTCAACCGTTAACTACGCCAAAACTATTTCATGATGCGGCTGTATTTGCTGCATGTCTTCATACGTTAATTCCAGCATTATTGGGGTCTATTATTTCTTCGCCTGGATAAGTTCCATTCATTTGAATTTGGATACCAAATGAAGTTTTTGTTTTGTCTAAACTATAAAATAATTCTGTTTCGTAATCATATCTAGCGTTAGACAATAATCAAAACTCATCATAAGCAAGTCCATTTCTAGTTCCTTTAATAACTGCAAAATTAATTTTATCTTGTCCATCTTTATCAAAACCAAATTTAGTAATTAAATCTAAAAGATTATTTTTTTGGTCTTGCGCAATATCTTCTAATGCAGCTACACGACCTGACATATTATCAGTATAGCCATGTGCCTCTAATAAGAAAGGTAAATCATTATTAATTTGAGAAATATTTGTTTGTGTTTTGTAACTGACAGCTTTTTCCAAAGCATTTAATTGGTCAAATAATTTATCAGTTATCTTTATATACTTAGGAGCACAAGGATAATAAACCTCTGTCCCATTGATAAAATCTATTGCTTCTTGTTTTGTATATTTTGCAGTAGGAATTCTAAATCTTAATTCAAATCAATCTGCATGACCATATGTAGATAAACAAGTTCCTGTGCTGACATCTAATTCACTAGTTTGAGAAACCAAAGTAAATTTATTTGCTTTTACGTTTACATATGTTGATTGCATTTGATTATATAAACTTTGATTTGGATTTAATGTTTTATATGAAAAAGCCCACTTTTCTTCTTTTTCTGTTCCTGACATAGAAGAAGCAGAAACATTTTCACTTGTAGCTGAATTAATAATTATTTTTTCAAAAGCTTTCTTTACATACCATTCATTTTTACCATATGGCTCATAAACAGTAGATATAGAACCCTCTTCAATTTGACAATATAAATCACAATCAAAAATTTGTCCAGAACCATTTGAATATATTTGAAGATATAGTTCAGTATCTTCATTTAAAGAAAAGACCTGACCTGCAATTCCTTTTGATTTTATTGCACCCAAAGTTCCACTAGCTAATGAAGTGCCATTAAAATCTTTAAGAATTACTACTGTATTTTTCCCACTAGGAAGCGTTATTGTCCCACTTGCAAATAATGAAAAACTATAAGTTCCTTTTGATAATTTTATTCCTAAATCAGAAGTTAATACAATATCGTTTCCTCCTGTTGTAGTTCCGTTTAAATATATTTTACTTCCTGATATTGTCTTTGTTACTCCGTTTCTTGTTTCATTTGATAAAGCATTAAGAGTAAGTAAATTTTTTCCGATATTTTTAATAAAAGTATCTTTATAATTGTTTATACTTAACATTTTTAAAGCTGTTATTCCATAAGGAGTATAATGATTAGCGTTATCGCCTTTTTCAATTTGTAAATTATTTATTTTAATTTCAGTATTTTCATTTGCACTACTTGATATATAAAAATATAATTGCGCACTACTATCAGGAACATCTGTATTTGTTGTAAAAGTACTTGTGAACGTTCCTGTTGATAATGAAGATATTGAATATATATTTACTTCAGTACCTGTTGATGAAGCTATATATCTTAATGTTGTTGTATTATTTACTGTATTACTATCTATTATTCCACTTATTGTATATTGCGTATTTGGTTTCAACGCTTGTGGTAATAAAATATGAACTGTTCTATAACTTGTTTTATTTAGCTTTACACCTTTTTCATATTGTGAAATACTAGGCACTTGTGAGTAATCAAATAAATTTTCAACAGGTAAATCTATATGATATTTTTCTCCTTGATATAGTTCATATTCAGGCATTGTTTGAGAAGTATATTCTCCTTCTACTAACATTATATTAAATTTATATTTAGTATCTGTTATTGCACTACCATAACCGATTCTTAAACCAATATATTTTGCATCTGCTAAAGTTGTAAACGTTCCAAATGAATTAAATAGATTCCCTGTTCCTATAGATATCCTATCTTTATTATAATAAGTAATAAAATTTTTATTTATTGTATTATTAGATATTTTTATAGAATATTTTGTGCTAGGTTTTACAGCTATTAGCTCTCCATCAGTCTCTTGCCATGCAGCACCTGCATTTACAACTTCTCCAAATCTCATATCTGCACCAGTAGCAGTTAAAGCAATTTGTCCATCTTCGTAAGAAACAGTACAATTAACTGTTTTTATATTACCTGGTAAAGTATTATTAAACCTATTTTTTCCTTCTATTTTTATAATATTATCTCCACTGACTGAATTAATATCTTGTGGATATAAAGGATTTGGTGAAATACCATTTGTATATGGCTCATAATCAGGAATATTTGAACTATCATAATTTCCTTTTACTAGCATACACTCTGTTATTGTCTTTCCTGCTAAATTACTGCCTAAATAGATATAAAAACTATTTGCACTACTTAAATCTTCTGCTGTGTATGTAATGTTTGCATTTACTTGTTTTACTACATGAGAAGTTAACGAGTCATACCATATAAATACACAATTACTTGCACTTAATTTTGTTCCATCACTACATTTTCCTACAAAATAATAATTTTGTCCTACTGTTAATTGAGGCACTGGTGTAATAAATTTGTTTTGTTCTCCACTTACACTAAAAGGTAAAGAAAAATTTAATAAATTCTTCCCTGTTGTAGTATATTGGTCTACATTGCCATATAAGTCTAAATGTAATGGCGCATTTTCTTGAGTGTCATTAAAAAATAATATATCACTTTGAACATCATTATTTATTATATCTTCTCCTAAAACACTGTCTTTTGTTTCTTCTCAATCAGATATGTTTTCAGCAGTAACAAATTTATGAGTATGATTTACGTCATCAACTAAATCACTACTTAGCATATTCTCAGGAGTAATTTCATTTTGTAATCCACTTATTAAAGCTCCTAATGGAATTTCTATTTCATTCCCATTGTCAAGAGTAAGAATTAATTTTTTAGTATTTTCATCATATCTCCCATTTACTACCATTGATTCAAGAGGTAAGTCAATAATATTAGATGTGAAAAAAGCATTGCCACTTTTATCTTTTAAAACTGCATACATTTTATAATCATCATTATTAATATGTAATTCTATCTTGGCGGCAGCCTCGGCTTTTAACGCATAGTCTGGGTTAATCGCTGTTTCAACCGCACCATTTAAAATTTCATTCAAATTAAGAGTGCCGACTAATTCTTCTGTTACTATTAATTCTCCATTACGCATTAATCAACACCTCCTGGATAAAGATAGAAGTATTTAGGTCCGTTTTCATCATAGCAGAATGGAGTCTGGTCGCCATTAAGTGTGATTTCATACCAATAAGTCGCGCGTTCAGTGATAGGCGTTCCAAGACAAGTATCACTACCTAATAATGTCATATTAGCTGTATCCCCTGCGACATCTACTTCTACTTGTTTTGTCATGATTGGTTCTGTGTTCATACAATCTTCATTATAAATGTTTAATTCTAGTATGTCTCCAACATGAAAAACATAATCAGTAAATTTTATATTAAAACTTCCATAATCTCCACGAGTTACATGAAAATTATTATTTTTAATTTTAAACATGGATAATACCTCCTTTTACTTATTTTAAAATCTAATAAAATTCATTAAATATAATTACCCAAATAAAAAAAGAGTGAGTTTAATTATACTCACCCTTTATTATTCGTTTACAAAATTAAGCAGTTCTTTTTCAAACATAAACTGCATAAGCATTTGGCTGAACAGTGTTAGAAGCTCCATAAATACTTCTGTTTCTGTTAGCATCCAATCCTATACGAGTACCACTAGCAGAACCATCTCCTATGTAACTAGCGCTACCTACGTTATATAAAGCGCCGGACCAATCACCATTGTTATCTGCATAGTGACCAGTACCTACAATATTAGGTAACCCAGCAGCGTAGTTAGTATCTGCGGCATAAGTATTGGTATAAGTTGTTGAAGTTCCATTTACATTATATACTGTATTAACAGACCCTTCTCCAAATAGCGCTCGTCCCTGACAAACTTGAGTTCAAGTTCCACCGAACAAAGTTTGTGGATTTACATTTGCAATGGTTAAATATATCGAACCAACAGGATATATTAAATCATATAACTCTTGGCAAATTTTTAAAGTTACGCTTTGAACCTGTCAAACTGCATATAAAGTTCTTGTTTGGTCAGGAATCCATTGCGCCCCAGGAGTTTTCCCTGAATCCGCAGCAGAAGCAGATGAACTTGTTGACCACCCTAATAAAGTATATCCTTGCCTAAATGCACTTGGCAATGTAACTGGGCTATAAGCTGAAGTAGAAGATGTCCATTGCGCATATAAGGTTGTATCTGTATCGGATGTAAATGTTGCTCCTGGAGAATAATCTGTACCTCCAGTACCAGCAGCAGTAGTATGCCATTTGCTAAAAGTATAACTTGTATAACTATATCCAGCATCTGTACTTGGTCCAATTAATGTTCCATTATTTGCATTGTATGTAATAGTTCTTGTCCCTGCTAAAACGCTACTTCTTGAAGGAGTTGCTGTTGATAAAGTTATTGGAACATTTTTACTTTTATTCTGTGTTCCTGGCGCACCAGTTCCTCCATTTGCATCATAATAAATATAAGTATAAACATCTATATGAGGAAGGTCAAAAGAAACTTCTATGTCTGCAGTAGCTGGAGCATAGCTATTTCCGCCATTTACCCATCTAGCTCGTGCATGACCTGTTAAATTACCACTAGCATTATGAGTAACTGTAGCAGAACCAGTTGTAGAAGCAGACTCATATCCTTCTCCATATAAAGAAGTAACTCCAATACCTTTTCAATTCTCTCAAGATGTTCGTCCGTAATTATCATACCAATCTACATACAAATAATGAGTTGTTTGTCCGCTAAATCTTGAACCATTAGCAGAAATAGTTGCGGTGATTGCAACGTCTGTTTTTGGAACTCCATTATCTAATCTACTATTACTAGTAGTTGCTTCTATTTTTAGGGTAAATGACCCACCTTTTGAAGCATAAACGGTTTTTGAATTACTTGCCATGAACTATTCCTCCTAACTATTCTTATGATACCATATTATAGGTATATAAGCCTCTCCATTATATAAATAAAATTTACCTTGTTTTACATCAGATAAAGGTCCGCCAATAAAAAGCTCTCCATTAACTGTTTCTCCATATGAAAGTTTATTACTTAAATTTTTATTTGTGTTAGTAATTGTAGCACCTGTTTTAGTTGAAATTGGTACTGCTTCAACTTTTTGCGCTGTCATGTTTCCATAGCCAGCTATACTTACAGTACTAGCAGCTTTTCCCAATACTACACTTGTAGTTTGAATTTGAGAAATATCACTCTGCCCTGTTCTATCCGTTATATATAAACCATGACCATGAAATCCTGGTAAAACACCACTCTTATTAACAATAGCGCCCACACCAAAAGCAGGAGCATCAATATTTCAATCGAATATACTTTCTGCTTGTTCAAAACTTCCAACTACTTGTAAATTAGAAGTAATTGAATCACTTATATCAAAAGTAAGTGTATAAACAGATTGCGGATCTAATGCTGTTACCGCAATATCAGTAGAAAATGATGCTGCAGTGCTATTAACCGTGCCTCCACTTACTAAACTTGAAGAAGTTGGTGAAACTGTATATTTAATTTTATTGGAAGTAGTATCACCCATTCATTTATTCTTTTCAGTCCCACTTACTGTTAATGTGGAACGTTTTGCTACTAAAGAAATAGTTCCTGTGGCATCTTCATATTCTCCAGTTCTTGTGCATACTACTTGTAAAGAAGGAATTTGATAAGGAAGAACATGAACTGTTGCTGTAGATGGTGCAGATTTATATCCACGTTTATCTACTGCGCACATTGTAATTGGTATTTCTCCTGCATCACTAACCGAAGTATAATTAATTGTAGTAGAATCAGATTGAATAGGTTTTTGATTATTCCAAGAAAACTCATAATAAGCAATACTTCCAAATCCACCATTAAATCCATATGTAGGACCTGTAATTTTTAATTTACTTTTTCCTTGAATAATATATTGATTACTACCTAATAAAGTAACGTGGTCTGAACTATCATTTATATAAGATAAAGAACCAGTAGTTGATGGGCAACAGTTTGCGGAAACCGTAGCAAAATCTCCTATTTGTGCAGCTGTTGTGTGACCTGAATAAGTACAATAATATTGAATACTTCCTATTTTTCCTTCATTACCTAATGAAGTATATAAGTCATTAACTACCAAATTTATTGCAGTAGAAGTCCCAGATACATTATCCACTGTTCAAGTTTTTTCTACTGCGGTATTAGCAGTTTTTGCATAAACAGTTATTCCAGTCCTACTCAAAGGATTATTTAAATAAATAGTTTGCGCAACAACCTGACTTGATTGACCAGTTGGAACTGGTAATGTAATTGATGTTGTTTCAACTCCTGTGACTGAAGGATAAGAATACATTGTTTTCTGTTGAGATTCACTATTCATTGTCAAATTTGAATCTGATTTTCTACATTCAACACAAAAATCATACGTAGTTCCCGCAGTTAATCCTGTTTCAACATAAGAAGTGCCTGTTTTTGTATTGGCAATAGTTACAGCACTTGCTCAACTAAATGTACTTGCAGAAGGCAATTTATATCCAAGCCTAATTCGATTACAATTTTCGCTAGTATTTCATCTAAAATCTATTCGCTGCTCTTGAATAGAAGTGATTGTTAAAGTAGGTTTTGCAGAGAAACCTCTTGCAATTTGAGGTAAACTCCACGTTTCACTTAAACCTACACTTCCTTTAACCCCAACACTACAATCAAAAGCTCCAGATAAGCTTAAATTTAAATTTCCATTTGCATCATGTCCAATATCTTTAGTTTCCGATAAAATTGTTGTTACAGTGCCGCTTTCTCATCCATGATAATAACTACCTACAGAAGTAGAATTTGAAAAGCTACCTCCGAAACTTGCACTATGAGTATAGCAGTGGAAATAAGTTCCACTAGCACACGAAATTCTTAATTCTACAGAAATAGAACTTGAATTATTAGCGATACTTTGTGAGTTATATTTTGCAAAAAGTTTTAAGTAGGCGCCGTTAACACCGCTTAAGGCTACGACGCCAACTTCTTGTCAACCTGTTGTTAAAGTTCCCATAAAATCCTTTTACCTCCTTAATTACTAGACATTCTAACCATAGAAAATCCTTTTGATGTCTCTATTACTTTTACTTTTCCAAATAATATTAACTCATTTGTTATTTGAGCTTTAGCCATTGATGTTGTTTTTGTATTTGGATTAGTTGAGAAGTATGGAGAAGTTTTTTCTGTATCTCCATTTACATAAGCAGCAATTCCACCATATGAAGAAGTCCCTAAAACAATACTATCTCCAGTTAAGTTATTGACTTCAACACCATCAGTGTCTATTTTAACCATATTAACAACTGGACCATTTAAAATAAATGCTGCCTCGACACCTTCGGCACTTTTCCATTTAGTATCTGTTAATGATAATTTTCCACTTTCAATATCACTTGCTTTAATTGTAGTAACAGTAATTAAATCTGTGTTTAACGTACCATCTATATTTCAAGCATTAAATTCAGTTCAATTACCATTAACTTTCTTACCAAAGTTAATACCTCCTGAATTAATATGAATACGATATGTATTTTCTCTGTTATAGAAATAAATACCATCAGTTTGAGTTTGTTGAATAACTGTATTAGAAGTTATTTTACTAAGTCTATCTACCTCTACTGATTTTAAGTAAGACATTTTACCAAAAGTTAATCAGTTATTATCTAAGATTGGTGTAGATGGAGTAATAGATTTTTCAGTATCATATTTATCTTCATATTTAGTTCTCATAAATTGATAAGTATTTACTTTTACATCATTATAAGTAGGATTATCTGGACCAGTAGCGTAAGAATCTTTTCATTCAAATGCTGTTGCTCTTCATTTATTTCCTTCATCATCATAAGGAATAACTTTTGCCTCATCATAAACATTAGAAGTACATAAACAATATTCAATACTAGATAATGTTGTTGCAGGCATATAGATACAAACTGGAGTATTGTAACTAGTAGAAGGTGCGTTAACCTCTTTAGTTCCAGTTCTTTGTCATATAAATAAATCTCCTGCAGTTGGTCTATTCGTAGTTCAGTCTTCAGAATCAATATCTGGTAATTGATTTGTTGTTGTAGTAATATATTCTATAATAGTTGCAACCTTATCATCTTCAGGAGCTGCGGACCAATCACTAACAATATTACCATATTCAAGCATCATTGAATTAATATAATATACACCAGGAGAATCAAATCCATAAATAACTTCCGTTTGACCTGCAATTCCGCCATTAACAACTTTACCTAAATCTAAATCTATTTTTTGTCAATAAGTAGAAACAGGCGCTTTTTGAATTTCTCCATCTGATTGAGCACCACCAAGTCTAAATCAAGCATTCGATTCAGTAGAACCCTTAATAAAGAATGATAATCTTAAAGGTTTATTAACTTGTAATTCACCTCAACATTTCTGCCAAATATCAATAGACCCACTAACACAAGACACTCCACATGTAATTTTTAAACTATTATTATTTTGAAATTGACCTGTACTTGTTGAATCTATTTCAAGCACAATTCCATCTCCTCGTTTTGAGTATCCAACTAAAGATTGAGATTCGTATCCTGTGTATTTTAATAAGTTACGACCACCAATTTCTATTTGATTATCTTCAATATTATCAATAGGCTTAGGAACTTTTGTATATAAATAAGTTACAGTATCACTCATATTAGGATCTGTATAAGTTGTTGTAACTCTAGTCCATAAATATTGACCAGGTTTTACATCTAAAGGCATTGTAGATTGCCACTCAGTAGGAGTTTCTGTTGTTCTTGTATAAGTAAGATTTAAAATTCCTGGTAAATCATTTGAAGTAATATGAATATCATTATAATCTTCAAAAATTTTCAAAGAATTTAATTGATTTTGTAAAGTATCATTTAATAAAGTACAAATTGGACGATTTTCTAAATAATAAACTGGCAAAGTATTTGTTTCAAGCCATGTATTAACAGCTTCAAGAGTAGAACCTATTGAATATGGCAAACACACTTGTAAATATTGACCATTTCCACCTTGCGCAACTGTATTAACTTGACCATTATAAGTTTGAGATATACTGCCTTTTCTTAATTTTTCAGATATTGGCGCATAATCATTATTGCTTGCTAATTTTTTATATTTTGAGCCATATTTATTTACAACTATATAAGAAGAATTGTCTGTTTTTATTAATGCATCAAAAGCATAATTAGTTCCATCAAATATATCTTTTCCAATTAATCCATATTTATATCATTTATTAGCAAAACCATAAGGTTCATATTCAGTAATAATACTACCTTTTTCTAATTGGAAATATACATCATTTAAATCAGATAGCACAAAATCACTACCATCCTTTTTCTTAAGCAATAGTGCAAAGAAACCACCTTGATTAAATGTTATAGTATAATTATTAGCAGTTATTCATCCGCTATTATAAATATAAGTCTCTGTACTTACTGTTGTTGGCGGCGCTGCTAAAATATCATTTTTATATTCAAAGTTATTTAAATCTAAATTAGTAGAAAATTTATATGTTCCTGGTGTTAAATATAGTTGTTGTAAATTACAAGCTCTTGTTGTTGAGTCTGCTCCAGGATAATTTTTCATTACTAATGTATATTGATTAAATAAATTTTTACCTGTTCCGCGTCTAATTTCATCTTTAATAGTTCCTGTTTTTAAAAGTTCAATAGGAGGGAAATAAGGCGCATAATCAGTCATTTTGTCAGATTTTTCTAACTGATATCCACAAATATAAGTATATTTTCCACTAATAGATGTAGGGTTTTCAATTCTTGGTCTTATATAACCACTTTTAATACAAGTAAATGTATATGAAAATCTTTGCCAATCAGTTGTTACACTTAAATCTTTATCATAAGGAGAAGTAATTATATAGTCTCCACTGTTTACCGTATATAATTTACAAGTTCTTGCTTGATCTGCTTTTACGTAGCATGAGAAAGTGTATATACAACCTTTTTCAATATATAGATTTTTACTAATACCGTTCCATGTACCGATTTTCTTTTTAACCGTTAATCCATTATAAGTAGAAGAATCTGTTTCCCAGCTATCTGAATTTACTCAATCTCCACTAAAATCTTGAGAACTAATATATAAATTTTTACCAAAATTCAATTCTTCAGTAATTTCCTTATATTCTTCAAATTTATCAGTATTAATATCTGTTAACATAATATTTGAATAAGTAATTTCACCTACTGACATACGAACACCAAATCTCATAGATATATATTTACAATTTGCAGGTGTTGTTACTTCTATTTTAGTTCTTGCTCCAATAGCTGATGTTAATGGAACTAAATTCGGAATATAAACGTGGTCTTTGTCAATAAATGCAAGATAACTACTATCAGATTGAGAACCTGTTAAAGTAGTGCTTGTCTTATCAAAAGATAAATAGTATTTAGTATTTGGTTGAACTTCATACATATATTTTCAACTAGACTCTGGATAGAATGTTGCTCCAATATTAGTTCCAGACATATATACGTCTCCACCTTGCGGATTCTTTAATGTAATTGCATTTCCATTTATTTCTTTTGTTCCATTGGCAATCGACATATCGTTCCAAATATTCATATCAAATCAATTGTGACCAATATTTTTAATTTTTTGAATTCCAGTTACTTTATTAATAACTTGAGGAGAGTCTGGAGATGGAGTAATACCATAATCTTGATATACTGGTGCAGTTTCTGCTGTATATGTGCCATCTAACAACATTACGTTTCTTACTGTTAATGTTGCTGTTTGTCCTGCTGAGGCAGAACCATTATTGTCGAATCTTATTGTAGCATTATCGCTATAATCAATATCGCTATCAGTAGTAAAACTTCATACAAAACGTTGAAAGTTAGTTGTTACAGAGAATTGTTTGTTTTTAATTCCTTGAGTATTTTTATTATAACAAAATGCCTCTACAGAAACTACATTACTATTTTTAGAAGCTTCAAATACTAAAGTATATGTATGATTGCTTTGTAAACCATTAATTTTATGAACTATATATTGTTCAGACGTTGCTGTTGTAGATCTTGTTAAAGTTCTTTTTAATTCATCAAAAGTTGAATAATTTGCCCAATAATTATTATCTCCACTGTTTACATTTGTATTTTTTAATAAGTTAAGGCCTTGAGAAGACTCTTGAACTGCGTCTCCTTGTATAACTAAATTTTTTATTGTATCTTCTTCTGAAACAAAAGATAAATCTGTTCCAGTAACAGTTACATCTGCTAATGCATCTACTGCATATTCAGTAGTTACAGTGCTAATACCATTACCTTTAGCTCCAGCTATGCACGTTTGATTTTTATATTCAATATAACCATTCCCATAAGTTAATTTTTGTCTTGACCACATGTATTTGCCATCTTCTCATTGAGGTGCTGTTGTTGACCAGCTACCTCCAGTTGTTGAAGTAGAAGATGTAGATAAATAATATTCAACATCCAAAGATTTAATTTCATCTTCTGGTGCTGGAGACCATTCAGATGCCATATTTCCTTTTTCTAACTTTAATCCACAAATTTCAAAAGCATTGGCTAAATTATCATTTCTAATTAAAGCATATTTAGTACTTACATTTGCTTCTGTAGGATAAGTATCTTTTAATGTATAAGTTATATAATAACGAGTTCATTCATTACTTAGTGTAAAATCAAAACGCCCATCATTATCATTTCTAGTAGTAATAGTTCCTGTTGCATCAGAAGTTCCTTTTATTTGAGCAATTTGTATATATCCACTAGGTCCATAAAAATATGCACGACCTCTACCATCACCCTTAGCATAAAATGAGAATGTATATTGTTCTTTTGGTTTACAATTTAATACTTGATATTCTGTTAAAGTGCTCATAGATGTAATTGCTGTTGTAAAACCTCTTGTTACAAAATTGTTGTAAGTTCCTGAAATAGCATATCCACTTTTCATATAACCCATCTCAGTAGATTGAACTCCAGTATTAGTAAATGCTTGCGTTCTTTGTAATAAGTTACGACCACCAACTATTAAATCATTTATTGCTTCTCATTCACTTGAACATAAAGGCGTTGTATACGCTGTTGAAGAAGGGTTTTTATATATTATTTTACTTCTAGTTCAAATATATTTACCATTTTCTCAAGCTGGTGGAGAATCAACCCATGATCCGCCTGCCTGAGTATCTTTTCTTGTTGATAAATAATATTGTTCAGTAATTGATTCAATACCTGTACCAGTAGAACCTGTAGCTCCAGTTGCACCGGCAATACAAGTTTCATTTTTATATTCATAAGAGCCATCGCCATAAGTTAATTTTTGACGACTCCACATATACTTACCATCTACTCATTCTGGAGCAGTAACACTCCAACTACCTCCACTAAGAGACGTACTTGATGTTGATAAATAATATTCTACATCTAGTGTTTTAACTTCATCTTCAGGAGGTCTTGTCCAGTTAGTTGGTTTTGTTCCTTCTTCTATCTTAAAGTTAAATATTTGCATTTCATAAGCAACAGAATCATTTCTTGAAGGTTGAATTAAAATATGATAAGAAGGGTCAGTGCCTTCAACTTCTGCTGTTGTTTTAGCAGTTCCTGTAAAATAAATTTGAATAGTATGATAATTTGTATCATTAGGATAAGTATATAATTTCTTTAAAGTTCCTGACTCAACCCCATCTATAAATACTTTACTATTTGTATGAGGTTTAGAACCATCATCTCATAAATAAAAATTATTAACAGTTCCAGAAACTTTTTTAATTTGAAATGATATAATATATTTTTGTCCTTGTTTATAATTAATGTATCTATCTAAAATAACTCCATCATAAGGTTGCGCAACTCTAGAAAAATTACAACTTCCATCTGTGCGATAATTAGTATCTACAACAGTAGTATAACCACTATAATTAACAATGGCGCCTTTTCTAGCTAAGTTTCTAGCACCAATCTGTAAGTTATTTAAATTAGTTTGAACTTGATTTGCAGTGGTATCATCAGTATATTTACTAGATATATCTCAATCAGTATCTACAAAAGAACCTGATAATCTAGTATTAATACAATATTTGATATCACCATTTTCTCCTTGAACTCATAAGTCATTCTCTCTATATGGAGGTGTAGGTTGAGAAGCAAATATTTGCGCTTTACCATCTATTTTATCATAAACAGTTTGCGGAACTCCATCAACCTCTTTTCATTCATATACATTGCTTGAGTTCTTTTGATATATATAATTTTTATTTTCACTTGGATTAAACCATAAATCACCTTCATGTTTAGCTTTTAATTCAGCTGTTGTTCATGAAGTAGAAGGGTCTGCAGTTTGATACCAAGTTTCGCTTTTACCATCAACTTGTGTTTGTAATGATTGTACTGTTGGACTATAGGTATTAGAAATAAAAGTATTTAAAGCAGTATTGTCAGTATATTTGGTTGCTAATTCCCAGTCATCTGCAGAAAAAGAACCAGTATTATCTTTTTCATGCCCAGGTTTAACACCATATAAATCTCCATTGTTAAATCATAAATCTCCATATGTATAAGGAGGTGTTGGTTGAACAACTCATACTTTAGCTTTACTTTCTGCTAAAGCTTGAACTGCGCTTAACTCATTATCTGTTAGCTCAATTCATAATCATTTTTCAACACCTGGAGATGTTTCAATTTTATCAAATCTATATCCTTTACCTTGCTTCCAAACACCTTGTTCATCATAGATTACTGTATATACATCTGCCCTATGATTTTCACGGTCTTCTTCGGTTGTCCAATCTTCTGCTGGATAATTAGCGTATGACCAATCTGAATATTGTGAGTTTGGAAGTGGAAGGTCCTCACCATTCCAAAACTGAATTGCTCCATCTATTTGACTTTGTAAATTACTTAAAACAGTAGGTAAAGCAGTCGAACCATCAACTTTTACAGATTCAGCAGGTATATTATATAATCCTTGTTCTAATTCATAAACAGTAGTAAATCCTGTCGCATATAATTGTCCATCTGAATCAATTCTAAAATAACCACTACCAAATCTAATATGCGGGTCGTGTAAATCTATTTCTAATCCTTCTCCGCCAGACCAAACCCAAACATTACCAGGAATCGTATCTCCAATATGATAATCATTTGGTCCAAGTGTTTGATTATCTAATCTAGCTCTTAATAGAGTATAACTATTATCAGTTTCTTTTCTTCAATAAGAATATCCTAATTGATAAGTTGTTTGCCCTATGCTACTTGGGGTAACTCTATCTACTCTATAATTGCTTGAATAAAGTTTTGCGCTATTTTCTCCTGGTTTGATAGTAATTCTACCACGACCAGCACCAAATTGCGCAGAGCCATCTTCTGCATTTAACTCAATAGTACGAGCACCACTATTATACCCAAATAATCCAACTTCTTCAGTATTAGAACCGGCTTCACGAACAGAACTCATAAATACACCAGTATAAGAATTATTTTGTTCTTTTCTACCAGCTCCTATTTGAGGCGCTAATATAAATCCACCATTTGAATTGATTTCAATATGATTACCATCTCAACCATTTAAAGCTGAATTTCCATATCTATTTAAATAAAGATGAATTGGTAAATAAACTCTTACTAATTCTTCGTTATTTCTTTTTATAATACATCTTAACGCATTATTAACACTTAACCCATCAAATTTTTCAATAGGTTTATAATCTTTTTCATTATGCGCTAATGGATTTGCATTTGTATGTGCTTTTTCTACCAAGTTGCCACAAGATGGTCAATACATTTGGTCTCCAGGACGAGGTGATACATAAGTAGAATCATAAACACATCCTAAAACAGACCAATTATAATCAACAGTGGCAGTTCCTGTGGCAACACTTATGTCTTGCTTTACTCCACCAACAGTTTGATATACTCTTAGCGCAAATGGGTTGCTACTATCATATGCTGGATTAATTCCATCTGTTGTATATATTGCATATCTAAAACCAGTATTATTATCTAAATCAATATTATAACTTATACTATTTGTGTTAATTGCTTGAACTAATATAATAGGCATAGTTGCATAATATGTCATATTATTATAACTAACTGTTGCTTTAACAATATTTGCCGCTCTATCTAAAGTAGTATCTAAATCTACATAAGAAAAAGCACCAGTACTTGAATTTACACTAAAGCTTGTGCTATCAGAAATAGTACTTGAATATTTGTTTGTAAGCATTGACCAATTAATAGTAACTGCTTTATCTTCATCAGACGTTCCTGATGAAACACCTTCATAAATTAACACTCCATCTTTATATAATTGAATTTTAAATCATTTATCTAATTCTCCAACAGGTCTAGTATAATTCATATTTCCAGTTACAGGATTTACACTCATATCTGCTGTAAAAGTAGGATACATAGGCACTGGGCTATTTTCAGCTACGTTAGGAACTATTCTACATACAAAATCAGTTCCATTAGACCCTATTTCTCCTTCTTTAATAAATTCTAATTCAGAGTTAGCTATTAAAACTCTATCATTATATTTAACTTTTAATTTAATAGAGTTATTCATTTTTTTATTGTTATATAAAGGAGCAATTTCAAAATTTAAAGTTTTAACTCCTGTATAAACTAAATAATCTTTTTCTTCTATTGGTTCAATACCAGTATCAGAAATTTTTAACATTGTGTTTTCTTTAGGAACATACCAAGAAACATCAGTAGACGCAATTTTATTATCTTCTACTTGTTGACCTTTTTCATTATAAACACTAAATTGAAGTGGTTTTATAACAATAGGTTTGGCTAATGATTTGTTTGTTGGCGCAATACCATTTTCATTATATTTGAAAATTTGGTCGCCATTTTCCATAATCATAGAATAACTGTTATCTTCTTTGTCCCAACTATTTGTAATTATAATATCTGATTTTCCTAAAAAATTTCCACTTGATGATATAGAACATGTATACTTATTAAAATTAGCAATTTCACCTAATTCTATGTTATAGATTTTATTGCCTTCTATTCTCATGACATTTTTATCATAATTTTCAATATTTCTTTCAGCTTCAAGTAAACTAGCCTCATCTTCAGCAGTCCATACGCCACTTGCTTTTTTCTCTAATAACGTATCTCTTGTTGTTATATATCCATTATAAATATTGTTTTCAGTAGTTGTTTCTGCTAAAGGTCTAGTTCTATTAGAACTATCTGTAACACTCCATTGATAACTATAAGTAGGCATTGGAGTTACATCAGTGTCAACAGTACAAGTTAATGTTGGACGACCTTCGCTATATTTAAAATAGTTACCCTCGTCAGATGTAATAGAAATAGTATAATGAGATGCTTGATTATATATAATAATATTTCTTTCTACTTGAATTTCATTATTAAATATAATTACACATTTATATTCATTCTCTTTTGCTAAGTTATGCCACTCAGGATGTTCACGCCCTTCAGTTTCAGTTTGTGAATCTTTTATCACTGTAAGAGTATTTGCATCAGTTAAATAATCTCTAATATTATTAGTCTCATCAATAACATTATAATCATTTAAAATTCTCCATCCAGGTCCGCCAAAAGGTGAATAATCAATACTTGTAATACCTATTGTACTATCTTGTTTAAACCAATAGTATCTTAATAAATCACTTGTGCTTGGTACTACTTTTTTATCAATTTTTACTTCAGTTTCAATTAATCTAGATGCACTAGATAAATCTGTATCACTAAAATAAGTACCTTGTTTAGTTATAAAAGTTAAAGAATTACTTGCAATTTCATCTCTTGTTAAAGGTGTTAAAGCCTTCATAATTATATCTTCAACAAAAATATCATTAATACAAGGTGGAGTACTACTCTTAGGGAAATTTTTACATTCAAGAGTAATACGATTTAATCTATAAAAATTAGCTCCATCAATTTCATATATAATATTTTGTTCACTTCCAAAATTATATGAATATGGATTTCCTGTCATAGAATTAATATCTAAAACAAATTTTTTATTTATAAGATGATTTTCAATTTCTTCTTCATCTATATCCACCGCACCATCGCGGAAATCAATATCAAAAACTAATCCATAATTACCTTTTCTCTTTTGCTCATCACTCAATTTAGTGGTAAATGTGCCACCAATTTCAAGATAACTAGCATTTTGAAAATATATATTAGCTCCTTCTATATCTACATCAACTTTATTATCTTCTGCAGAATTATCTTTGTCATAAATAACTAAAGTATCTCCACCTGGAGTATAAGAACTAACTCCTAAACGGTCTCCTCTAGAAGTGACAATTGAATTACCAACTTCTTGATAAGCAGCATTTGATTCAGTTAAACTAATATATTCAGTACCTAGTTTATCAACAGAACCAAGAATCGTTTTAGTTTGTGACATATCATTACCAGGAATAAGAACATATACTGAAGTTCCGCCACTATATACAGAGTCTAAATCATTGCTATAAGCATAGAAAGTGCTATCTTGATATCTAACTACATATTTCCCAGTGCTTTCATTAACACATTTAGAAATAATACCTTTAATAGTTTTATCATAACCAGCTTTGCTAACTGCGTTATCTACTAAAGTTTGAATAGCATCAAGAATTTTATTCTCATAATTGTTATTCATAACTCCTCATCTCTCCTTTTATTTCAATCGTTAATCCTTTATTTTTATTTCAGTTTTTACTACCTACTATTATATAAATTAGCCCAAAATAAAAAAGAGATGACTCTCCGCCATCTCTTATTTAACTTGCGCTCTTTGAGCTGCCATGTTTACTAAATTATTTAAAGCATCTTGAATTTCAATAGAACTTGTTACTCCAGGGAATGTTGCTTCAATATGTACATTTTGGTCTAATGTACCATTTGCAATAGATGAATTAAATCCACCTGCTGTCATACCAGCCATTCTTCCTAGTAAATCTGCGCCTATATTATCTGTAATACCACGCATAATTTCTATTGCATTCAACATATTAGCAGTGTCTTGTCTATTAAGAACTAACTCTTTTTGATGTAGCATTGCTAATCTACCTGAGTTACCCCATTCTCCTGTATAACCACCTGTATCATAACCGCTGATTTGAGATTTCTTTACCCATCCTCAATCATTTAAATGATATGGATGGCTACCTTTTGGATTAAGATATGTGATAGTTGCCATTTCACCATGATGATATCCATAATGGTTTCCACCACCATAAGAATTAGCATAGTAATCTCCGTTTTCAAATTTAACTCTATCACCTATACTTGGAACACCATCTCCGCCGCCACTATTATTTCCTCCAGAATTAGGAACTGCAGTAGGTTGAGATACTGGAGTTGTAGGAGGTTCGTTTGCTTTTGAGCCTTCATCAGTATTCTTTTTAGCTGCTTCTGCTTGTGCTTTATTTATTTCTTGAATTTTATCATAAGCATCTTCTGCTGCTTTTTTAGCCGCATCAGCTTCCTCTTTAAAGGCTTTCATGAAACCAATAAGGCCGCCCTCATTATTTTCTCCCTCACCATAATATAACTTTTTCATTTCATCAATCATAGTTTGGTATTGAGCAATAAGGTCATTATTACCTTTCAACATTTGGGTAGTTCTAGTAATAACTTCATTTTGTGCACTTGTAATTGCATCAAAAGTATCCCCGGCAGCGTCTCCAGTTATCCCAAGAGACTCTTTATATTTATCAATAGCGGTTTGCATTTCTTCCATCATACGATTAGAAACTTGTTCAATACCGCCTTCTCCTTCAATAGCATTTACCAAATCTTGATAACCAGATTCTCATTGAGGAACCATTTGTTTTTGAATAACATTAATTTGGTCTTGCGCCATATTGCGGAATTTTTCAGTATTATCAGTATATAAATCAAATACTAAATCAAAAGCAGTTTGATTTGCACTATTGAAATCATTAAGTGCTGCTTTTTGTTCTTCAGTCATTAACTCATAATTTGCTTCATTTTCACCATACAAAGCATTTAATTCTGCAAATGTTGATTGATTTAATTCAGACATTACTCTTTGTAATTGTTCATGCAATATACCAATACGTTCATCATATTGCTCCTTAATTAAGGCTTCTTTTTCTGCTCTCTTTTCAGGGTCATTGATTAATGCGGCTTCCGCCATTTTTTCTTGGTATTCTTGCCATGCTTGAGCTGCATCATTTAAATTACTTATATATCTTGATTTATCGAAATTATATAACTCATTATAAGCCGCATATAAATTTTGTTGTGCTTGTTGAATTTCTTCTTCATCCGCAACAAATTGATATCTATAATTACCTTGACTATCTCTTCTTAATCTCATTTGAGATTTATTTCTTTGAGCATCTTCAAGAGCAATTTGCGCTTTAACAATTTCTAATTTCTTTTCTGCTCTTTCTAAATCTTGTTCGCTTAAACCTCCCATTGCTTTTAATGACTCTAATTCTTGGTCGCGCAATTGAGCAAGTTTCTTCTGAGCAGTTACATTTGATGTGCTATTAATTGCATCATTATATTTTTTAGTTAATTCTTGGAAACCTTGCATTTTATTAATATTATCTAATACTAATTCACTATTAGTTCCAAGCAATTCTCACTCTTCGTTTAAATAACTTAAACCTTTATTATTTGTTAATTGATTATTTATTGTTTTAAAAATTGACTTTATACTGTTTTCAAACTCTGCTCTAGCTGCTTGAACGGTATTTGTTATTGCGCCTTTCCAAGCCTCTGCTGCTTCATTATATTTTTCTTTTGCATTTTTTCATTCTTCGCTACCCTCTTCAAGAGTGTCTAAATAGTTAGCTCAGAAATCTTTTTGTTGTGTATAAAAATCAAGCTCGTCTTGTCTATTCTTAGTTTGAGCAGCATATTGTTCTGCCAATTTTTCATAATCATCTTGGTCTGTTAATAAATTTATTAATTCTATATTATGGTCTAAATGTTTATTTATATTTTCAAAAGTATCAATTTGTTCATCAAATTTTTCTTGCGCCTCATCCATAGAAGCTAAGAATTGTTGGATAACAAATTCTTCAAGTTCAGCTATATCTGTTAAAGGACCTTTTATTTTTTCATAATATTCTTTTAAATCTTCAAAAGCTTTAGCGTCATTATCTCTATACCAATCTCCACCATTTTCTTCTTCTTGTTTTCTAATTTCTTCAAGCTGTTCTTGGATATGTTTAGTAAGAGCTTGAATTTCTCCAGTTCCTTCTTCATTGTAATAACTAAAGAAATCTTTTATTTTTGCTTTTGTAGTACCAAGTATATCATCATCTTTAATACCATCTATAATTCTACGTTTAAAATCATTTCAGTCTCTAGTTGCTTCTGACATATCCAAACGGATTTTAATTTCCATATTGAATTGTTCAATAAGATTTTCAGTTTGTTTATCATAAGCATCCTGAATATCTTGATATAACTGAGGAATTGTATCACCAATTAAATTGTCATATTTAGAAATACTATCTTTAAATGTCTTTCAAGAGTCTTCAGCTGCTTTTACGGTATCTTGATAAGCCTCTTGAGCATCTTTACTCATTCCATTAAATGCAGCATATACAGCATTTAATTTATCTTGCTCTTGTTTAAATATTTGCGCATAATTTGCAATATTGCCATCGCTATCAAATGAAATACCATATTTAGATAAGTCACTAGCTACTTCTCTTTGTTCATCTTGTGCAATTTTTAATTTTGCTTCGGTAACTTCAATTTGTCTATTTAATAAATCAACTTGTTGATTTAAATTTTTAACTAAATCTCCACCAAGCAATTTATTTTTTTGTTTATCTAATGAAGTTAATTGCTTACTGATTTCTTTTAATTGGACATTTACTTTTTGATATCTATCTAATTGGTCTTTATTAGGGTCTTTTTTAGCGGCCTTTGCAGATGAACCACTTTTTCCACTCTTTCCTGATCCGCCACCAGGATTTTGTGTAGATAGGTTGTTCATTGAACCTACACCTTTTTTAGTTATCTCTTTTATTTTTGGAGTGCCATCTGCTGACATCGCTACTACATCAACATAATCTGTATATTTATATGGAGTTCCTGGTTTAGTAAATGTTTCATAAGAAGGAATTTTTACTTGTTTTACGTTCCCATCACCATCTACAGTGTCAAAAGTATCATATCCTAACATTTTAGTAGCTGTAATAGTACTATAACCAGTTTTTTCAACAGGTTCAGATTTAGTTTCTACCTCAGCATCAAATCCAATAGAAGAGAAAAATTCTTTTGCTTGTTCTGCTGTCATTTTAGCATTTTTGACAATGCTCATACAAGCATTCATAAATTTTTCTTCAGATTCATTCATAGAATCTACATCAATTTTAGTTCCCACTTCAATTTTAGGAATTTCCGCTTGAAGATTATCTAATTGTTGTTTTAATGCATTTTGAGAATCTACATCTATTTCATTTTTTATCATTATATCTAATAAAATAGAATCTGCATATTCATTTCTTAATTTTTCTATTGCTTTCTCATTTCCCTCTGCAGCTTTAGCAATATCATCTAAATGTGTCTCAATAAATTTATTAGATACCGCTTTCTTTTCTACGTCTAAGATATCTGCAATAGCTTCTTTAGTACTATCTAATGCATTAAAATATTCTTCACTATCTTTTGCACTTTTCTTTAAAACATCATTTCATTCTTTAAAATTAGTATTTAATGTTTTAACACCATTGTTAAGCCTCATTACAGACTTAGCAACAACAACTGCACTTTCACCATCTTCTTCTAAAGAGTCTGCTAATTGTTTATTTTTAGTTGCAATTTCAGTTAAATATTTACTATAAGAACTTAATTCTTTTGTATCTAAACCAAAATTTTCAATTTCCGTTTGTTCTGCTGAAATAACTTTATTAATTTCAGATTGAACAAAGTCTACATCTTGATTACTTAAAGCTTTTGCTAATAATTTATCAATACCAATTTCTTTATCTCCAGATTGTATCGCATCATAAAGAAGTTGATTAAAATCTTGAGATAATTTAGTTAAATCTAATTTAGATAAATCTACTTCAGAGAAACTATTTTGTAAATAAGATTCAATTTCTCTTGCTACTGGTTCTTTATCTTCTTCATTAGCAACATTTGTTTCTGCAATAAGACGTCCAGCTTTACGCGCAGTTGCCTCACCTGAAGTAACTATATTACCGCCATTTTTACCTAATGTGGCATAGCCCTTTTCTTCATCTCACATAGCACTAACACTATCAACACCAAACATTTGTGCTAATTTATCTTTATATTCTTCAAATTGTTCTTTTGTTAATGTTTTTAAAAAATCCTCAATAGCTTGTCTCATTTTTTCTTCATAAGCCTGAGAAGTCATTTCTCCAGTCTTATTTTTTAATTCTTGAATTTTTTTATAAAAACCTTGTAATGCCTCTCCATTATCAGAATTAGTAAATAAAACAAGCAAAGAATTATTAAATTCTCTTAACGTATCTCTAATTTTTTCCAAGCTAAGTTTTCCATTTTTTTGAAACTCATCGCCTGATAAATCCAATCCATTCAAATACCCTTTTAAAATACTATTTAAATTGGACTCTCCTAATTTATTTGCTAATTCAGCATAGTTTTTAGATTGATTAGGATCTGTTGCTAAATTATTAATTAAGAAATTTGGGTCAATAGCTAAAGAACCTATTGTTTCTGCTTTTTTATGGTCATATTTAGACCTAATATCTTGTAATTTTTTATAATAATTTTCAATTCTTTCTACAAACTCATCATAACGACTTTCTTCACCAGCATTATCAAGAGCTTTTAAAGCCTTTTCTTTCCATGCTTCTGGGTCTTTAATATCTTCTTCCCATGTATCTGTAGAAAGACCAAGTTTATCTAAATAATGGTATGTAGTAGAATGGCGATGACCAGTACTAACTTTCTTCTTCATTAAGCTTTCTAATTCAGATTGTGTTTCATCTTTATATTTGTTTCAAGCTTCTTTTTTACCATTATAATCATTTTCTTGTTGTTCTTTAAATTTGTCTCAGTTTTCTCCTATATATAAATTCTTTTTAGATTCTTCATTTTGTTCTTTTAATTTTTTTATTGTTTCATCTAAAGCATTATTATTATTAGTAATCATTTTGCCTTGTTTATCATAACTAATAATAATATTATCATTATAATCTTGAACCTTAGTCAAATAAGATTCATACTCAGTTCTTAAATCATCTGGTAACAATCCTTTTTCTGCTAAATTTTGTAAATATTCAAATCTATCTTTAATTTCTTCAAGATTTTTAATATTTTGTTCTGTAGTTGTAACATTATTAGATTGTTCTTTCATTGCGGCAGTAAATTTTTTCGCACTTTCAGTTAACTCTTCTAATAATTCATTGCTAGTTTTAAAAGAATTTTCTCATTTTTCTCATAAGCCAGAAATTTTTAAAAGGTCTTTTCCAACCTGAGCAAGACCCATTACAATAAAGCCAGACCCAGGAGCAATTGCATTAAAGATTGCTGCTGTCGCACCAGAGATTCCTGCAAAAGCTGCATTTGTTTTATCAGCTGCACTAGACCCTTCATCACCTAAAGTTTGTAAAGCTCCAGTAACGGCGCTTATCCCTTGAACAGTTGCAGTAAGAACTTGGACAGCACTCGCTGTGTTACTTCTGGTATTAGCGTCCCCAATTTTATCTTTAACACTCTTTTTGGTTAACTCTGCTTGGTCTCTTTTTTGTTGAGTAACGCCCTCTTCTTCTTGTTTTACAGCTTCTGCTATATCTTTAGTTTCTTTTAAATTATTATTTTGTTCTTGAATTAACTCGTTTTGCATTTGTTTTAAATCTTTAATGTCAACTTCAGTTAATTCTTCCCGTTGTAGTTTTTCTTCTAGCTCACCTGCTGTACGAACACGGTCATCATCTAATAAACCTTGATTCAATCTAATATTTTCTAAAATATCTTTTTGTGTTTTTTCTATCTCTGTTTTGACTTCTTCTTTTTGATTTGAATCATCTGATAATGTATTTAATTGAGTTTCAAGTTGTATTAATTTATTTTTTTGCTCAATACTTGTATTTAATGCTTTTTCTTGTTGGTCTACTGCTGCTTTAGCTTCAGCAGAATTACCTATATCATAAGTATCTTTACCATATTGAACTAAAGCTTCGTTTAAAGCTACTTCATCTTTTAGTTGAGTAACTAATTCAGCTTCATTTTGAATTTCTTTGAATTGTTCATTCGTTAAACCTTTTCTAACTTTTCAAGCTTGTTCAATTATCTCTGCCTGGTCATTTGTGTTATCTTGATAAGCTTTAGCAAAATCAGTCATGTAAGGTTTTTCTTCTATATTAGCTTGTTTTTCTAATTGTTCTTTTCTACTATCTCTAATACTTTCTTTTAATTTTTCAATTTGTTTTCCACCATTAACAATTTCACTAATTCATGATTTAACATTTTCAACATTACGAACGATAGCGCTACCAATTTGTTTATTATATAAATTAGCAATTTGCATACCCATATTTAAGATAGCATTTCCGCCACCGCCAATACCTTTTATATAACCATTAAATGTACTTACAACTTTAGTTAATAAGTCTGCAAAACTTTTAATTGTTTTTTGGTCAAACAATATACTATATGTTTTTTCAGCCTCTGCTTGTAATTGTTGTAAATGAGCTTCGGTACTTTCCATGAAAATATCTTGTTGTTTTTGCAATTCTCCTGCTGAATTTTTAGATATCTCTAATGCTTTTTGATATTTATCTCAGTTGTTAAATAAAGTAAGTAAGTTATTGTATTGACGAGTACCTGCCATTGTTTGAGCTAAACTAATTCTTTGTTCATCAGTCATAGAAGCTCATTTAGTACCAACTTCTTCAATAACTTTTCCCATTTCTCTAAGATTACCACTAGCGTCTAAAACATTAATACCAAGTTTAGCCATTTTACCAGTATAATTACCAAGAGAAGTTTCGTCATCTAATCCAGCTTTTATATCTGCTATACGTGCATAAATAGTTCTTAAAGCAGTACCAACAGACTCAGGTGCTTGTCTAGTAACTGATATAATAGTAGACATTTGCGCAGTTAATTGGTCAATATCAACGCCCATTTCTTTTGCTGCAGATGCAACTTTACTCATACCTGTAGATAATTCTTCTAGATTTGACGCGCTATTTTTAGCAACAGCACTTAGTCTATCTACATATCTTTCAAGTTCTTCTCCTTGAATACGATAACCATTTCATACTGCTGTTAATTGTTCAGATACGTCTTGAGCATTTTGACCAGTTACATTAGCAGCTTTTAAAGTAATTTCAGTTCTTCTTTCTACTTCATCTTGAGACAAACCTTGTTGGAAATAGATTGTGGCTGCTTTTGTATAGTCAAGAGTTGTCTTACCTAGTGCTTGAGCAGCTTTATTTGCGGCAACCGCAAATCTCTCCATCTCTTCAGCGCTTTGGTTAGAAACTATTCTAATATCATTTAAACTTGTATCTAAGTTTTTAGTATAATTATACGCTTTTTGAATAGAATTAGTCATAGTATTAAAAATACTAGAAGATATACCATATCTAACAGTATTTTTAAAAGTAACTGCCATTTTATCTAATAGTTGGTTTGATTGACGTAGTTGAGTATTAGCATTTAAAATAGAACGTGCAAATGCATCAGCACCCTGTGCACCAACTTGTCCACCTTGAGCTAACTTATTATAAAATTCAGCAGCTGTTGTTTTAGACTTTTTCAATTCAGCATTTAACTTAGTTAAATTTATTTGATTTAATTTAGAGTCTCAGGAGCTATTTAAAATACTTTTTAAATCTTGTGCGGCTTTACTAGCAACTTGGAATTCTTTTGAAATACTATTTTTATTAGTAGTATTATTAGCAAGTTTTTCTACTTTTTGCAAGCTATTAATTAATTGGCTATATCCATTTTTATCTATGTTAAAACCGACATTAATATTTGTGTTTATAGTCCCCATATCCTTGTTCCTCCTTTTTTAACTTTATTACAAAATAAAAAATTCCCTTCATTTACTATCTTTGTAAATTAAGGGAATAATATTAATCTAATTTGGCCTGCTACTTATTTTATTCAATAGGTCTGTTACCATTAGCAGCTTGCGCAAAATCTATTACATTTTGGAATTTTTCAGGTTGAAATTTATCAGCAATTTCTTTTAAAGCATCTGCATTTTCGCTTACGCTATTTGCCAATTCATTAACTAACCCTATAAGACTTTTACGATATTCCATTTTTTTATCTTCAGTTTCAACTAACATTGTATATAAATCATTATATTCATTATCATCAATTGCATCAATAATTTTATCTAATATACCATTACTCTTTAAAGTATCATATAATTTTTCTTCATCTTCTCTTTGTTTATCAGTAAAACTAAAATTACTATATAGATATACAAGATATAATGAAAAATACATATCTAATTTAATAGGATTATAAATTCCATTTTCAAATGCTTTTTGTAAAGTAATTTCAATTAAATTAGATTTTTCTTCAATAGGTAAATATTTTAATATCTCAATAGAAACATTATTACCTAAATCAACTGTTTTAGTAGAAGTATCTACTTTTAATTTCATATTTGCATAACTAACCATAATTACTATCTCCTTTTTTCTCTTTTATTTTACCATATTTTTTAACGATTGTCAACAAGAATATCACTGCCAAGAGAAAATATATATTTATCTGAATTGGCAAAATGTTGAATTAATTCTCTCGTTGAATAAACATTAATGCGGTCTGAATTAGCTCTATTAACTAACAAGAAATCAACTTGAGTAAGCGAAGATAATGAATTACCATATTTAAGTCCTAAACCAGTTAATTCATATACACTTCTCATATGACCATAATGTTGATATAATAGTTTAACCTCTTCTGGGTCTTGTCTAGTAAGAATTTCCTCTTCAGGATGCTTAATATAATAATATCCAGCCCATTTTGCATTAGGCTCTTGAGCTTCACTTGCAACATATTCAGAAACCGCAGATACCGCTTTCACTTTAGAAGTATTACCCAAATGAACATCTCTATCAGATTTATAAGATTTGATAGAAAAAGTAGCATGTAACAATAAATCTTCTACACGTTTTAACTCATCTGAAGGTTCTCCTTCTACATGAAAAGATAATCGCGCATTTTCTCCAGCTTGAAAGTCGATTTTACCATAACGTTTAACACCAACTTTTAAATAAAAATTCCCAGGAGAAGAAGAGTCGAATTGATTTCCTGGTACAATATTTTTGATAATCTCTTCCGGAATCTTGTTAACATCTTTTTCAAATATTTTTGCGACAACCATTTTTGCTTGTTCAAAATTATCAGTTCCCAAATTGATAGTCGCAACAGCAGTCTCTTGTCCCATACTAGAGCTTGATGTAACTAATTTTTCAATTTCTTTTTCAAATGCAATACCTGCCTGACCTTGACCACCTTTTGTAAAATTAATTCCTAATGCTTTAACCGCGTTATAATAGCGCTCTTCCATTAAATATTGTTTTTCGGCAGACCCAAAATCATCTTTTTCCTTATTGTATTTCCCATTTTTTAATTCATCAAAAAATTTAGTTAATAATTTAGCATCCGCATCACCATATTCAGAGTCTGCTCTTCATCTATTAAATAGATATGCATGGATAATCTCTGCGCTTGGCAATATTGCACGTCTGCGCCCTTCATAAGTTCTATAAATTGTATACTTACTTTTACCCATATTTATCAACTCCTAATTTTATATACAAAAAAAAGAGGAAGTGTTACCTCCCTCTTTAATTTTATTATATACTAGCTTCGTCTGTGTAAGTTGTTTCACGACCAATTGAATCGTTAGCATCTTCTGCAATAACGAATCCTGTTGGGTGTTTCATTACAGAGTCTTTAGTTTCGTTTCCAGCTGTAGCATCTTCAACTACTTGGATAACGCATAATACTTTGTGTTTTCTATCAAACATAGTGTATCCAGGGAATGCATCCATAGTGAATGTAAATGTACTAGGGTCTCCTGTAGCAGCCATGTTGAATGTAAAGTTAGATTGAATTTTAACATTTGGTAATGTGATTTCAGCAGGCATATCAACACCATCAGATTCTCTTCTGAATAATGTGCTAGCTTCAACATAGTAGTTTCCTGCGAAATGTTCTGCATCTATTTGTAATTCAGAAACGTTAGCAGAAGATTTAACTATATAGAAATCAACAAATACTGTTTTGCTTTGACCAGAATAGCTACCATTTTCTAATTTTTTACCATCAGCAGAAACTGAGAAATTATCTAATAATTCACCAGTAATAGAGCCATCTGCTTCACTAACCATAACGAATACAGGTGCATGTTCGTCAATAGTTTCGCTTTCATTTAAAACATCTGTTAAATCAATAGTACCATCAGTACCAAGATATGCTTCAGATGTAGAATGAACGTGAACATTAACATCATCTTTTTTGAAAAGTCCAGCACCAGATAAGATTGAGAAACCGATTGGAGATAATAAAGCATCTTCAACAGTGAATGTTAAAGTTTTTTCACCTTCCCAAGCGATTAATCTAGTATTACCTCTACCACCTTGTGCATATACTGTAGTAGCTGCACCTTCAACAGTTGAAGTAGTAGCTGAGTCAATGTATAATACTGGTTGTCCAGCTTTGAATGTAGATGTACCGATAGTAGTGTCAGCTTTAGCTTTGAATACTACGTTACAAATCTCACGTACTCCAAATTTCATATACTTTTATCCTCCTCTTATATTTTATAAATGGATGTCTTGCATCCAATCTTCGACTTCCTTTAAATCCTGCGCTCCGGCCATCTTAGCCTTTATATATATATCATAATTAGATTTCAATACAAACCTTTTTTGTTCATCAAACAATTGATATAAAGTATAATTTAAATACTCATTCATATCTTTCTTTTGACCAACAGTTAATATTGATAAATATCTAGCTATAACGTCAACTTTATTACTTTTTTCTCCTTTGGCTGCTGCCGCTTTTCTACGACCTTTAGCTAATTTGCTCGCAATTTTCTTAGCTAATTCACCACTTGGATTATAGTCTTTTTGTTTACTATCATCCTTAATAGGGAAAATTTCATTGACTATTTGTTTGAACTCCACAAAATTAGAATTATCAATTCTATGAATTTCTTCTCCTTTTGATAATTTAATTGCATTTTGTTCAAACTCAATTTCATATTCAGGAAATAATAAAGCCAGAACCATCTCTAAGCAATTTCTATTTTTTAGCATTACCGCATTATGCTCTCCTAGTATTGCTATTAATATATCAAAATCCGTTTGTTTTTCTAAATTGATTTTGTCCTCTTCAGACAAAATGTTTTTTGAAATATTTATTCACTCATACCCAGTAAAAAAATTCTCTTCACCAAGTCAAGCGATTTCTTTTATAGTCGGCTGATGAATAGACATTTCCGCTCCAATAAAAGGTACGTCATTACCAGATAATAATAGTAATCCGTCTAACATTATTCTTCTTTAGGTTCTAGTCTATCATCATTGCCATTTATTGCTCTATATGTTAATGTGTATCCAGCCAAATCTTCATTTAAGATTAATTCATTACATCCTACAAAATCTATAGTACCAATTCCGCTTAATTTAGCATTATTTAAAAGACCGTCAATATAACCAGCAATCTTTAATGGTCTAATACGATAATCTCCTAAATCCCATTGGTCTATATGACAAATTATATCAAAAGAAATTATATGGTCTCTATAATAATCATTCTCTTTATTAGGAGTAAAATTATCTACACTAAGAATTATATATGCCTTTATTTCTTCATGCTCTGGCATTCTAATCTTAGGAGCTAATTTTATATAACCATCTCTTACTAAAGTATGTAAATTAGTATTCTCTAATACTTTTTTATATACTTCGCTTTCTGTATTATCTAAACAATCTTTATTGTTTATTACTAATAATCTTATTAATTGCTCACTATATGGATAACTTTGAATAAACAATCTTTTCAAAATTGTTTCAAAATCTTTTTCCATAGAAAGAAAAGATGACGTAACAGGGTATGTACTTCTAGTATCTCTCTTCATAATTGCAACACTCCTTTATATCCTATAAAGATTCGATGGTGATGTCTAATTCGACATCTTCGAAACCATATTTAACATATTTCAAAATAAATTTACCACTTCTACCTGTAGTAATTTCAATTTTTGCGGTTTTTGGATTTTGTTGAAGAATCTTAGCTTTAGTGCTACCTAAAACTCACTCTCCACCTTCCATATTCATAATTGTATATTCTTTAACTTCATATGGATATACAACATTATCACCCACTATATATGGGTCTCCTTTTTTGATAATTACAGGTTGTTCTTTATCTTTTTTCTCTTGCTCTGCTGCTTCCGCAATAGAATTTTGATACCACTCTTTTAATGCTAATATAATAATACCGTCTGAACTCATATTATCAATAGCTTGAACTTCCCAAGGTTTACCATTTACCTTAACAACAGTGAATCTATGGAAAAATGCCTCAGTCTTTTCATCTTTTGTGATATACATTTGTAAATTATAATCTATATCATTCCAGATTTTTTCTTTTTGAACACGCCAATCTATTTCATTTGTAGATGGACGAGCAGCATAACATTTATAAGTATCTTCTCCAACTTCAACTGTATATTTACATCTGCGGATTTCCGCTCTAAAATAAGCAGTCTCCTCTAATCTTTGTAAAAAAACTAATCAATCAGTATTTGTTTCTTTCCATGTGAATACATCACCTGGTTTCATACCTATTTCTACTTCGCCTTCAATTCTTTTTCCAATTCTATCTGCATTTAAACAAACATCCTTGAAAGGAATTGAAACGATTTTATCATCATAAACATTTTTTAGATGGTCTGGATTAATTAGACATCTAAACTCTCTGCCATCTGCTAATATAGCAGTTGCACTTTGGTATGAACGAATTAGTGCTTTCTTTAAAGCATCTAGCTTATCTTCGTTCATTCTAGGTACTTGTTGTGCGCCACCGCGATAATTTAATCTAGTGCTTAAATCTTCTATTCCTGACATGCTTCAATCTCTCCTTTAAGTCCAGATAATAAATTCAAACATTCAAAAATAGTTCTTCTATAAGCAAAGAAGTCATTATCACTTCTCAAATCATATAGACCATTTAGTTTGCATAAAATGGCAAACAAGGTCTCATGATATGCGCTTAATATTTTATCCATTCCAGATAATTCTTCTACTATTGTAGCCAATGGCGTTTCCCAGTCTATGTTTTCTTCTCTATTAGGTAATAATTTAAATATTTGATTAGTTATTTTTTTTAAATTTGCAAGAACTGCTGTTTTATCAATTTCAGCGCCAGTGTCTAATTTCATTATTCTGACACCGCCCTTCCAGCAGCAGACTCTTCCATGATTTTACCAAAAGTAGTCTTATATAAGCCATCTTCATCTTTTTCTCTTCTGCTATATAATCTTTGTAAATGAAAACCTTCTCTTTCATAATCACTCTTAAGAGCAAGTATTTTAGACATATGATTAGCTTGTGAAGTAAATTTAAAATCACTTCCGCTCGCTTTCATTCTTGTGTTTTCAACAGAAGCTAATTGTTGACTTAACCATTCAACAATCATATAAGTTGAAATAATATTTATTTCTTCAAGAGTTAGTTCAGTATTAAAATGTCCGCCAATGTATTTAATCATTGGAACTTCCATATTATCTGAATCTACGCCCTCATATGTACCTACATCCTCTACCTCAGTTTCCTCAAAATCAGTTATATCGAAATGCGGAAATTCAAATTTATGAATTGCGTTCATTAATAACTTTTCTAATAATCTATATGTATCTAATTCATTTAATTCCATATACATATCATCAGTTATTTTAGAAAGGAAACTATCATAAATCATAGAAAAAGGTGTACTAGTTACTTCCATCCTTACACCTCCAACTTATTAATTTTTCTTTACTATAACAGGTGTGACAGTTCTTCTTCCTGTAGCTACAGGTTCACTAACGGCATTTTTTTCATTAATTGGTGATATTCTTCTAGCTTTTTCTTCAGCAGTTTCAGGTTCTGCAGTTGCATCATTTACCATGATTGCGCTATTAACATCAAAGCCCATCATTTCCTTAATAGCATCTCTCTTTTGAATATCGTTTAATCTTAATTCAACAGCATATTTCTTAATTAAGTCAAGAACACCAGCAGGGGCATAATCTATGCAATCTTTTAATTCATCTAAAGAACCTTGTAATAAGACTTTTTTAACTTCTTCGTCAGTATAATAATATTCAGGTTCTACTTTACCAAGTAATTCTGCAATAGCTTCATCATTATCTTGAACTAATAAGAAATTTTGAAGTAGGTTTTTACCACCAGGTTGCCAAGATAGTTTCTTTAATTCTTCAAAAGTAATATTCTTAACCTCACCAGGTGCGAACTCTCTTCTTAAATTATTAAGGTCTGGGACACTATAACCAACGTATCCGTTCTCTCTATTTTTTACTTTTACTATTGTTTTGTCATCTAACATATTATATATCTCCTTTTTTCTCTAATAAAAAAATGGGAAAGGCAAAAAAGCCTCTTTTACAAGAAACCTTTTAACCTTCCCCAAGATTTTTACCTATTTTATATTAAATTGATTCAGGTGCTACGTCTTTTGTTAAAGATGTATTTTGGTATACACAAATATTATTTGTGATTATTGCACCAACACCAAGTTTTTTGTAAACTTGGATTTCTTTAGACCAATCGTCGTTCTTTCTATCATCAACAAGTGTTTGACCTTCGAAAGCGATTTTAACTGGTTTAGAATCAGCTCCAGCTGGAATAATCCAAGCATATGCTGGGTCAATAACTTTAGTTGTATTAGTTTCATCAGTTAATGATTGATTTAATACGATTACATTGTGACCTTTGTAGTTTGCTAAGTAACCATTATTCCATTTTTGGTTTTTCATATCTTCAGATACCCATTGACCATTTTGAGGAATCATAGTTGCAGCAAATTCGTATGTACAGTAAACTGTTGATTTACCATAGCTGTCAGCAATACCTAATAATCTATCCATAGCAGCTTCATCGAATGCGTTTCCGCTATATTTGTTGATAGCTTGTAATTTATCAACAGCACCGATTAATGCTTTTTCGATTTCTAGATAAATAGCTTCATCTAATCCTTCCATAACGATTTCAACTAATTCGTTCCAGTCCCATCTACCATCTAAGAATTCTTCGATAGCGATTTGAGCTGCCCCACCGAATGCAGTGATTGGTAATTCATAACTAGTTCCATCTAATTTGAATACTTCATAAACACCAGCTAATCCAACTCTAGTGATGAATTGTTTTGCTCTTCTTCTAGAAGCTGCAGTAACTTTTTGTTTGAAAATAGCTTTGTCGCCTTGAGCGATTTGTTTAAATTCAGCAAAGTTTCCGTATTGTTCTAATACTCTTTGAGGAAGTATTGTATCAATAGTTTCTTCGATTAATGCGAAGATAGTGTGTTTATTTTGTTCATAAGCATGGTAATTTCCAGCTATGTTATTTAATTCTTTGTTTAATGTTGCATTAATTTCAGCAACAGTGTAATTCTCACCATCTAAAGAATAAGTCATAGAAGGATTTGAATTACTTGCCATTTTTGCTAATTTAGCTAAATCTTTGTATTCCATTATTTTGTCCTCCTATATTAGTTTATTCTTTGAATTTTAACACCATTTTGTCCATCTGGCATTGTATATAATTTAGCAACTTGCCAAATCATACCTTCAGATGCAGTGTTATCTTTCTTTAAATATCCGTTTGTTGCGTCAACAACTAATTTGTCTCCAACTTCTAATGTAATTTCAGCTGTTCCATCACCGATACAGTTAGTTGTGTAGATGTCACCAATGTTAGTTTTGAAAACTCTTGGAGTCATTATTCCGCCAACATAATCGTCTTTTTTCATAGCGAAGTCTTTGTGAGATTGTTTTCTCTCATCATAAAGTTTTTCTTCGTTATAAACTAGCATGTATTCAGCACCATTACCAGTGAAAGCAACTTTACCAGCAGCATAGTCATATTTAACATATTGACCATTTTCTAGTAATTCGATGTTTTCATCAGCAGGAAGTTGAGCATAAATTTGTCTATTGCCTTGAGCTGATAAATGATTAGGTTCTACTTGACCATAACCATCTCTTTTGATTTTTATACTAGTAGCCATAATCTGTTATATCCTCCTTCAAATTATTTATTATTATCTCTATTGCTCTTTAAAGCAGCTAACCAAGCTGGTGTAGCAACAGCAGAACCGTCTAAACTATAAGTAGTTTGACCTTCTACTTTATCTTCATTTTTAGAGCTATCTTCTGAATCAAAATTAACCTTGTTTCTTACACAAATTACAGATAATTTTGCTTCAATTTCTTCTAGAGAATATTTTTGTTTGTTTTCGATAACATCCTTTTTATCTTCATCAGATAACATATAGAAACTATTGATTAAAGCGTCTTTCTTTTCATTATCTACAGCTTCTTTAAATGTTACCAATTCTTGATATTTTGTTTCCATTTCAGCATATTTTGCTTTTAATTCATTTAATTCTTGTTCAATTAATGCGTAATCTTTTACTTCTTCAGTTTCTTCGCTTACTGTTTCTTCTACTACTGGAGCTTCTTCTTCAACAGGAGCAACTTCAGGTTCGTTTGTTTCTTCTGCGCTTTCTTCTTCTTTAACTTCTTCCGCATTTTCTTCAACAGCAGCTTCAATGGAATTTTCTTCAATGTTTTCTGCTACAGGAGCTTCTTCAACGATTGGAGCTTCTTCAGCAGCAACAGTAGTTTCTTCTACTTTTTCTTCAGCAGTAGTAACTTCAGTTTCAACATTTTTATCTTCTAGTTCCATTTTGTATCCTCCTTGCAATGCAGATTTTAATTCTTGCATCATAGTGAATAATGTGCTTCTAAATTCATCATCCATTTTAGTGAATTGTTTACTTACTTCGGGTGCGGTAATGCGAGCTCCCTCGAAACAAGGCTCAACATCTTCACCTAAAATGCATAATTTAGAAAATATCGCATCATTTATTATGAAAAATTCCATACCTGTTTTACTATTAGTTGACCAATGACCATCTAAAGTTTCTTCATCTAATTCCATTGATTGAGGACGTCCTTGCTCAGTTGCTAATTTAGCTTCTTCGTATTGACCAGTCCATAAATAACCAGTTGTCATTAGATATTCTCTTTCAACTTCGTTACCAAAGTCGTCAGTCTCTTTAAACTTTTGGAACCATACTCTAGCATCAGGTGCTACGAATCCATATGGTTTAGTTTGGCATTCAAATCTAACACCATCGCCATCCCATACCATCTTTTCACCATGGTCTCTAAAATCTTCTTGTTCTTCTTTGTAATATCCAACAATAGGCGCTCCTCTTAGAGTTTTTGCCATTTCTGTTGCAACTTCTTTAGTAATATAACTTTGGTTTCTATTCTCACCAACATATAATACTTTTATTTCACAGCTGCTCATTAGTGGGTTAATCTCTAAAGGTTGTAGATTAATAAATTCAGGAGAATCTATTGTTGCGATTGATTGGTGCATCATATCTCTACGCCTCCTCTTTTAACTTCCACTTATTACTATTTAAATAAAGTGGTAATTAGTTTTATTAAATTTGTCCGAAAAATTATTTTTATGCTTTACTTTCTTCATTTTGAATTGTTTTTTCAGACTTTTCATCATCAGGTTTTTCAGGTCTTCCACCTTCAGGATTAGAATCCCCAGCAGCCTGTTCTGATTTTCTATTATCTCTATTTTGTTGATTAACTCTATTCAATACATCACTATTCATTGTACTTGACATCATTGGTGGAATAAATACATTAACAAGGTCAAGTAATTGATTTTCAAAGTAAGCGTTAGCTAAAATAGTGCTTTGAGATTGACCCATAGCAATTTGAGGTAACATTTTACTAAATCCAACTTGCATTTGTTCTTTGTATAATTTAGCCATATCTTGATAGTTATAAATAGTTGTAGTTAAAATTTGAGCTCTGTAATAATATTTTTTAGGTCTTTTATTATATTTGTCAATTAAATCATTTAAGAAACCTTCAAATTGTAAAATTAAATCATATAGAGATGCTTCATCATTACGTATTGATTTTTCAAGAGCAATATTACCGTCAGTATTAAATTGCATTTGTGAAACACCGGCTTCATTATAAACACCACGTTCTACTCTCTCTAAGTCATCACTTGCTGCGTTACTACGGTTACTATCCATATCCGCAACATCTACATCAGCAAATGTAGTTAATATATCAATACCAATTGCTTTCTTAAGCATTTGTACTGCGTTATTATGCAATTGTTGAGCTTCATCTACATCAAATACTAAATCCCCATTTTTATCAACAGGCATTTTTTGAATAATTATTTTTAATAATTCTTGAGCCATTTTCTTTTTATCAATATCTTTAGCTTCATCTAAATCTATGATAGCAGGAATGACTGACATAAATAAAGGTTCATCTGAGCCATCAATATTAAACTTGAAAGCTGAACCAACTTCTAATACATACCATCCTTCAGTATCTCCTACAAATAGTGGAGGTAATTTTCCTTGTTTATATAAGATATAACCTTTTTTGAAATCTTCTCCAAAGATGGCAAGCATTTTTTGTCTTTGCGCTGCGTCTTTGAACATAACATCGAAATACTTCATGTTAAATTCAATTACAGGTCTGTTATTAACAGAAAATCTACTTCTACAATATTGAACTGGTAATTCTTGAACGTTAATTCTTTTATTTCCAGGTACAACATATCCATAATAGCATCCATTTTTAATAACCTTAAGCGCAATTCCTCCAAATAATCTTTTTAACTCTGAATTATCAAAGTAAAGTAAGATTTTATAGAAGTCTCCTAAAATTGTATTCTCATCTTTTTCTTTTGTAACTTCTTCATTGATATATGGAGTTATCATCCAGTCGTATCTGTACATTTTAGCCATATAGCGGCATAAACGTGCATAAATACCACTTGAATCAAAATAGAAATTTGAGATTGCTCTCATTTCCTCATAATCTCTGTTTAACATAGCTTTGAAAATAGAGTCTCTATTAACAAATCTAGTGTCTGCTCTTCTATAGTTACCTAAGTTAAGAATAGCATCTTCTAAAGTTTTAGTTCCGACTTTAATCTTTGAAAAATCCACAGGCACAAAACTATTTTGAGAGGCATCTTTTAGCTCTTCCTTGATATCATTAACCATGGAAAAGCCTTTTTTCTTAATTTCTTCTTTTCTATTAATCAAAGTTGACACCCCGCTTTTCTAGAAACCGCCTTTTGAATAATATAAATTCATAATATAATCATAAGTAATCTGTCCTTCTAATATGTATGGTATTTCTAATAATATTATATTATGCTTTTTGCAGTATTCTTTTTTCTTCATATCATGGTATTGCTGTCTACGCAAACCTGAATAACTTCCAAATTTGCTTCTTGCTTCATAATGTTGAATTCCTTGATATTCAATTAAAAATTGAATATTTCCTTCATCATCAAATACCGCAAAATCAAAACGCAAAGGTCTTCCAGTTGAGCTCACTAAATCTGGGAATGAATACTCTTCTTCAAAAGTCATTCCAGCAGTTCTTAAGATGTCCTCAATCTTAATTTCGCCTTTACTAGCTCTCATTGTTCCTCCTTTTGCAGACTTCACATATACCAAAAATATTTCTATAAATATATTAATATTTCATAGAACACATCAGTTAAAATTGCCCAAATCCGCAATTTTAACTGAAGAACATCATTTGTGAAATATCTCTTTTCTTTCTTTTCTTTAGTCTATCTTCTTCTTGCTTCATATAATACATTCCATATTCAAAAGCAGAGAATTTATCCTTTGGAATTTTCTTATTAGTTTGTTTTAAAATAATATTAGTTCCTTCATTTTCTTCTACTAAGTTAAGCATTTGTTCTTTTAAAATAGTAGTTTGTGTAAATGGCCATAGATGTTCAGTTCTTTTTTCTGGACTCATATTCTGACCAACTTTAGTGGCCATAAGTTTAACCTTAGCTTGATTTTCATCAATTAAGAATTTAACTTTACCACTATACATTTGCGTTTGAACATAAGTATGTGCTTCGGTATTAATTGGGGCATTAGCTTTAATTAAATACATAGCATCATTTTCTACTTCTGGTCCACGTACCTTTTTATACTGCTCAATTACATCTTCAGCAGTTCCGCCTGATACACCAAAAGCAGGTAGACTCTCACCTGTTTCAGGGTCGATTTGCGCCTTTGTCATAAAATCTACAAAACCGGCACCAACACCGTTAGCATCTATTGCGATTTGTCTTGCTTTATATCTATAATATAATTTTTTAATATTAATAGCTTGCACCTCAAAATCTTCAGCTTCATAAGTATAAATATTAACTAATGATTTAAGCGCAGCACCTTGAGGTTGTGGAGTGATTTTAAATACGCAAACTTCGGTAGTGCATTTAAATCTACCTACATCGACTCCAAGTATATAATATTGTGAATTACTACTTCTTCCGCTATATTCAGACTCAGGTTGCAATAATGTTCTATATTTATCGAATTTTTCAGATGAAAAGAAAGCGTTTTCCGCATCTCCGCTCCATTCTGATTCATATTCTCTTGAAAACGAACTATCATTATAAGTTCCATCAAGTTTCAATCCTTGAATAAAGTTTTTAGGTTGTAATCCTTCCATAACTGGAATTCTCCAAGTTCCACCTAAAACTATAGCTTCATCAGGATTGATAATTTGTTGTATCAATATTTGTATTAATTTATCATAAGAGAATGAATTTTTCCATCCCGCAGTTGTAACATAGATTTGGCTTTTGTTTGCAACTTCTTCTTCATGTCTAGTTCCATCTGATAAACGACGGTCAACTACCATTGTAGGAATGATAACATCATTTAATGTTTCTGGGTCTATTAAAATAACCTCTTCCATTAAACCTCCAGTAGCACGTTTACCACGAGAGCTTTGTTGAGAAGCCATGATATCTAATACACTACCATTTTTAAATTTATAAGTAACTTCATTTTTTGACGATTTAGTTTCACCTCTTGACCAGTCTATCTCATTTCTTAAACCTGGGATAAGTTTTACTAATTCATCGGCTTTTTCTCTTGCGATTCCCGCAGCTTGTTCCTTACCACCAGTGGTAACGAAAAAATGTGAATTAGGGAATAATATACATCTTAACATTAAAACCAAAACCGCCAAGAATGATTTAGAATATCCACGTGGGAATGTCGCATAAATATATTTATGACGCATTGCTGCGCGCAAGAATATTCTTTGATAAAAATATAAGTGGAAATTTTCTGGATTATCTCCACACAAAAAGTCTACGAATATATCTGGATATTCGCGCCAAAATGCAATTTGGTTACGGATAGGAGTCATCTGAGCTTTAATGCGCTCTTCTGAAATTCCTATCTTTTTTCTTTCTTTTGATGATGATAACGCCATTAAATCCGCCAATGCCATTATTCATCACCATCTTCCTCTAATGCTTCATAATCTTGTTCTCTTTGTTGTTCTACGTCATTATAGTATTCCGCAAAGTCTTCGTCTGTCAAATCTTGGTCTGCATTTTGTTCCATTTCTTTTTGAATTTGTATTTTTCTAATTGAATCTTCAATTTGTTGACCAAAACCTAAATCTTGAGTAACAAGTTTCTTAACATATTCATTCATATCTTTTAAAGTTGCGTCAACTTTATCTTGTGGAATATCAGTTGCGTATCTAGGGATAAATCCTTCTCTTTCACACATAGATACTAGTTGACCAATAGAATCAACATAATCATCCTTCTTTTCTTTGTTTTGAGCTGCAGTAAATTTAGCTGATTTACGCAAATCATTGCTAACTTTTGAAAGTTTTTGGTAGCCTTCAAAATCACTACAGTCAATAGCTTGATTCATCTTTAAATCTGTTTTACAAATATGAATTAATGTATGGATGGAATCCGCATCTTGAATATCAAAAGACTCCATCATATCATTATAAGTTTTTTCTAACTGAACCCACTCATAAGGTTTATATGTTCTACCTCATTTAGTAGCAAGATAAATTTTATCTTCATCAGTTAAATCTATTCCGTCTTCAAGTAATGATTCATCTATATAAGAATCTGGATTTGCATAAGAGCTATCTCCGCCAGGAATATATCTCTCAGGATGCATTAATAAATCTTCTTTTTGAGATGGAGTACTAGCTAATGTTTTAAATTCAGCTTCTGTTATTTCTCCATTTTCCATTTTCTCTTTTAATTCTTCATCATACTTTTGTCTTTCTTCTGTGCTAATCTTATTTTTATATTCTCTTTCTGCTTGTAATGCAGCTGAATCTGCTCAACCTTTACCCTTGTATTGTTTTAATTTCATCTTAGACAAATATTTTCCAAAAACAGACATTCCATTTAAAATAGGGTTTTTCGCAAAAGCTTTATCACGAATAACATTTCATTCTTCTGGAATATATGGAACATCCATTTTCTCCAATAGCCACAAAAATGTTTCTGGGTCAAAATTGTCAATGTGCATAGTTAAGCAATCTTTACATAGTTCAGTTTTTTCTCCATTTCTATATTGATAAAACTGAGTGTCTGCGTTTTTCATTCTTCCGCATTTCTCACACATTTTCATTTCTGCCATGTATTACACCTCTTTTTTCTTGTTACGACATTTCTTACAAATTGAATAATAGTGGTCTTTAGATGTATTATTTTTTGAAAAGAAACGGTTATGCGCAAGTTTTACTTCACCGCATTTTGAACATCTTTTCCACTTGCCGTACTCTACATAAGTATAATATCATATCAAATAATCTTCTTTGGCCTTTTCCGCTAACATTTTAGGTATTTTGTTTCTCCAAAGAGATGAAATATATTCAACAGAATAAGTTATTTCAAATTCATCCTGCAATAATTCTTGGATATCCGCATTTGAAAGACCATCTATTTTGTATATTAATAATTTATAGTATAAAGGATATTCATCTTTTAAAGTTTTTTCAATAAGATTGTCTAAATCTTCCATTAGGTACCAGAAGTCCCAACTAAAATTCCCTCAACATTCTTCTTTAAGCGCCGAATAATTGCAAAGTAATCCGCAAATATGTTCAGGATTAAAGAATGACACTAAACAATCACTAACTGGTTCGCCATTTTCATCTATATGAATATTTTCTGATAAGTCAGTTCTAGTTAAACTTTTAGCTGTTGCTCTTGAAAAAGCTGAAGTCCCTTTAAACGCATCTTTTATTATATACTGCTCTTGATGCATTTCTATTAATCATTTTTTTAATTTATATTTATTTTTACCAGTAGCTTCTTTTTCTTTCTTTTCAATAATTTTAATACTTTCTTTTAAATCTTTTAATGAGTCAATATTTTCTAAATCATAATCTGTAATTTCTTTCTTGTGAGTTAATAGAATATTTTTATCATTATCAATCATGAAGTTCCAAAGACCGTCTTCTCCATTCTCAAATTTATCAACTAAACCTTGGAATGAAGTTTCACGTTTATTAACAGTTATCATTCTATTATCTGTTAAAATTAACTTTTGTTTCTTCTCTTCGGGAGTCATAGCGGAAACAATATAATCTGACATAATCTCCATATACTTTTTATTTTTTAATTGTTCTTTAGTTAAAGTAGGTAATAAGTCCTGCACAAACTGAGCACGCTCAGTAGCAGTTTTAAGTGAATAGTCAAGTTTTTTAGTTTCCGTAATAATCATCTCCTCTCTAGCTCTTCTATACTTATATTCTACCATAAAAATTTTACGTTGTCAATCTAGAATAAAAAAGATTAATTGATTTTGACAAAATTTTTTGTTATAATATATATATAAAAGAAAAATAATAAAAAGAAAATTTTCGAGAGGTGAATTATGAAGCAGATTAAGAAAATCCCCACTGGGCCAATTCCAGATGGTTATTATCAAATTGAATGGACACAAGAAGGAGCTATACTAAGGGACAAAATCAATGAAATCATTGATGCTATTGTTGCGGTTATGAGCCCAAATATTAGCACAAATCCAATACCACCAACTGTGCCAAATGTAGCACCACCAAGAATCATATGTACTGGACCTAAGACACACTTACCGCCGCAACCGCATCTCCCCAATAATATAAGAGAGTAGATTATGCCAAAAGAACCTTATATATGAGATTATAAAATAAAAGTAAAAACTAAAGAAGGAACTTATGTATCAGAATACCCAGATGAAGAAGTTATAGACAGGGTTCCCGCAAAAATAAAAGTTAAAGTTAAAAGAAAGGAGGTACAATATGGACCAGCAAAGAGAAAGAATAATGAATAGAGTTTATGAACATTATTGTTATTTAAAAGAATGTGGATATGAAGTAATGTTTACCGCATTACAAGGTTCACAAAATTATGGATTAGATGAATATAGTGAAGAGTACATGAGTGATATTGATACTAAAAGTATTGTACTTCCGACTCTTGACGATTTTATCTACAACCATGCGCCAGTATCGACAATCCGCATAATGCCTAACAGTGAAGAACATGCTGAAGTAAAAGATATCCGCGTCATGTTTGAAATGTTTAAAAAAGAAAACTTAAGCTACATTGAGCTATTGTATAGTGATTATATTATTATTAATCCAAAATATCAACACTGGGTTGAAAAGCTATTAGATTATCGTGAAGAAATTGTAGCTGCAGACCCGCACAGATTTATAATGGCTTTAATGGGAACAGCTTTTGAAAAAAGAAAACAGTTATGTCACCCTTTCCCTACTGTTGAAGAAAAAATAAATAAATATGGATATGATGGAAAACAATTAAGTCATTGTGCTCGCATTGCGGAGTTTATGACCAGGTACGTGAACCATGAGCCGGTAACCGCATGTTTTAAAACTAAGAAAAAAGAATATTTATTAGCGCTTAAAAAACAAACTAATCCGCTACCTCTTGATAAAGCATTAGCACTTGCAGATGAATATTGTACACAATGCGCAACAATAGCCGATAAACAGCCTAAGACGGGGTATAATGTGCACACATGGAGTTTTTTAGATGAATTACAGGCAAAAGTAATGAAGCAGTATATCCTAGAATGCGCAAATGCGCAAAAGGAGGAATAAAATGAGCTGGAATCCATTTACTAAAAAACTGGAGGATAAAGAAACTCCACTACCTATTGGTAATATTAAACAAGAGCCAGTGTACAGTAGAACAGATTTAAGATATTCATCTCCGCAATTAAGACAAGGCATAAAAAAGAAAATTCAGGCGCATTGCGAAAATTGCGGCGCTCCGCTTAATCCTGCGGAGGCTAGATGTGAATATTGTAAGACTTATTGGAAAGAAGAAAATTATGTTTTAGAGAGCTTGTAGAAACGGAAAAAATATTTGGTCGTTTTCTAGGCGTGCCCAACGTATTTTCAGGTCAACCTCTCAGAAAATCCCATAAGACCACCCCCTTGAAACATTTCTGAACAGTATGTTGACACTTCCATGAAGCGCTATTACATCGCTTCGTCAATGCACCTGACGGAGCGATTTTTAAAATGTAAAGCAATTGTAAAGTTTTTGTAAACAAAATGTCAAGTAAAACAAATAGATAATTTTTCCTAAAACTAAAATCTTATTTGTATCAACGTAACTCTATGATACACTAGGAAACGTTGTTAAGGAAACTAAAGCAAATAAAAAAGAAGAACTATTCTTCTTCTTCATGTAAATCTTCAGTTGTTTGAAAGTCATCAATAATAAACTCTTCAGCAAAATAATACCATTGACTTGAATCCCACATTGCATCATTGTAATTACTTGCAACTTTTTGTGCAAATCTTTTGCTCGTGTATACCTTCATACCTACGTTTTGCTTTTCATTAGTATTGACATTTTGTTTAACTATTACATAAACACTTTTCATTCAATTCACCTTTTCCTTTTCTTTACAATATTATTATACTATACTATTAGTAAGAAGTCAATAGTTTTTTGAAAAGTTTTTTATTTTATTTACAATAAATAAATCAATAAGAAAAGAGAAGAACAACAAAGAATAAATAATAAATAAATAAATAAAAGAAATAAACAAAGAAAGAATAATAAATAAAAGAATAAAAAAAATAAAAAAATTATTAAAAAAGTATTGACTTTTAATTTGATTGTGATATAATATAATTGTAAAGAGGAAAGGTAGGTAATAAAATATGACAAAAGAAAAATATTTAAAAATAAAAGAAAGAATTGAGTGGTTAGAAGGTGTTATTTGGAGCATTGAATTAATAGACCATTGGACTAGAGAGGACGAAGAGTACTACGATAAGTATGCTAAAGAGTTACGCGAATTAAAAAGACAGGTTCTAGATGTAGTCTTTGAAGAGGAGTAATCAAGTGATTACTTTTTTTCTTTACACTTTACAACTAAAAAATAAAAACTTTTAGAAAAACTATTGATTTATTTATTATTCAATGTTATAATAATTATGTAAGATAAAGAAAGAAGGAATTAAAATGAAAAACAAAAAGAATAAAAAGAAATTAGTATTAAAAGAAAGTATCCAAACAACATTAGAGTTTATAGCAATGACAACATTTATACTATTTGTATCAAGTGTTGATAGTGAATGGACAATAGAATACTTTAAGTTTATTGGTGTTCTTGCTATCATCTTCACTGCTTGTGTAGCAACTATTCATAAGTATGGAGATTTAACTAAATACGAATAATAAATAAACAATATCAAATAAAATTGATATTGTTTTATTTTAACATAATAGAATTGAAATGCTTAGATAAAAGCAATAGGAAATTAAAATAAGGCGCGGGCGCGCCTTAGTCCTGGGGTCACCCTAGATTTGAGAATTGCTAACTCTACTTTGAGTAGTGAGAGAGCGCCAAAATTGAGATGAAAAATTACGCCTAATTACTTGACACTTTTTGACATCGGCGCGGTGTGGGTCGTGGCGCGCCGCTTTTTTATTAGAGCACTGCTTTACACTTTTTGACACACACTATTTACACTAGACAGTGTTAAGTAATTTCCTAAAAATATTTTGCAAAAACTATTGACTTATTTTCTAGATATGGTATAATTATAATGTAAGGAAAAGGAAAAGGTGATTAAAATGTTTGATTATTTAATAGGTTTAAATTTTGAAGAGTGTGTAAAAGTTTTAGAAGAAAAAGGTGTTGAGTTTGATTTTGGTGAATACGAAACATTCGATACAATACTTGCTTTTATAGAAAAATGTAAAGCACAACCTGAAGAATTAAGTTTTGAAAGTGATTGGGTTTACATAGGTGGTTATTGGGGAGACCATACTTGCGTATGCTTCGATGATGACTTCAAAGTAACTTCAGTAGAAGAAGAAGAGTGGGATTAAAAATCTTGCTTTTTTTTTAAAAAAAGTATTGACTTTATTTCTAGTTGTGATATAATATAATTGTAAAAGGAAAAGGAAAGAAGGAATTAAAAATGACAATAATTGATTTTATAATAGTAGTAGCAATAGTTGGAATAGTTGGTTTATTAATTAACTTAGTAGAAACTGCAAAAAATGTTTTATAAAAAAATAAAAAAAGTATTGACATAAATAATCAATAATGATATAATTAAAGTGTAATAAAGAAAGAGGTATTGAAATGAAATTAACTAAAGAATTATTTGAAGAATTAACTGATAAAGACCAAAAGGCAATAAAAGATTGTTTCTACTTAAAAGAACAAATTAAACTTGAAGAAAATATTGTTTATCAAGAGTTAGAAAGATTATACAACGAAAGTGAAAAAACAATAATTAAAGAGTTGATAAAATAAAAAAAGTATTGACTTAAAAATAAATATTTGATATAATAATAATAATGTAAGAAAGGTAGTGAGATTATGGAATACCTAGATGAAACAAGCAAAGAATTAGTTGAAGAAATAATGCAAGATAGATACGCATTAAGAGATGAAGCAATAGCAAGAGAAAAGCAAGAAAAAAGAGAAAAAAATATTTTTTACAAAATATTTAAAAAACTATTGACTTTATTTCAATAGTATAGTATAATTAAAATGTAAGAGGTGAGAGTATGATAAGTCTAAGTGATATTGCAATAGTAGGAGTTATCATCATAGTAGTAAGTGCGCTAGTTGTGTATTTAAATAATAAAAATGATTAAGGTAGGTGTAAAAATGGAAAATCTAGTGTTAGAACAAATTGAAAAAATTTATCAAGAAAGTATTGACAAGAAAAACAATAAGTAGTATAATTAAAGTGTAATAAGGAAAGGAAAGTGATTGAAATGGCACAAAAAAGAAAAGTGGCAACTCCAAAAGTAGTTGTAGACAAAAATGCAGCACAATTTATGAGAACTGCACAAAATCTTGCTAGAAAAGGAAAAACTAACAAGAAATTGCGTGGAAGAAACGCAAATCCAAAAGCATTAAAGTATGCAATTTAAAAAGCCAAAAACCTCCATTGGCTTTTTTTATTTAGCGCAAATGACACACCAGGCAACGTTGTTCGGCGGCGCGCGGACAATCGATTCGCGCCGCTTTTTGACACAATTTGACATGTAAACCTTTTGTGCGTAAAAATAGTTGTAAAAAAAATTAAATTTTTTTCACAAAACTATTGACTTTTTTATTATAGTATGAGATAATTATAATGTAAGAGATGGAGGTAGATATTATGGTATTATACTTACAAGCAAATTATTGTGGAACATTTGCAATAGCCGAATTAAACAAATGGCAAAACTTAGAAAGTGATAATCCTTTTGATTGGGACACTTACTTCACACTAGAGGACGATATTCCTGGTGATACGCCAATTGTTGAAATCAACAAAATGGTTGTTGAAAAGTATGGTTGCAAAAAATTGATTATTCAATTTTAGCAACCTACTTGCTAAAAATATTAAAAAAAATAAAAAAAGTATTGACAAATAAATAATAGTATGAGATAATTATAATGTAAGGAAAAGGAGAATTGATAATTATGAAAATTACAAGAAGATATGGTTGGGGGGACAAACAAGTGTTTAACAAATTAAATGATAAGGAAGATATTAAAATGTTAAAAAATACATTAGAAATATTTAAACCTTATAATGGTCAAGTTATGACTAGAAAGGCTATTGAAAACATTATACCTATGTATGAAAAACAAGTTAAAACTCATTGGGGTTGGGAAGGACAAAATCAACAAAGAGTTTGTGTTAATACATTAAGAAAATATAATTGCTTACCAGTAGACCACGAAGAAGAGTTCGAGTTTGAAAGCAATTCAAGTGAAATGCAATATCAAGTAAGACTTTATGATACTGATAATAAACTTGTTCGTGAAGAATTCTATGATTATAACTATTATGGAAGAAACGAAGAGGTTGAAAACATAAAGAAAACTGCAAAGTTCTTCATACCTAATGCAAAACTTGATATTCAAGTAGTAAATAAACCTAAAAAGGTTAAAGCAAAAAGATATTATTATAGAATTGATTGTGATTTAATTGAAAAAGAAATCAATAGAAGATTACAAGAAAATAAAGATATCTACATTGAAAGAATTGAAATATTACAAGCAAGACAAGAAGAACTAATTGCTGAAATGGAAAAATAGTGTCAATTGACACTTTTTTCTTTACACTTTTTGACGTCGCGCGAATGACCGGGGCGCGACGTTTTTTGACAGGTACTTTACATGTAAAATTTTGTCAATCGAAACTATGATACGCGTGGCGGCGTTGTATTCCCAAAACTTTTTGAAAAAAATTGCAATTTTCTATTGACTTATTTTGTAAATGTGATATAATTATTATGTAATGAGGTGATAGTATGAAAAACTTAAATGCTAGCAAAAGCGCTTATATTAAAATAATGTTAAATATTAAAAATGGCGCTTATAAAAATAATAAAAAACAATTAGCAAAAGACTATGAAACATTAAAAGAAATAAATAAATTAAAAAGCGCAAATCTAAAGAAATCAAAAGACTTAGAAAAATTAATGGCGCAAATATTAGGAGTTGATAACAATGAATAAAAAGAAAAATAATAAAACAAGTGTTCGTGATGCTTGGATACCTACTTTTTGGTCTTACAATGGCGCAGGCTATCAAAAGAACAAAAAGAAAGTAATTGCGCGCAAACAAAAATACAAAGAAAAGTTTTAAAAAGTTTAAAAAACTATTGACTTTTCTTTGTAAGTATGAGATAATTATAATGTAAAGAAAAGAGGAATTGAAATGAAAACAAAAGAAAAAACAATTGATATTGCAAAACAAAAATATTTATTATTTGTAGATACTGAAACAATAGGTAGTCTATTCGTGAAAGAAAGCGTTTTACCATTTGAAATTGGTATAAAAGTATTTGATACTGAAACTGAAAAAGTAGTAAAAGAAAAAAGTTATTTAATAAGAAAGTTTTTCAATAATAAGTTTATAATGTTATCAACTTTTAGCGCTACTAAATACCCAAATTATTTTGAAAAGTTAGAAAATGACAAGCGCTATAAAAATTGTAGTGTAAACGATATGGCGCAAGACTTAACTAAAATAATCAATAGATATAATATCAAAATAATGGTTGCGCACAATGGTTTATTTGATAAACAAGCAATTGAAAGACTTTGTGAAGAGTTTGGAACTGATAACCCAATTGAAAAATTAGATTTACTTGATACAATGGAAATATCAAAAGTAATAACTTATTCAAAAGATTATTCAAATTATTGCTTAAAGTTTGAAAATATTAAAAACTCAATAAATGAAAGCGCTTTTATAACTAATAGTGGAAGAGTGCGCACAACTGCACAAGCAATTTATTGTTATTTGTCAAACAATGAAAACTTTGAAGAAAAGCACACTGGACTTGAAGATATTGATATTGAAATTGAAATCTTTAAAGAAAGCATTAAAAGACTTGGCAATACAATAGTAAAACTAAATAGCACACCAACTTGGCGCGAATGGTCTATTGTAAAAGAAGATTAATTCTTCTTTTTTTGATTTTTTTAAAAATTTTTGATATAATAATTATGTAAAATAAAAAAGAAATAAAAATATGGATTTATTAAAAAATGTAAACACCCTTATTACTTTACATACCCTTTACATTTATTTTACATAATTACCTCGACGTCGCGTGGTCAAAGGTCACGCGACGTTTTTGTGTTCTAGAGCTACTTTACACTTTTTGACATCGAACATTTGTGTGATTTACTGTCAAGCAATTTCCTAAAACTTTTTTTAATTTTTTATTGACTTTTTAATTATTATTTGATATAATTATAATGTAAATAAAGAAAGGGAATAGTTAAAAAAATAAATAAAAAAAATTAAAAAAACTATTGACTTTAATTAAATAATTTGTTATAATTAATATGTAAGAAATGAGAAATGGTTATAACATAACTGATAAAAAAAGTTAAAAAAATAAAAAAAAGTATTGACTTAATAAATCAGTTATGATATAATAAATATGTAAATAAGAAAGAAACTTATTTACAAGCCAATAAGTAAAGGAGTTGATTAAAATGGCTGAAAAGAAAATAACTAAAAGAGATGTGTTAAATCACATAATCGAAACTTATGCAAATGACACAATGGTAGTTGAGTTTGCAAAACACGAAATCGAACTATTAGATAAGAAAAATAGTTCAAAATCAGTATCAAAGAGTGCTACTGAAAATATCGAAATAGCAAATACTCTAGTTGAAGTATTAACTGAAGTTGGTAGAAAAATGACTATCACTGAAATACTTGAATTAGATAGAGTTAAGGCTATCAAAGTTTACAACGAAGATACAAAAGAAGTTGATAAATCATTATCAAATCAAAGAGTATCTTATATCTTAAATCACGATAATAGATTTAAGAGAGAAGTTGAAAAGAAAAAAGCATACTTTTCAATCTAATCAAGTCAAGGCTTTAAGCCTTGCCAAAGGGAAATTAAAAACCTACCTTAATTTCTCTTTGGTAGGGCTTGGAAAACCTACAACGCTATGGCTCTGTAAGAGTTCTACCACTGGCGTTTAATAAATAGGTGGTAGCGTAGTTTACTATTGTCCTGCGTGAATAAAATGGCGTGATTATGGTCAAGTGTGATTTTCTACGATAAGGGAAAGAGGTCGCGACAAAAAAGGACTTTACATTCCAAGTGTAAAGTTTTTTTGTTTGCTCGAGCGTTTCGCGACTGGCCGCCGCGAAACGTTTTTGCTTTAAGTGTCAACTTTACACTTTTTTACACGCATAATTGACATTTGCGCATGTAAAGTAATTTCCTAAAACTTTTTTTAAAAAAGTATTGACTTTTTGTATAGATATGGTATAATTATAATGTAAGGAAGTGATAGAAATGAAAAAAATGAAAGTTCTAAATGATTTTATTAAAACTATCAATAGTGATTACAAAGTATTAAAAGATAAATATGAGTTTACAAGTGATTGGGAAGAAGGTAAAGTTTGGGTTTGTTTTAAAGAAAACAAAGAAGATGATACTTTATTTATGGACTACATTACAAGTAAATACAATATAGAAATTGATACATTTTTAATGAGTTTACTACACGAAATAGGACACCTAGAAACTGAAACTGAAGAATTGAGTGATAGTCGTGCTATTGAGTTGTTTATGTTAGAGGTTGCTTATGATAATGGTGCTATCACTAAAAAAGAATATTTTGATAGATATTTTAAAATAGAGTGTGAAAGCCTTGCTACTGAGTGGGGAATTGAATACTACAAGAGCCACCAAGAACAATGCAAAGAATTAGTAAAAAAATTAAAATAAGTGCTTGACTTAATCAAGCACTTATGCTATAATTATAATGTAAGGAGTGATAAGGAATGACTGAAATGGAAAAATTAATTAAATTATTAGAAAGCGCAAATATACCTTTTGAAACTGACATAGTTTTTGGAACTATACAAGTTTGTTATCCAAATTGTGAAAATGTAATATGTGATGCCATTTGCCATCAATATTCTTATGGGTCTGAAAAGGGGCTACTTGAAATTATGGGGCTTGTTGATGATGATGAAGATAGCGTAGAGGGTTATTTGACAGCGCAACAAGTGTTCGATAGAATACAAGTTCACTACTATACACAAGAGGAATAGTGTCTATTGACACTTTTTCTTTTGTTAAATTATGTCACTTTACACAATTTGACGGCCCGCGCTGGCGCGAATCAGGCCGTTTTACATGTCAATTGACATGTCAAGTTTACGTCAAGCGACATGTCAATTGTCGTCTAGTTGACGTAAATCCCAAAACCGCGACACGCCAGGAGGCGTTGTATGGATAAAATAAGGCTAAAAAATTTTTTAAAAAAGTGTTGACTTATTTTTAATAATTTGATATAATTATAATGTAATAAAGAAAGGGAAAGCACTTAAAAAATAAAATAAAAAAATTAAAAAAAATGCTTGACTTATTAAAATACTTATAGTATAATATAAGTGTAATAAAGAAAAGGAAAGCAAAAATAAAAATTAAAAAAAATAAAAAAAGTGCTTGACTTACTTATTACAATATGATATAATGATAATGTAAGGAAAGGAGATTGAGGAATATGGAAAAACTTACAAATCGTGAAATGTTAAATCTAATTAAGGAGGAATTAAGCGCTAATGAAAAAGTAGTTGCTTGGGTTGACCACCAAATTGAATTACTTGACAAGAAAAATGCAGCAAATAGCGCAAAAGCAAAAGCAAATCAAGAAAAAATGGTTGAGGTTGCTAACACTATTGTTGAGGCTTTAAGAGAAAGCGCTAAATCTCTAACAATAACTGAGATTTTAGACTTACCACAAGTTAAAGAAATCAAAGTTGAAAATGACAAAAATGAGTTAGTATCATTATCTAATCAAAGAGTTAGTTATATACTAAATCACGATAATCGTGTAACTCGTGAGGTTAACAAGAAAAAAGCATATTTCAAAGTATGCTAATCTAAAAAGTTAATAGCAAGTAGTAAAAAAATTGCTACTTGCTATTGACAAATTATGCTAATAATGTTATACTTATAATGTAAGGAGTTGATAAAATGAAAGATTACAAAGAATTAGATAAGGTGTATGAAATAACACTAGAAAATGGCAAGGTTGTAAAGGTTGATAAAAAATGGGCGCAATTATCAATGGAAAAATTAGAAACTGACCTAGAAGATGTATTGTTAATGTATCTTGAAGATAATGATTATCTAGAAAATGACGCTCAAAATGACCTAGACCAAAGCGCAAAAGAAAATGGTGTAAAATTAGTTGCTAAAACTGAAAAACCAAAAAAGAAAACTCAAAGAGAAAGAGTTGTAAAAGAAAACCCTACAAAAGAGTTAATTATTAGCAAATTGACAAGCGCTTTACAAGAAATTGACAACATTTCAAATGTAAATGTTGAAAATAAAGCAAAATTAATAACATTTACACTAAATAATGAAGATTTTAAACTTGATTTGGTGCAAAAGCGCAAAGAAAAAGTAAAATAAAGTGTCTTTGACACTTTTTTTGTTGTAAAATTTGGTAATTAGTGTCAATTTTGGCGCAAAATGTGTAAAGTTTACGCATAAATCTACGTTTTTACACAAAAAATTGCGCAAATTGACACTTTTTTTACTCCCCTCGCTCCGCTAGCGCCTCGCACACCCCGATTTTTATTATACCACATACTTTAGCATTTGTCAAGTCAAAAATGCGCATTTGTGCTATTTTGCGCAATTCCTAAAACTCATCGGCTCGGCCTCGCCAGCCTTGAGGCGACTTTGGATCGGAAACCACCATATGGAATTTTTATATGGCGAAAGTTGGTGGATTAGTTGCCACTAAAATCCCAAAAAGCAGGTGCTGGGCCAGTACCATATGCAACTCAACAATAGCTAATAGTAAAGGCGCAGGCGTCGACTAAGAATCGGGTGATGGAGTTTTCGCACTCTATATAATATATATAATATATATAATTGATTTTATTAAAAATTTATGATATAATATAATTGAGGTGATATATATATAATAATATATATTATTATTATTCTCTCCCATTATAATTATAACATAATTTATTTATTTTGTCAATAAATAAAATTAGAGCAAAATAAAAACGCCACAGAAGTGGCGTAATGAATAATAAGCGGATCCAGTATAATATATTATATATATGAGGAAAACGATTACGGAAATAGTAATTTTAGTTTTGGTCGGGACCCGAGGCACCAAACATAGCAAGTAACTAATAACTGCTAACCATTACTAACAAACTACTACCAGCAAACTAAATAAAGTTATAACATTTTTGGTAGTCTCTTATATATATATGAAACGGATAAAAATGTTATAACTTTACTACTTTTCTTCTAATAATATTACTCCACTAAAAACTTTTGCTCATTCCTCATCTGTTTTGTTTTCCATTATTAAAAATACTCTATTTATAGTATCATAGTTCCATCCTATTTTACCAATAGTTAGTCTTAAAAAATAATCTTCATTTATATTTAATTCTCTTCCTACTTTGCGCGTTTCGCTATTAAAATAATGATGATGCGCAAATCCATTATCATCTACTATTTCTATAAATGTATCATAGTCCATATTTAATCTCCTATTCTCAATTGAAATCTGCGGTTGTTAACTGTTGGAGGTCATGCGGCTGTGCGTTGCGTACGACCAAGGTTCCCTTTGTAATACGGCAGTTAAAGCGTGTCTCTAACTCAGCTTTAAACGCCATGAACCCATTCTTATTAAGATTGCGGATTTCGCAACTTAAATCATATGCTTCTTCCTTAGAGATTTCACCGCTTTCTACCATCTCTTTAATCATAATATCTTTTTCTATATCTGTGCCAAAGTATTTCTTCATTACTTCTTTCTTTATTTCTTCTTCTTCTTGCGTAAAAGGCTCTAATAATGAAATGCCGTCATCTTGGTCATATACTTTACACCATAAATACTTACAATAGCCAAGTTTACCGACTTCTTTAAAAGCAATACCAAATAAAGTCTTCTTTGCATCAAGAGCATACTTATATGCGGTATCCTTATTAACAGTAATTTCATTAGAGTGTTTCTTTAATATCTTATTATTAACATTTGCGCATGTGTCAAGACCTGATTCTGCTCATTCCTCATCTAATGCTTGCAAAATTATTTTCTTGCTCTCACTACGCCCCTTAATATAGACATCATCCCCCGGAATTTTTATGCCCCTAATAAAGACGCCCCCATAAACAACATCAAAATCAGCATACTCCCCCAATTCGCGGAGATACCTCTCTTTATTGTTTCTAAAAGTCTGCCCCCTATTTGCGCCGGTTAGCCCAAATCACTCGGCAATTTCATCTATTTTCATTTTGCCCAATCTAAGATGTTTTTCTTGCATAATATATACCTCCTTATTATAACTTGAAAAGAACCTATAACAAAAGTTATAAGTCTGTCCAAAATTATAACTTTCTCACGCTTTTTTCGAGATTATCCCCTAAAATTGATAAAAACAAAAACCGCCCATTTTTAAATAGGCGGAAATATTTTATTCAACTTTAGCCTTGCGCTTTTGCACTAAGTCTATTTTGAATTGCTCCCCGTTTAATTGGAAAATAATTAATTTTGCCTTATTTTCAACAACTACGTCAGTAACACCGTCAATAGCAGAAACTGCTTCTTGTAACTTCGTGATTACTAATTCTTTAGTTGGATTTTCTTTAACAACTCTCTCCTTTTGAGTTTTTTTAGTTGCTCTAGCGGCTTTCTTAGCCCCTACTAATTCTTTATGCTCTTTTGCTTTTTCAGTTAATTCTACTTGTTCGTCATTGATGATATATTCTTCATCTTCTAACCAAGTAAATACAGCCTCGTCAAAATCAATATCTAAGTTGTCGCACATTTTGTTTAAAAACTCAGTTGATGCTTTAACAACCTTTCCGTTCTCTAATGTAATATCAACAACTTTTCCATTTACAACATAGTTAAACATAATCATCACCTTTTCCCTTTCTTGCAAAAATAATTTTTAATTATTTTTTTATTTTTACATTTTAATTATAACATTTTTTTAAAAATTTGTCAATAGAAAATCGTCTAATTGAGTTATAAATTGCGCGAAGTCGGTCTTGGAAACAATACCTAGCCCCTATATGGCATTTGCGCATACAAAAAGAACCCCGTCGGGTTCCATGTGTACAAAACTGATGTCTCTAGGTTGCTCGCCTCAACCATCAACTAATATTATCGCCTATCAGTATCAGCCTACCGAACGGATAGAACTTCCCCGGCACTATCATTCCACGCATCTTATTAACCCCTTAAGCATGTAAACGGTGTTCTCCGTGAACACAGACGGAATGTTCCTTTCAGTTGAACAACATACAAGAAGTTTTGTGCAGATTTGGCGAATGCACGATTTATAAAAGTAGTTTGGCACTTTGCATCACGCAGGCAGTTTCCCGCCACACTGTATTTTGCTTGTTGCGGTAGCAGGTTACAGTTTTGACCTATTCACCATCATAGCCCCGTGCAGTGGAAGCATACATTCTATAAAGATATTGGATACACTTACTGAACTAAGCTCACCTTTAGCCCATATCCAGAAGGCTGATTTTTTTCTTCTTAGCGTTCTCTTTCGCTTATCTGCGGGAGTCGGTTCCTATCACTCCGAACTAGAGTCGGTTCTGTCCCATCACCGAAGGGGTGGCATTGTTTCCATTTCAGTTTGTTGCGCCACTTGTTAAGAAAACCCTGATAGTCGATTTCCTTAACAAGGAGCGCAAGCTCCAAGCATATGCAACTGGTTCATAGGTCTCTTGCACTTACATACTCACCTCATATAACCTTGTCTGTGAACCCAGACCGGAGAGTTCTCTTCCTCACACTCTTAATACGCAGCCCCTCTAGTTTTTGACTGATACTGTAATACTTCTGGTTGCTACTAAGTAGCTTTTGTATTACTACCTCTATATCTAGCCATAGAAGCTGTCTATCCTGCACACTCCTGATAGACTAGGAGGGAAATTGACTTGTAAGAGCCAATTCTCTGCTCACTAGAGATATAAGCATCATATATATCCAGTGAGCAGAGAACCGAAGTTCTCAAGTTTATGTTATTTAGATTAAGCTATGCTGTAGAAAGCTTTACCTTTTTCCTCAGTTCTTACTACTCTATCAGCTTTCTTTAATGCTGTTAATAGTGAAGTTACTTTTGGAGCAGATGTAATTCCTTCAACACCTTTTAGAGCTTCGAATAAATCAGTTACGCTTACAGCTCCTTCGAATTCTGCTAATTTGTTATAAACAACTTCAGCTAATTCTTTGTTTGCTTTTTGAGCTTTAGTTTCTCCTGTTCTTTTTCTTGATGCTAATTCGATTTGTCTATCTAAGAATGCAACATATTCATTTGCTACATCAGCATCGAATGTTACTTCTCCCATAGCTACTTTCTTTAGCATTTCGAATCTCTCTTTCTTAGTCATTGTGTCTTTTGTTCTTTCCATTTTAAATCACCTCTTACCCTTTCTTTCATATTTAATATGGATTTTATATAAACGCACCCTTTTTGCGTTATACCTGTAATAAGGAGTAGTTTTTATTCACAATTCATTTTGAATGGAGAATTATTTGGTAAACTACAACCGTTCATCATAACAACCATTTTTTATATAAACTTTTTATTTCTTTTTACATATATATTATATAATAATTTTTTAATTTTTTCAAGTTATTTTCAAGTTTTGGATTTTTCTCTTATGGCTTTGACTCAAGGTCTACCAGCCAAAACTTTTTTATTTCTTTTCTTATTTACATATATATTATATAATATTTTTTAAGAAAAATCAAATATGATTTTGAAGCCCAGGACAATCTTTTTATCTTCATTCTACCGAAGTACCCTGATTAAATCATATATATAAATATGAGGTGTGCAGTTTCAATCACACGCATTTGCGATAGGATTGCGCTTTTGCAGCGTTCCCTCGTTGCAACTATATTTTCTTCTCGGCTTTTAATACTTGCCTACTCATATGAAATTTTCAAAGAACGCGGCTTGTTTTCAGGTCCCCCTAAAGCAGTTATACCCGACGGGATTATCAGCCATTCCATTAAGACTCTACTACGCCCACTTTTATACTGTGCCTGTAGCCCACAGTTAATATAATAACTTTATAATTATTATATCATATATACATAAGAAAGTGCATAGCTTCTGGTTCTCAACGGTTTTATCCAGACATATGTGGACAACTATACCAATATATAGGTTTACCATACAGTAATTACGTTACGAATGTTATTACTAACACCGCCACCTAATATTGTTTTTTCTTTTCCTTTCTTATATATATATTATATAATAATTTTTATAAAAAATCAATTAAGATTTCTCACTTGCACACCCAAACTCTTCACTACGGTGGGCTGCCTGTCCATATAACCTCTACTATTGCAACAGGGTTTCCAACTATATATACTTTTTAAGTCTATCACTTTTTGAAGAGAAGGGGACTTGCTAGAAGCCCAGCTATCCGAAACTCTATGGTAAGTGGACTTATTGCCGTAGTTTTTTAAAGAGAACCTCTGTTTAAGCATTACCCTGTTCACTCAGTGGGTTTCGCAAACTCTATAATTTAATTTCTTTTTTTATTTACATATATATTATATTATATTTTTTTAAAAAAATCAATTATTTTTCTTAATCTATTTGTTCTTCTTTCTCATCTGTATCATCTTGTGTTCTACTTGATAAGAAAGTTATTTTTTCAGCCTTTACAACTAAAGCATCATTAACATTTTCAAGTCTACCTTTAACACCAACTATATCACCTTTTTTGCAATATTCGTTTACAGACTCGTTAACCTTACCTTCAATAGCAACTTTAATTTCATCAACATCATATTCTTCTTTTTCATTTTTCCATGCTCTTGATACTGCTATAATAATATTTCCTTCATGTAATTCTTTAATACGACCTACTAATATACATTGATTTAACATTCTCTTTCCTCCTAATTTTTATTTATTCTTTTTCTTTTTTACAATATAATTATATAATAATTTTTATAAAAAATCAATTAATTTTCTAAAATTAAGATTTGGTTGCGGGAACTTGACTACCCGGGTTTACACCGAGGTCTCCCTGTGAATAGGTGTTTTAAAATTAAACTATATGTTCAAGTTCTGCACCCCTTATTCTGTATGTGATGAGTTGTCCCTAACACCGTGCATACTTCTTTGCAGCCTCGCTATCACGGCTTATAGCAAATCTAAGTTCCGCAAATGGAGCTATTAACAATTTACTAATATAAGGCTCATCTATATGCTTACTAACCATAGTAAACATATAGAAAAGTCTTATAAAAAGACTTATTGACTTTGGGCTGTCCGGCGACTCCCCTATA